CTGGAAGCGGTTAGTTCATGGGTTCAAAACTTCAGTCCTGATATGCGTGACCGTTATGAGGTGTGCTTAGAGTATTACAAGCCCACCCCATACTATAAACGTGCCGTTGCTGCTTATGAAGCCGATCCGACATTGGTGCCTTCAATTGATCTATATAATAAGATTGTAAAGAACAAGTACGCTCAAAAGGTACTCACCGCGCATTATGCCGATCCGCTTTATCCGGTTGGATCGATGGTGACAATTAGAGGCAATCAATACCGTGGACACCGAAAGGCTCAGAACTACATGGTTATCAAGAATGACCTACCGATCCGTAACGCTTGCAAAGGCGCGAAAATATACCAACTGCTTCCGGTTGGAGCGGCTGAGTTGGTCCACATAGAAGAGAGATATATCAAAAAACACCGAACCCGAAAGGCAAAACGATGAACTATTTATTTGAGAACATGAGCAAAAAGACAAAACTTAAAGATACACGTATCAATCAAGCGATGAAGTTAGGAGGCATGTTAGCCTTTTCCCTTGCGTTAAGTGATAGCTTTAAGTCATTGGAGAAGGCGCGAAAAGAAGGCTTAACGTCTGAAACCGAGTTAAACATGTTATTTGAAATGATTGTAATGACAATCGAAAACGGACCATTTACACCGGGTGAAGCATGATCGCAGTATACACATTGATGACAATCTCAGCACTGTCTTGTTTGTTGGCAGTTTACGCATGGAATAGACAACGATGATGAAGATAGGAACACTAATCAAGACAACCCGCGCCCGTATAGGAAGACCCAAAGGTTTGATCGGGTTGATTACGGGTGTGTATAATCGCGGAAACACTTATCCAATGAAAGAACACATTTATGAGGTCAAAATGATCGGCGGTCGTCGGAACGGTACGACATTACGCATATTTGAACAAGATTTTAAGGTGCTCAATGAAAATAGGTGACTTAGTGAGAGAACATACAACTACATGTATAAAGCGGTTTAACGCCGTTGGCATGGTGATGAAAAAACACGGTGGTCATCCATGGAGCATTGAAAGCATACAAGTATATTGGAACGATACCAACAAATTGGAATGGATGGAAGCGCGAGAATTAGAAGTAATAGAAGAGGGTCGTTAAACTTATGTTTTTCAAAAACCGCCAGCTATCGCCATTCCAAACAGTGTTAGGAGCACATGATGTATATTGATCCGACTTTCGTACCGAGAGAACAACGTAAAAGAATAAAACCTATTGATACAACAAACAACCAAGACAACGAGGATAAGACTAATGAACAGAACAAACAACGCCAACAGCGTAAACGCATGGATGGAAGATATGTATAGTTTATTGAAAATGAATAACTGGCAAGGACGCACGGCGCGATTACTTTTGTGTGCTGACTTTATTTTGTGGTCATTGTTAATTTACTTTATCATTGATTACCAGTTGTTCTTTGCCGTGTAGCATGGTAATTACCATGTGTCGTCTAACTTTCAAATTGGATCGCTTTGCATCCCCACACCGTTCTTTGTTGACTATTGGTCAGGCTATTGGATTGTGGTCGAGATAAAAAGAGATAATAACTTAAATGATGTTTTTGTTACGTTACACAATTTGATTACTCAAAGACAAATAACTGTACCTCAATGTGATATGGACAATTACTTTGTTTGCATATAGGTGTAGTTACTTATGTGTATATCCATGACGAACGCATTGTAAAACTAATCACCGAACACTATTCAGTAGGCTCACTCTGTATCACTGCACCGAAAGCACCACCACATTGGAAAGGATATTGGCTTGTGATTCATATCGAAGATTCATTCAGAGCAAATAAGAACATTACCTTAATATCACTTAACAATTTTGATCGTGGATTACGTATAACTTTACCTTATCACAAAGTGTATGGGTTGTTCTTGTGTATAAGTTAAAAGTATTGTTAGGTATGGTTAATTACTTTGGTTCTAATAGGGAAACAATTACGTTATGTTTTATTTATTGTTTGTGTTAGTTGCGGTTTTTTGTGTTCGGCTTTATACCACCACGCAAAACACATTCCCCCCGAAACTGTCTACATGCTCGCAGCACACCGAACGTAACCGTTCTGTTTTGTTCTGCCCTGTGGCAGCCGCGGCCAACGCAACAACCACACGCAACCGCAACCAAAACAACATGTGATTTGTTTGTTTTGTTCAAAACTATTTATTGTTACGGTACATCCTCGGGAAAATCTAAACGCTTGACTGCGCTATATTTTATTAACCCTTCACTTAAAGAGAGTAAAACATATGAGAGTTAAACTTAATAAACTTAAACAACTACCAGGACAATTACTAACAATTGCTTTCATGTCTGCTTGCGTTTACTACGCTGTATACAAACACATGCAAAACAATAATGTTTCAGAGGCTCGCAGCTAGCTTGTTTCGGTGTTTCGCAAAACACATGTTAACGTAAGCGCAACCGGTACCCCCCTCCCCCCTACCGGGAAGTATGTCCCACGTAATTGCGCGGTTACGCGAGGCGCGCTAGACCCTTTCACAATACCGCTGAAAAATTCTGAGATTTTTGTGTTCGGAACACCTATTTATACACAACAAAGGCTTTCACAATGAAACTAACTAAAACACAACTTAAACAGATTATCAAAGAAGAGCTTAACAAGGTCCTAACAGAAACGTATGACGAAGACGCGGCAAACCTAGCGTATGACATACTATATGATTTCTTTGAGGACCAAAAAGGCTCTAACACAGATTTTATATTCGATGAATTAAAAAATGTAGCAAGACGCACCAAACCAGGAATCGATGATGCTTCTATAAGAGAAGCAATTAAATGGCACACACGCGATCAGGGTTACGGCGCGCGTTTGATTGAAGATGGATTTGTCATGATCGACGGCGAGCGTGAACAGAAGTGGAAGCTTGGAAATTGGGGATATTAACATGAAAAAACTATTCGAAAATTGGAACAAGTTTATAAACGAAAACGAGCAAACAGAAGAAGACACTCTTAAACGAGATATCGACAGAGTTGCAAGCTATATCAATTCTTGGTTTAATCAGAGAGCCATGAAAAATACCTTTGATCGCGAATTCCCGGGCTATTTGCGCAAGGGGGCGAAGGGCGAAGAATGGAATAAGTATTCCGGAAGAATCAGCTTTAGAAAAGCATTAAGTTATGTTGCGCCCGAGCACGTCGAAGAATTTAAAAGGCTTTTTCTAAAACTAGCAGACGCTACCGAACAGGATCCTAGTCTCATTGATCCTAAGAAGATTGGTAAAAAAGGCAACCCGGGGTGGTATGCCCTAGCCAAATCATTATAGGAACTACGCATGCATGCACGATATCGTCAGTAACACCGCCGATTTGTTAATCATACTATTTTTCGGATCAATGATAGCAATGTGTTTTATGAACGTGTTTTACTACTTATTAGCAGGGAATGGAGAATAACATGAAACTAACGAAACAACAACTTAAGAACCTCATCAAAGAAGAGTGCGAAAATAATCCACAAATTACGGAATTATTCGGTTTCGGAAAAAAAGACCGCCAAGATTGGTGGGAAGATGAGAAAGATCCAGAACTTAAGCCACAGCCGGGCGAGGATGAAGAAGTTCTAGCCATAATACCTCATTGGAAAACCATAATGGACGGCGAATCATGGCCAGGTTTACCTTGCAAAGAAAGACAAGCCGCACAGTGGCTAGCGAAAGGCAAAGGGTTTTATGGCGCTTATCAAATGGATAAGGCAGCCGCCGGCACATTGCCGTTTTCACGTAAAAATTGTAACAAAGTCATTCGAATGGCAAAGCTAGCTGCCCTAAAAAGAGTCCGCGCGGATAAACTCGGGTATGATCAACGCCAACGAGAAAAGCAAAAAGCTGCCGCGGATGCGCGCTCTAGAGCAGGGGATGCGGCCGCGAAAGCTGCTAAAGAAAAAAGACGAGCAATGCACTCCCCAGAACACGGCGGCACTAAAGGTCTTGAAGAGGCGATTATGAAAGAAGTCTTAAGGGTTTTAAGTGACGGTCAATGAGGCGCCTGTTTGAAAATTGGAAGAATTATATGGTGGAGAACAAACTCCGCGTATTCGATTTTGACGACACTTTAGTGCAAACCGATGGGATGATAGGGGTAACTCGTCCTGGTGAGGAAAAAACGTACATGACGCCCGGGGAATACGCTGTTTATGAACCGGATGGAACCGAAGACTTTGACTTTTCCCAATTTGGTGGTGAGTTAATTAATCCGCGAGAGATCCCTCATGTTACTAAAATCTTCAGACGCGTCTTAGATGCGGGGATGGATGGTAGGAAGGTCGTTATACTTACCGCGCGGGCATCGAACGCCAAACCTGCAATAGAAGGGTTTATTTCTCAGATGGGTTACGACCCTAGTTCCATTGAAATTGTGACTTTGGGCGACAGCGACCCGTTTGCCAAATCCGCATGGATAGACAACCAAATCCAACAGGGCTTTAAGCGAGTATACTTTACCGATGACTCTCGGAAGAATGTGGATGCTGTGGCGGCGCTTAAGGATAAGTACGCGCACGACCCTGAGATTAAGATACGCTCACAGCATGTAAAAGAAACTGAATAAATTGGTTGCATTGTTCTGTGTGTGGTGTTATATTATAATATAGAAAAAAAATTTTACCGGTTTAAAAAATACGGCAAAAAAATTCGAAACTATTTACTGGTAACGTATTACTTTGGGAGAACATATTATGCGTATCACAAAAGACAAATTAAAGCAAATTATTAAAGAAGAGACGCAATCTCTTGAAGCTCTACAACAAGCACAAGAAAAGCTTAAAAGCTTGGGTGCAGAGGAAAGAAAATGTTATACCGCCAAGGGGCAATATGATCGGAGAGAGGCTCACCCAGATGAGTTTGACCTCCGGGCCGCCTATGTTGGCGCCGCCGGTATCGGTTGGGAGGGTGTGAGTATCATAGTATCAAACAAAGAAGCTGATTGGTATGAACAAAACATAGAAGCATGTAATAAAGTTTTCCAACAAGTCGCGGCAGAGCTAGAGGTTACTCAACGCGGCGGAGTTGAGGTGGCAGATCCAACTATGCAAGAAACTGCACAAAAAAGAGATCCTTATCCCCACACCGAACTTAAAAAAAATCTTACAAAGACTATTAAAGAAGCTAACAGGGGCGATCGAACGTATAATTCCAAAGAAGCACAAAGAGAGTTTATAGGGGCACTTGCAAAATACGGCATCAGAACTCAAACGGAACAAGACCTAATTCAGAAACAAGTAGAAATTGCAAAAAATTTGTCCACAAACCCTAAACTTAAAGGTCTAGGGATTGGTACTCCTAAATTTGCTGCCACTTATATACCAACTCGAGGCTTGCCCCCAAAAGCGTGGCTAGACCCTATGGTCGTCGACGAGTGGGCTCGAGTAAACAATAAAAAGCCCCAAGCGGCAGCTACTTCTGCGCAGAAAAAAGACCCTGGACATGTCAGACTTCGAAAATGGATTGGCAAAGCTATCAAAGAAGAATTAAAAAACATGGACAACGAACAATGAGGATTATAAAAAGTGATCTTCGACAACTTATTCAAGAAGTTATTGAAGAAGAATCGTTAGTCGAGGGTACCCAAGACAAGCGTTTTGAAGAATTCGAAGATGACGTCATGGAAATCGGAAGCGATGGCGGTGGTCAAGTAGAAATAAAAGATCTTATCACTCGATTATCTGATAAATATAATCCGGATGAAATACAAAATATGATAAGCATCCTAGTCGATGGTGGTACTCTTACACAACTTGGAGATTCTGAGTTTTTCTCTATTCCTGACGATCGAAAAATATACCAAGATGACGAACCCGCGTGGGCTGACACAAGCGCACAAGGTGGCATTTCCCAACAGCAATACTCAGATGATCTAGCGATGCAAGGCGGTCCCTGGTATTATGAGGGCGATGAGGAAGAAGAATTATCTAAACAGATCAACGAAGAAAAACTTTCGAAAGAAGATTATAACTACTGGTACCGTCGTGGGGTGAAAGCATATAATGATGCCGATGATTCACCAGATGAGCTTGATGATGATGGTACAACATTGACCCAGTTAAAATTTGATGCATGGGAAATGGGATATAATGATGCCGAAGAGTGGGCTGAACAAAAATGGCGTGAAGAAAACGAACAATATCATCGATACAGCGAGGGATTTGATCCAAAAAACCCAAATAGACCAGATGAGTATAATTTGGGTTTGGTAAAGACTCACAGGGGCGCGCTTAATGTAACAGCGAAATTATCCGATGAAGAAATCGAAGCTGCCGGACCCGAAAAATGGGATAATTGGGCTTTTCAGATTAGGCAAGCTAAAAATATAGTTGCGTTGGGTGAAGATGTTGAACGAATGATTAGAGAAGAGTTAACTGAGCTATTAAAATGAGCCTTTCTAAACAACAAATCATAGAACTCATTAATGAAGAGCTTACCAAAACGGATAAGTCCGAGATCAAAACCATGATTAACAAAGCTCTCGACAAAGAAGTTGCGAAAGCTGTTAAAGACGAGCTTGAAAAAGCGATGAAATCAACAGATTTAAAATCAGATATCGGGGATATAGCTAAAAAAGTTATTAAAAAACTTTATAAAGACTTGTCTTTCCATCATCCATATATAATTGACCGCATCAAGGTATAATATGAGTAATTCCACAACACTTGGTATAGATGAATCCAAGACAACTCTCTCAGTAGATCCCTTCACTAACATTTATCCTACCGCAAAGAACGGCAATTGGATTAAAGATCTTACCCAATCACGCCGCGGGGTAGGTCTTGTAAAATCCATTAACACTCAAACCAAAGGCATGCAAGTGTGGTGGCCAAAAAGTGGCAAAACAAGTTGGATGGTTGTTGAAAATTATGGGCACTATAAAGTAATTTGAACTATTTATAGGTCTTCATAATAAGGGCGATTTCTTATGAAAATCTTAAAATATTTAGCAATTTTAGTCTTTTTGGGAATTTTATCAACCAGTATAGCCGGCACATATTTACCAGCTAGTGGAAACATGATAGAAGAACCCTCCATTGCACCAAATTTAATAATGCCAAGAATTTATATACCGGGCATACCAAAGAGTCCAGATTATTTAGAGCATTATTCTCCTGACAATTATTGCGCACAAATCCCCCTACATTACACAAATCAAAGAGATTTGGTAGATTGTTTCAAACTCAAAGAAAGATGGCTGCGCCTTAACGACCGATAATCGACTATATAAAGTATGCACAAAAGCATATTTAAAGTTGGCGACATGGTTATCGATCTGCATTCTCGAGAAATAGGATTGTTGATTGAAAGATATGATGTTTTTGAAGGATTTTGGAAATCTCAATCATTAGAGTCCGGTGATTCAGAAATTGGACCGATTTATGCATGGGAAATTTTATGGAGTGGTGGCGCCAACAAATCTTATGACGGAAGATTAACGAGCCGGCATGGTTCTTATACCGAAATGGGACTAATCAGCCTTATTAGAGATGGTCAGTTTGATTTGATCAAAAAAGACGACTCTGGTGCTATTAAGTGACAATCCTTGAAGAAGAACTAAAAAGAATTCAACTTCATGTGGGCGACATAGTTATCCAAAGATCAACCGGTTATGTCGGTATTCTCATGGAAAAATTTCAGAAATTTCCGCCAGGGTATATAGCTGTTGACGTTATGGAAGATATATACTTCTGGCGTATCGAGTGGCTTAAAAATATCACTCGAAACCACTCAACACTACAAAAGATATTTTTAAATCCAGTACTGGAAGAAGAAGGTTTAAAAATGTCAATTATGCTTGGCAATATAGAACATTATCCCAACGAATCATTTAAAGAAGATTATGATGAAATATAAAAAATACATTATTGCATTTCGACGCCAAAAGGCTTATATTAGGAATAAAACCAGTGATCGAAAAAGAGAATTCAGAAACTTTGAACATTGAAGACTTTACTTTGGGAGATCTTGTGTCCATTGCTTCCCATCGTCCTCTTATAGAAGAAATCTCATTTGGAGAAGAAGGCGAACATACTTATGGAATTGTAGTAAAAGATCGAAGAAATACTTCTAAAATTAAAAGTTTTATGCCTCAAATTGCGATCTATGTCTTCAAAAGCCAACAAGTGGAATTTCATTGGCCCAGTTATTTAACCATTATTTCTTCTACTTATAAAAGAGGGTGATAACATAATGATAAAGAAAGTCTTAATTCCTCTTTGTGTTTTTTGTATTTTTTTGAACCTAGCATTGTTGGGGTTTAGCAATGCAATTGAATCAACACAAACACAATTATTGGCTATATTAAATATCTTACTTTTATCTTGTGTTTTTGTACCTCGAACTTAATATAAAAGGGCTAGTAGAGATGAAATATATATTGTTGGGGTTGATTTTCTTATTTGGTATTGCGGAGGCTAGCGCTAGGGAAAATGATTCTACAATAATCACTGAGCCTGTCAATTCTTCAATGACGAAAGTAGAGAAGAAGGTGAGAAACGCGTCAGTTAAAATAATGGTTGGGAATGGTCACGGATCTGGATCTTTAATAAAGTATCGTGGTTCTCAATTTATTCTAACAGCTAATCACGTGATTGATACCAAAAGAGCATATTTTGGCATGCCTATTCACGTAATTGGCATTAATGAAACAAAAGTAGCTTCACTAATTTATTTTGATAAAGCTCACGATATAGCTGTCTTATTTCTCCCAAAGAGTGAATACTTTACATATACTGCCCCCATTAAGTGGAATCCCATGAAAGAATTGCCAAAAGTGGGAACTCCCATTACTTATTCTGGATTTCCCTCCTGGCACAACCTATTAACATTTAGAGGGCGTGTTGCTGGATATGAAACTATCCCCAACGGTGGTCCTCAAGTTATTCTAAATGTGTTTGGATGGTTTGGTTCCTCTGGGGCGATTGTGTATACTAATGAAGGGAAAATAGTGGGAATATTGTGGGCTGTTGATATGGAAAGATATCCCACAAAACAAGTAAATGAGAATATTGTGTGGGTTTCTCCAATTGGTCATCTAGATATGGCAGTACCTCTTAAAATTGTGTGCGACAATTACATTAAAAAAATTAGAAGTTGTGAGTGAAAAATATGTCTTTGAAAAAATGGAATATATTCAAAGAAGAGGCTACCAAAACTCTTTATATTGTGGGCATTGTGGCGTGTTTAAATGAAAAACAAGAATTTCTTTTAGTTAAGCGCTCACAGACAGATAAAATAAAGCCAGGATATTGGGAATTTCCTGGTGGACATGTAGACAACAAGGATGATTCAATTGAAGAAGCCGCAGCAAGAGAACTCAAAGAGGAAGCTGGTTTATCTTGTGATGTGGAAAATTTAAAATATTTAGGGTTTCAACAAACCAAAAGATTGTCAGTGGAACAACCACCCAAAAAAATCACTATTAAGCGTTACTTCTTTTTAAGTACACAGTGGTCTGGTGTGCCTCAGATTGTTGCCAACCCCCAAACGGGTATTGAAGAACACGATGATATTAAATGGGCAACAAAAGAAGAGATTTTAAGCATAGACAATACAGAAATACCACACTATTTATTAGACAAAGCGCTAGACATGATGAAGACAGATGAAGGAATTTCTTCTAATGACCCTCGAAATAAAGAAAAAGATAAAGCCGGTCGCAATCGAAGTCGCCCAGATCGAATCCGAGAGACAGAAGACGAGGAATGTGGTCTTCAAGACGAAGGGGTATCATCCAATGACCCTCGAAATAAAGAAAAAGATAAAGCCGGTCGCAATCGAAGCCACAAAGACCGCATTAGAGAGGAAGAAGAACTAAAAAATGACTAATTTTCATAAAACATGGTATAACTTTGTTAGAGAAGACAAAGAGGTATCTCCGAAGCCAACATTAACCGAAAACACCGATATTTATGGCAAAATCGATGAAAAGCTCCTTCGCGAGCTTACGGAAGATGAAGTCGATCACATTGAGGATGTTTTGTCCAGCATTGATCCCGATGAAATGCCTTTCAATAACCTTTTTCAAGGCAATATGAGGCTTATTTTGCCGTTTAATACTCTCGACATGGACACCGATATCGGCAGATTTATCAAATTTTGGGATAACCTTTACCAAGGATACGATGAAGAAAGACAAGAAACTATCGGGTGGAAATGGGAACCTGATTTTTCTACTGGAAAAGCCACAAGAAGTCGCCCTCTTTATAAAACCAGCAGAGATTTTAAAAATGCAGATAAAGAATATACTGCAAAAAAGACAGATGCACTAGCTAGAGATCTTACAGGAGGGGTAATACCGGACGAATGGACGAAGGTTGACACACCTAAAAGATCGCCAGAAACCATGAAAATTGGCAAAATTTTGAATAAAATCGCTAATTTAATAGCCAAATACCGGGAATATCAAAAACCTCGAGGTGAAAAACTATCGAGCGAAGAACAAACCGCAGCTAACCGCCTATATAATGCGTTATATAATCTCACAGGAAACACTACCAAGGTGGATCGGATTATTGCTAACCCCGAGCAAGTACAAAATTTTGCTCGATGGTGGGAACTTACGGGCGCTGGGTTGTTCAAAGGTGATAAAAACGCCGGAAAAAACAATAATTATTCAATAATTGTCACCAGAAGCCCGATTGATGTCCTTAGAATGGCAGATTTTGACAATATTCAGTCATGTCATTCTCCGCCATCGCGCGGTGGACAAGCAGAATATTATAAATGTGCTGTGGCCGAAGCCCAAGGACATGGTGCCATCGCATATATTGTCAAAACAGAAGACTTATTTAACGAATATGATGGCAAAACCCTGGAAGAGATTCAAAATGACGAAGATTTTCAGACCGAAGAGGTGTTCTGGGATAAGGAAAGAAGCGAAGGACGTATTACGCCTCTATCACGTGTTAGATTGCGGCAAATGCGATATTGGGACAAAACAGCAAACCCAGAGGACAAGCCCCCAGGAATGTCAAAGTGGGAGTGGACGCAGGCTTCAACGCCCGGTACTGATTTAGCTGTGCCGGAGGCTCGTGTATATGGGCAGAAATTTGAAGACTTTCGAAAGACTATGGTTAGGTGGGCTAGCGAAAACCAAGAAGAACAGCTTAAAAATGCCCCACGAAAAGACGGAAAGGTCAATCTAGATAGGTTTGTAAAATATGGCGGCTCTTATGAGGACAACACCTCTGGTACTTTGGTGATGGATTTGTTTCCGCCAGATACCGAAGCAGAGGGGCGAATTGAGCAGAACACCAAAACCGAAGATGAGCTAGATGCCAACATTCTCGGTGGCATGCGGGATCGATGGATTCAAGAGTGTGACGATATGACCACCAGTTATAATAATCGCATGCAAGCATGTGAGGTCGGATATGAGATAGAGGATGACGGCGGTGGATTATATATTGAAGTTAAAGCAACAATGTATATCAAGTGGGATGAAGACGAATGGGAGAAGTGGCCCAACGCGCAAGACGTATCTTATCTCTTAATGGACGCAAAAGAGTACGGATGGTTTCAATGGATGAACCCAGATTATCCTTCCAGTTTTCAAAAAATTGGCAAAGTTTGGGTTGGGGCTGATCAGGTTGGTTTTTTCTTTGCAATTGAACCAAATGAAAACACATGGGACCACGGACATGTCGCCAATGATCCGACCGTATATGAAGAATGGTGCCAAACCATAGATCGGCTTGACGATGGGTATGACCAAATCAAAGCGATCATATCTAAAGTTGCCAAACAACATGGATGGATGAAAGGCGGCAAATTTTTGAACTTCGCCCAAGAGGTACACAACGGAGATATTCAGTCTTACGAATGGGAGATGGAAGCTGACGGGGATTATGACGAAACCCATGAAATCACAGCCGCAGCCAAAATTCAGATCCCATGGAGTGAAGTTGTTTTTAACTTTGGTGAAAACGTTGATCGCGCACAAATGTTGAAGATTTTAGAATCTCGCGAGTTGCGGTTAGCTTTTAGAAAAGATATTTTAACGGACATCATGAAAGAGAATGATGTTCCATATTGGTTACAAGTCGGCGGTAGAGGATTCATTACCGATGGAGAAGAGGGAGAGTGGGAAATGGAATATTGGCCTTATTTCTTGTTAACCGAAGACGATCCAGAAGAGATGATTGAAGTCTTCAAAGACCTTGTGGAAGGAGATACAGACGACGAAGATCATCTGCGAGATTCTCTTATTATCAGTATTCAAGAAGTAATGAAAGAAAATCAAATACAAGAAAACATAAGTCGTTATAGTTCTAAAGATGACAAATTCTTTGTTAAACGATGGAAAGCGAACTTTAAGCGATAGCCCTCTACTTACTTTAGAAGGGGCGCTTATGCATGGACAATGCGTATGATTATATTGAGTTTTCAAAAGGCGATTTAATAGTTGATCGAGCTTATAAAGAAATCGGAATTTTAGTAAAAAGATCTCGTGTTATAAACCCAGTTACAGAATTCAAACATGGAGATAATTGGGTAGAAAAAACGTTTTCCTGGGGATGGGAAGTTTTATGGATAAAGAAAAAAGAAAATTCGGGAAACATTGGGCCCTTCAAAAATCTAGATCGAGTTTTAACAGAAAGCGGCATGAAGGATTCTATTTTTGCTGGTACTCTCGAACACTTTCGAGCCGGAAGTACGCATGGAATTGATCTCGACACATATATGCAAAGGTAAAGACGTAGGGGTTCACGGGAACCTCTTCGGAGGTGTTATGCTTTCATGGCTTGATGAGGCTGGCGGTGCATATGCCGGACAGTGTTGCGACACCCCTCGCATGGTGACAGTAAGAATGGGAGAAACCTGCTTTAAAAAACCTATTCGCGTCGGGCATGTGATTAAGATATATGGCGAAGTGGTGAGAATAGGCACCACATCTATTACCTTAAGCCTGGAAGCTCGAAGGCATTCGGTCTATAATGGCACTCAAGTGGTGGCTTGCACTACTAAAATTGTCTTTGTGCGAGTTGATGGTGACGGCGAAGCTATTCCTCTTGGTGATAAAGCAAGAAGAAAGTATGCTAAACAACTTAATGGAGAAAAAACATGCCAGATACAGGACATCGCGGACTAATTACAGGTGTCTAATTTAAGGAGATGCAAAAATGCCTCATAATGAAACCGGATGGGAAAATTACTCCCGAATAGTCCTACAACAACTTGAGGGGCTAGCCAAGAGTATTGAAGGGCTCCGGGATGAATTTCAAGCTATCAAAGATCAATTGACCGAATTGAAAGCAAAAGAAGATCGAGTACAAGAACTCAAAGCCTGGAAAGAGCGCGTGGATGAGGTAGCCTCTCCTACTCAATTTAAATCTGCGTTGAGAGATTTGGAAGATCTAAAAACATTTAAGACGAAAGCAATTACTGTCTTTATGGTGGTGCAATTTTTTATGGCTTTCTCTGTATGGATAACTAAATTTATTGAATTTTAAGAGGAAATATGTTATTTAGTTTTGATAAATTCTGGAAAACAATAATATTACTAATCATTACATGGATTTGTTACGGAATTTGGGGTTATGAGTTCTGTGTTATAACACTTTTAGCTATTTTAATAACAACTCAATTCGAAAAAACGGTTTCTTTTTTCTAGACATGTCAATAAGGCACTAATTATTAATAATTTAAGTGTTTTGGGTATATATATTATGGAAAAAAAGGACAATTTTGGCGAAATGCTAGCAAAATCCTTAAATATCGGTGATTTAGTACAATGGTCTAAGTGGAATAGCCAAAATGATAAATGGGAAGAGCATTATGGCATCATTTCTTCTATTACAAATGAAATTAAAGCCAACAGAATGGTCTCTATTTCTCGAGTTATACCCATTCAGGACCAAGCCACAGAATTAGAATTTTTTACTGTTAGTTTAAGACTAGTTTCGCCCATCAAAGACAAGCAAATTAGCCAATGAAAACACAAATTGACCATATAGCGCTCCTTGTAGACGATTTAGAGATCGCCGAACGTTGGTATTTGGACAAATTATCAGCAAAAACCCAATATAAAGACCACAAATACATCAGATTAGAGTTAAATAACACTATTTTGGCTCTAATTTCTCGAAAACACTACAATTATGCCCATTTTGGGATTTTGGTGGAAAAATATGAAGATTTACCGTTGGATCAAGGACAAATTTCAAAACATCGCGATGGAAGTGTGGGAGTTTACGCAAAAGACCCATTTGGGAACTATTTAGAGTATATTTGGTATCCTTCCGAAGAAAAAGAGGAATTTTAGTCATGATCGACGCAATTTCGCCCTTAATTAAGCAATTTTTGCCTTTTGCGCAAGAAAAAATGGGTTTTAAGCATCCGCCGCGGCTTTTTTTAAGGGGAGATGCTCAAAATGCCGAAAATCCGCTTGGAAAGACGGCGTTTTACGACCCAAACAACGTTTCGGTGACTTTATACACCACTGGCCGTCATGTTAAGGACGTTATGCGCTCTTTGGCGCACGAATTGGTCCACCATACACAATATGAACGCGGAGAATTCGAAAATTGCGGTGAAATGGGGGAAGGATACGCTCAAAATGACGAACATTTAAGAGAAATGGAAAGAGAAGCCTATGAAATGGGCAATATGTGCTTCCGAGATTGGGAAGATGGCATAAAAAATACTATTTATTTTGAACATTTACAAAAAGGAGAATTAAAGAAAATGTCAACAAAAGATTGGAAAAACAACGAAATTAAGTCCCTGCTTTCAGAAGCATGGGGATTTAAGATGGATTTAAACAAATTAAACGAAGTTTCCACAGAAGACCCGAAAGCACCCGATGATGAAACAAAAGGCGATGCTACTACTGAGACGGAAAAAGAAGATCTTAAAGTAAACGAAGAAGAAAATGACGAAGCGCTTCAAGAAGATTCTGAGGCAGCCGAAACTCGCCATTATAGAGACAACGCGATGAACGATGATGATCACATTAAGGCGATTAAGCACCATTTAGATGCTCTAGAGAAAGATCGCAATTATGACGAAGAGCATATCGACGAAGAAAAGGTTAATGAAAAGTCAGGCCGCGGGAGAATCGGACCTCACACTCGAGGTAAACCGGACAAACGTGCACGGCAAGAAAACAAAGTACGCACAATGATTCGCAAAGCTTTAAGTGAAGTAACCAAGGCACAAAAAGCCAAAAAAGGATAAATAATTATGGGCGGTGCAGCCGGACACATGAATCATCCCTTTGATTTGGGATGGGTAAATACGGGCTCTGACCTTATTGACTTCTTTGATAAGGCTAAGACCTTTGTGGAGAAGAAAGGTGGCTCGAGCGTCAAAATTGACGGTGTAAATGTATCATTTAAGGTGGTCTCCGGACCAAACGGTCATGAATTCGCTGTTGATCGCGGATCAATGAAAGAAATCGACATTGGTGGAATCACCATGGATCGAGTTGATCAGCGATTTCCGGAAGGACATGGGATGCGGCCGGCAATTAAGACGCTTCTTACCATCCTTAATGATTCGATACAAGACACAAAGCCAGAATTAGAAGAATTAGGCATGTGGAACGATCCATCTCTGTTCTTAAATACAGAATATGTTGCCGGTACCACTAATGTAACTTCTTATGATGAAAATTTTCTGGCTATACACGGACTAAATCAATTTTATCAAAGAGTGGCAAAGTCTGGTGCGAGCAAAGGAAATATTCGAGGCGGTGCCGAGCGACCTGTGGGGGATAACGGAAAACCTATTAAGGATCCCTCACGTGAAGTATCGTATGATCCGTCTATAATGGAAAGTTTTATCAAAAAACTACAACCCTATGCCGAAAAATATGGATTTCAAGTATATGGGGATGTTCCTACAGACCCTATGGGAGAAATTGATTATTCTTCTACTTTATCTCAACCCTTTACTGTCCAAATCTCACCAGAACGTGAAATCACCAAGACTCTTGGGGAATGGCTTAAGGATGCCGTAAACCCTCGATATCAAACAATAAAATTAAAAAATGGAAAAAGAACACACCCTCTACATAAGGATCTCTATAAAACCATTCTAAATCAATCCCTTCCTGTTGTGGATTTTGTAGAAGAGGAACATGCAGAGGCAGCTATTAATGGCGCTATTATTATGCATGCAACTCGGGTATTGGGGAATGATGTATTAAATTCGCTCACTAGTCCCATGGGTGACGTTATGAATCACGAAGGGGTTGTAATTCGAGATGAAGAAGCGTTCGGACCAAAGCCGGTAAAAATCACCGGGGAATTCATCGTAGGTGGCATGGGGTCAGCCTTTCAGCAAGACACTTCTTTGACTGAAGAAGACTTCAACAACGACGGAGACGAACTGGATGCACGAATAACACACCATGACACTATTGCAATTGTTCCAGGCGCCTTCAAGCCGCCCCACAAGGGGCATGCTGCGATGGTTAAAGCTTATGCTCAAATAGCTGATAAAGTTATCGTGTTGATATCTCGCCCTACCAAATTTGGACGGCGATTACCTAACGGAAGAGAAATAACTGCACAAGATTCCTTAAAGATTTGGGACTTGATGGTTGGGGACATTCCAAATGTTGAAGTAGATATATCTTCACATGCTTCGCCAATTAATGCGGCTTATGAATATGTAGGAAAAGATGGACCACTACAGCCGGGCACTAAAGTAATTTTAGGCGCTAGCAACAAAGGAGATGATGCTTCGCGTTGGGCAGGCGCACAAAAATATGTAAAAGATGAAGTAATTCTTCTGGATCCAATACGAACTGCGGTTGAACCCATTTCTCGAACAAACGGCGAACCATTTAGTGCGACAGACATGCGCGCGCTTATAGGGGAAGTTGAAAATGATCCAAGCGCGGTGGATAAGTTAGAAGAGTTTATTGGGAAAGATAATGTCGCAGACCTATTGAATATCCTCGGACTCGATGCTTTCGTAGATATCGAGGAAACATCAGCCAGTGGTGGTGGAGGACTACAAGGAACTCCGGGCGCAATTGACACGAGAGACGAAAAAGACGACATTGTTACAAGAAAACTGCAAACTGAAAATAATGTAACCGTAGATGAAGTTATGAGACTAATTATGGAGAAAGGCATACTATTATGAATCCCAAAGAAAGAGAATTGCTTAAAGATAATATAAGACGTTTAGTGCGTTTTGTCAAGCAAAAAAAACTAAATGAACAAGAAAAGATGAAAGAAGCGTTAAAAAAATTAATGATTCTTGAATTACAAAGCATGTTGTCAGAAAAACAAACACCTGACGTGAACCCTACTCCCAATAAGTCGACTGGAATTAATGTTTTGGAAGATTTATTAAAGAAGATTGTACCTGTATTAGAGATGGACTATAAACAACTTACTACCGACATTGAACAGCGAACATCTTTTCGATCTCACATCATTAACGCCGTAATTACCACTCTAACTCCCGCAGAAATCAACAATGAAGCAGGGCCTGAAGATTTAGAAGAACAAGACATTGAAGTTCAAGTAGGTGATGAAGAAGGCGACAAATTCATTGATATCCGCACTGATGCAGAAAAAGCTGATGAAGAAGAACCTGTGGATCCCAAAGACGAATTCGGATCTGGGATCGAAGGTGATGAGACTGGTAGGAACATGGCTTATTCATCTTTTAAAAAAATAGAAACCTCTGTGATTGATAGTTATGAACTTCTCTCTAATCCAGAGGATCAAGAATTGTTTTATGATTATTTGATCGCCAATCTTAAACTTTATTTTGATAAATTCGAGGACGAATTGGACCCCTCTGTGTCTGAACCAACAAATCAAGCATATGATATGGCTGCGGAAGATCCGATGGGCGGAGAAGATGAACTCGATATTGATCTGGGATAAAAAATAAACTTTTTTCTTGACAGACTGAATGAACCCTGTTATATTGTTAGTATGTTCTGCAACCGGTCTTCTTAATCATTAAATTAATTATATAATATTATATGACTTATATAAATAAAAGATATAAAACTACCACATCTAAAAGTGTAATAATAAAATTAAGAGATGCTGGAAAAGTTAATGATGAGTTATTATCTTTGATCTCAGGTCTTTCTTTGGAGGATCTTATTGCAGTCAAGCTTGAACTAGCATGCAATCATGTCAACAACCGATTGTATGGTTTCAGTATATGGAGTCAGTCTGCCAGGATCACCAAAGAAGCAATCCTAAAATTTGCTGTTTCTACAACAAAATCCAAAAAAGATGCAGCAAGATTTTTAGGAATCACTTATTTAGATTTGAAGAAGATTTTAAAAAAATTTGAAATTGACGACTACTTTAACAAGGAGAATCCTTAAGGCTAATTTATCTGAGACCGGAAAGGCTCCACGTCCATCAATGAGCCTTTGAGCGAAAGCAAAGGGTATAAAAATAAACTGGGAATAGCAAGTGGTGAGCAAAAGATCCACGGCCATCATTTTTTAAGGAACTATTATGGATACAGCCGATACAGGAAACGAAGACACAGGATTTCAGCATTACTGGGATGACGAACATGGTCACCAGAGTGCTGCTGAAATTGCTAATGAATCTGGTGGGATAAGCTGCAACTCTTTGGGGCTTAAACCATTCTTCAGTCTTGTAATTGTGGTATTATTTTTTCTATTTTTACGTCAGTTCGATAAACGTACTGACTATTACTAATTAACGGGGGCGCAATGGTTTCGACAGGGTAGAACTCGGAGGACGAGTGCAGGTAGGTAAGATACAACCTTAAAAGTTCAAACTGCTATAAACGCAAATAATAATAATCATTACGACGAAGTTCGCTTAGCGGCTTAATCGGGTGGCCGTCCGAGCCATCTAACCAAGAAGGACACAACAACAGATCAGTTGCAAAAATCAAACAACTCGATGCAACAGGGCAGTAAGCATCGTTTTAAAGCTGCCTATCTTTGTTAGCTTGTGATAGTAAACTAACTATGCCTGTGAATGACTCTATTCTAAGCTGCTGTGGACGCGGGTTCGACTCCCGCCGCCTCCACCATTAACATCATAAGGAGATATTATGAACATATTTGAATACAGCGAAGCAATTAGGAAAATGAGAGATTTTTTCCAAGGAGAAAAAGGATTTATAGAGATCCCTTCTCAATCTCGAAGGTCAATATTGGCTGCCTGCGAAGATCCTCAAACAATTAGTCAATATATTTTCAGCGGGGTAAACTGGCCGCTTCCTCAAACAGGACAAATGTGGCTTGAAAAAGAGTTACTAGACCACCCGAACGTTCCGGGTGTTTTTTGTATCTCGACGTCCTATCGCAATGAGCCGGATCCGATCCCCGGACGTCATGATAAAATTTTTCCAATGTTTGAGTTTGAGTCGCACGGAAGCGTCTCCGATATGATGACTATGGAGCGCGAGCTTTTAGAGCATCTAGGTTTTGGGACCGAACGCGCCGGCATTGAATACGATGCAGCTTGTGCACAACTTGGAACAGAGCACTTAGAAGCTGAGCATGAAGGTCAGCTACAAGATATGTTGGGAGATGTTATCTATTTGTATAATTTTCCTTTACGATCCGATCCGTTTTGGAACATGAAACAGAAAGAAGGCGGATCTCATTTTAATAAAGTAGATGTTCTGCTATATGGGATGGAAACAATCGGAAGCGCCGAACGCTCTTGTGATGTGGACGAAATGAGGAACTTGTTTTATACAATTTCTGACGGACAGTATGCAAAACTTCTCTTTAATCACTTTGGTAAATTGAGAGTAGAAAGAGAACTAGAAAGCTATTTTTCATTAAATATGTTCCAAAGGTTTGGGGGCGGAATAGGACTGACGCGCATGTGTCGTGCGCTTAGATTGTTAGAAGAATCGAAGCAGAAATAATGACCTTTTTTAGATTTACAGAGCTATTTAAAAGCAACAATAAAAATAAAGAAACGTGTTCAACATGCGGATGTAACCCCTGCGATTGTGATTGGGGGAATTAACAAGGGATTTTTAAATGTTTTTATTATTAATTGGTGCTTTGGCACATGCTATGGTGTCGGTTGTGATAGTGAACAATACTCGGTTTGAGTTTGATGTAGGTAAACAAGTAAAACCCTATATATCGAATGAAGTAGCTTTAAATCCTCACCATTTGTCCCATGTTTTGGACAAGAATAAATTTCGGGTCGGAATCAGACACAAAGCAAACGATCATGTGAAGTTGGATCCTCACATTTTTATCCAACATCAACGTAAGAATGATTGGATTCTAGAGTATGGACCCACTCTTCGTTTAGATGTTAATTTCTAAGGAAAGGTGAGAGATGACTTTATCAATGATCTTTGGTGGCGTTGGGTTCCTTTTGGCAGCTTATGCTGTCATTGGGAACGATAGCGCCCAAACGTTGGGAACTTTTATTAGTTCCAACAAGAAAAAAACTGACTGGAGAATAATGTGGGCGTTTGCTTCTGTTATTCTTGCCGCCACCTTGTTATATGGATGGGGCCAGGGAGATATTGCCTTCGGGAGACTAAACAAGATTCCACTCCCAGAGCAATTCCAATGGTATCATGCTTTGGCTCCAATGTTGTTGTTAGGGCTCACTCGTTTTGGTGTGCCTGTTTCGACGACACTTTTAACTCTTAGTGCATTTTCAAGTGGATTAGTATTAGAGAAAATTATTATAAAGTCGGCTCTAGGATATGGCGTTGCCGCAGTCGCTGCATATGCTATTTGGATGACTCTTACTCGATTTTTCAATGAGAAGAATCCAGTAAAACAAGAACATAAGCGATACTGGAAGATAGCCCAATGGTGTTCTACAGGTTTCCTTTGGCACATGTGGCTTTCTCATGATATAGCCAATATTTTTGTTTATTTGCCCAGGGAGGGTGTATCTCTTCTAACAATGCTTGGAATTATTGGGATCCTTGTAGCCGGCTTAGGTCATTTGTTCTATACTCATGGCGGCAAGATCCAAGAACTTGTTCTTTCTAAAAGTGGAACTCGCTTTGTACGTTCTGCTTGTTTGATCGACTTGTTTTATGCCATGGTATTATGGTATTTTAAGATATATAACGACATACCGATGAGTACGACGTGGGTGTTTGTTGGTCTTTTAGCTGGACGAGAATTGGCTGTATATCGCACTTTTAATAAAGATAAAGAAATTAACGTTATTTTCCCGTTGCTCGTTAGTGATTTTCTAAAAATCATGTTAGGGCTTGCGCTGTCTGTGGCGGTGGTCTCTGGTGTTATTTATTTTGATTCAATGTAAAGAAAAATCAATTTCTTTTACATATTTTACTTGACATATAAAAAAATGTGCTTATATTTATCATATGGTGCCGAAAGGACCATATTTCAAGTCATACTTGCTTAAAATAAGGAGAAGACAAAATGACACAACTTATACGAAGAACCCCTGCTGTATTGGGTAGAACAGCCTTTGATCACCTCTTTCATCAATTCTTTGATGATCCTCGTCCGATGATCAAGCGATCAACTGACGGGTATCCTTTGACAGATATTTATAAGGATGCTGAGGATAATCAAATCATTGAAGTGGCACTTGCTGGATTTGCCAAAGAAGATTTGTGCATCGAGATCAAAGAAAATACGATCACTATTTGCTCAGATTCCAAGAGCGAAGACGACACCGGCATAATGCGCCGAATTGCTCGCCGATCGTTTAATAAGACCTTTGTAGACTACAATAATACGCTAGATTTAGCCAAGTCTAGTGCTACTTTTGAGAATGGTTTGTTGAAAATTACCATCCCCCAAGTTGCAGAAAAGCAGGCTATTTTGATCGATATTGCATAGTAGCGCCCTAGTTACTACTGATGAAGAATGAGCTAGCCGTAGTACAAGAAAATACCTACTATAGAATAAAGGAAGATTTCGGTATTCTTAAGAAAGGCATGCGGTGCTATTGCTACGCTCATGATTCTGACAGTATTATTTTATTTTTCGAAAAACCACCCATTGGCGACACTCAAGAGATTAAATTGTCGAAAAAAAGAGCCGATATTTTAGAAAGATTGTAAAATGGACAGTTATAAACTCCAGATCATTTTGGATCCCGATCGTTTGAATTTAAAATCCAGATTTAAAGTGGGAGATCTTGTAGCTTTGTCCGGAGATGTAACTGTAGATATGATCATTCGAGATATTAATAAATGCCGCGCTGGCATTGTTACTAAAGTTCGCTTTTTCACTAAAGAATCTTTTAATTATATCGCCGACATCAAAACTATATGCGAACTTGAGGTGCTTTGGACACCGAGCCAGTTGGTAACATTTGAAATGGAAAATCGTTTAGTTAAATTATAATGGAGTAATCATGTTTTTGTTTTTGTGGCTTTCGTGCACCACCGATGTGCAGATAGCGAAAGTAAATGAACCTTCCCACGACACTAGCGAGATAGTCATAGTTGACAGCGCAGAGCCCTCTTCTGAGCCAAACACACCGCCAGCAGGCATATCTGGCTATACTTACCTCCACTTGAAACAGGTAGCGTGTCCAGCATGCGTTGGAGAGACTCAAGAGATTACAATTACATTTAGTGGCGAGTTTCATGAACCTATTTCAGACAATCATACTGAATGGCTGCCGGCAGCGGGTGAATGTACTACTAATTTGACCGGAATAGATCCATCAACTGTTCCTTTAAATGTAGGTCAATCTATTGCAATTGCGGGGACCGGTCATAACTTTAACGCTCCTATGTTGAGTCACGGATATTATGAAACCACAAATATTTGGGAATCTCAACTTCAACGCGACGCCAACTATAACGTTACGACTGACGAAGGAGATTATTCATTTGTGTCTTCTCATGGTTTCGATTATATAGAGCCATGGGAAATGTTGTGGGTTGATCCTTCTTACGCTTTTGCCGCCGTAATTAGCCGTAGCGGCACTTCTTTCTTTTGGGGACCCTCTGGTACCGATTCTTCTTTCATGGTGCTTGTAGCGGTCTACAGCTATGATGGAAGCCAAATGCTGGGATATGTTGCATGTGGTGGGGAAGATAATGGCTCGATGGCAATTCCTTCACAATATTTACAATACCCTGTTGGTTCTTTGGTAGCAATTCATCTTTCGCGTCATAAAATTAAATTAGTAGAGACAGATATCAACAATTCCTATATTGAAACTCACATGGAATGGGAAGTGATCGGAACAGGACATATAGAGTGACAGAAACCGGTTTTAAATTTCATGTGGATGAGTGGATTCTATACGCCCCCTTCCCTGACGCTAAAGATGAAAATTTGAGGAAAACTCGACAAAAAGCGGTTATTTTGTATGTTTATTATGACGATCGGGACCGCTGTAATCGTTATAGGATCTTCATTAACATGCATGGAAAGACAATAAATACCACGGAAGACAAACTTTTTCCTTTGTAGATTCCTAACTACTATAGGGGGGTTTCATGAATGATATTTTATTTATTGTCCGCCTTGTTTGTGATTTCTGGCTGTAGTCCCGACTATGGGATGTATTATAACAAGGTGTTTGTCGAAGAGAACACAGAACCAGAAGTTATTGTAGTAACTGAAACTGAGTATGTTCCTATAGTAGTGCCGGAGTATATTGAAGTAGAAGTAATTGTAGAAGTAGAAGTTGAGGCAGAATATGGAGAAATTTGGGTAGACTCGTTTACTCAACTAAGAAGTGTCGACGGCGTAGATATTGTCTGGGTAATAGACACTTCCGGTTCGATGACTTCATATAGTTCACAACTACTTTTAGGAATCGAAACAATGCTTAACGCCCTACCAACCAATCAATGGCGCCTAGCTATGGTAGCCGCAGATCCTTATTATGCTTACCAAGAAGCTCAGTTTCCATTGCTGCCGGGCGATACCATAACGGATGCCCAAAATATGTACAACAATATGTTACGAGGGCACCACGAGAGAGGTTTTGACGCGCTTTATGAGTTTCTCGTCAACAACCAATACGCACAATCTTGGCTGAGACCAGATGCCGCATTGTTGGTTGTTTTTGTTTCAGATGAAGAAGAGCAAAGTAGTCAACATTTCTCCAATTATACACAATTTTATAACTGGTATAGCATCCAACGAGGTGGTTCTGTGTTTGCTGCGAGTATTAATAATTATCCGGATTCTGTTAGTTTGTGTTCTCATTATGTTAATCCGACGTATGTGGGGTATGAATATATGGATTTGGTAAGTTTGATGGGGGGTCAAAGTGTAGATATTTGTGATTCAGATTGGTCAGCCGGCGTAATCGATGCATCAAATCAAGTTCAACCATATGAAAGCTGGCCACTCACACACACTCCACACATCGAAGATTCAATTAGAGTGTTCATTGACGGACAACTTAATTGGGATTGGTATTATAATTCTTCAGATAATACTATTTATTTTACAACGATTCCCGATGGAGATGCGTTGGTAGAGATTGGTTATCTTTATCTTCCAGCCCCTGTTGATACTGGTGATACGGGCTTGGCAGATACCGGAAATTAAATGAATTTAATATTTACATTTATAAGTGGGGTGTTATTTTGTTGGTGTATATACGATCTGCGGCGCATGAGGGCGGATATCAAAGCTTTAACAGAAAGAGTTTTAAAATTAGAAGATAAAAAATTTGACAACTCGATGCTAACGAGTTATAATAAAGAAAGAGAAGATTCTATTGATAGAATGATAAAAATGAAACTAGTCTACAATCCCGATACCTTTGAGTGGGATAAACTAAAAGAATTAGAGGAATAAATGAGTCGCAAAGAACAATTGGTGTTATTTGATGTCGACGGGACTCTAAGCCAGCCACGACAACCTATTCAAAAAAGAATTTTATTAGCATTGCACCATTTGGCAAAAGAAGCCGAAATTGGGTTTGTTACTGGTTCTGGAATGGAATATATCAAAGAACAACTCTGGCCGGCATTGAACGATCCGGTGATTCGTGATAATTGCCATTTGCTGCCTTGTAACGGAACGGAATATATTGTTCCCTTCGGGGAGACTTTTGATGATTTAGGATACAAAATGATCTCGCGAGAGATAATGCGCAAAAAGATTGGCGACGAATCATTTTATAAAGTTATGCATAAAATATGTTTTTTACAAAATGAGCTTTTACAACAAAATCCTTATTTACCAGCAACAGGTCATTTTGTTCAGAACCGACAATCAATGTTGAACTGGTGCCCAATTGGTCGCAATGCTGACATTGAACAGCGCGCTGTTTTTCAAACCTTAGACAAGACATTTAAGATTAGAGAAAAATATCTTGAAGAATTGAAATCATTTGCCTCTACAATGAATATTGACATTACCATTAAATTAGGGGGAGACACCTCTTTCGATATTTATCCAACCGGTTGGGACAAAACCTATGCGCTGACTCATTTTGATGAAAAAAAATGGGATTTCTGGTTTATAGGAGATCGCTGTGAAGAGTCGGGCAATGATTACGAACTTTATGAGTTTTTAAAACCCTACCGTCGCGCCTTCAAGACAACCGGACCAGAAGAGACTGTGGATTTAATTGATTGGTATATCTTACAAGATCTTAGAAAGAGGAAAGAAACAGATGAGTGAAGAAAAAAGACCGACAGTAATGGTGTCGGGAGGATTCGATCCTGTCCACGCCGGACATATTCGAATGATAAGAGAGGCATCTCGTTATGGAGATGTAATTGTAATTGCGAATTCGGATACGTGGCTTTTTCGCAAAAAAGGTTTTGTTTTTATGGACTTCCCAAAGCGAGTAGAAATCCTTAATGCAATAAAGGGTGTCGTGCTTGTGGATTCTGTGGATGACACAGATGATACTGTGTGTGAAGCAATATTGCGCCATAAGCCTACATATTTTGCTAACGGCGGCGATCGTGGAAAAAGCAACACCCCCGAACAAACTGTGTGCGAACAAATAGGGACAGTACTGTTGTGGTCGATCGGCGGAGATGAAAAAGTGGACAGTAGTTCCGACTTGGTAAAGAAATTTTATGACATGCCACCGGTGCGCGGAGGCACTAAACATTCGGAAAAATAATTTTTAATGCATAGTTACTTATTGAAGGGGGAACTTACAATATGTATGCATTATTTTTTAGTTTTTTGTGGGGATGTGGAGAATCACTGAATAAAAACCCAACAGACCTACCGGTAGAGATAGAAGTAATTGAAGAAGAGGAAGAAGAGCCATTTGAATTTGAAGTATTACCACATGATGTGTTGCCAATGTATCCAGGCATTCAGGCATCTGCTGATTGTGGACAGTTTGTTGGTCAGAAGCCGTGCAATATTATTTTGGAAGATCAAAATGGAGAATGGTTCCAGCTTTATGATCATGTCGGAAAAGTAATTTTACTTGATTTTTCTACCGGCTGGTGTGGTCCTTGTATTCGTGCTGCCGGCACCGTTCAAGAAATTCAAGATCTTTATGAAGACGAGGGATTCATTTATGTGACCATTATGATTGAGGACAATCAACAAAATGAAACAACTACAGAATTTATTCAACAATGGGCGACCACATATGGAATTGTAACGGCTCCTATTTTAATTGGATCACGTGATTTGATAGATTATAACAGCATAGAGGGATGGAATTTGATTAGTTGGCCAACTTTTTACATTATTGATCGTGATATGAAGATCCATAGTGGTATTAGAGGCTATAGCGAAGAACTTATTCACCAAGAAGTTCAAGAAGTTATATAATACGCTGCCACCGTCGTATTTAAAATCCAGAACGGGGCGTGGCTGCCGAACGTCACGTAGGCAGGGGTTCCGCCGGTTTCCTAGGACGCTAAAAACCGGCTTTCTCCTAGTTATTATATGAGAGAAGAAATAATTGAGTACTTTTTTGCTTATATTATTTGGACGATAGCTTCATTATTGTGTTGTATCTGGTTTTTTAAAGTTGTTGTCTATGGTGGAGATTTGGCTAATTTGGAATTGCCGGAAGACCACTGGTACCAGGAAATAAATAAATAAATTAAACGATGTATGAGAAAGGCGATATCGTATTAGTGCGGTGTCGAAATATTGATGCCCGACCAATACAGGTCAAATTGTTGGAAAAAGAAACCTTCAAAGGACACAAGGGAAAATATGTCAATTTCCCTCCTTATGTTGGGTGGTCTGCTATTATCACTAACAAGAAGGATTGCGATATGCTAAGAAAAGATTGGTGTATTCCTTTTAAGTTTCCAGATGAAAGAACGACCTTTGTTTTTGAAGAAGAAATCATTCGAAAAGTCAACAAAAAGAAATAAAACTATTTATTAAGGAACCGTAGGTGCCTATGGCCAAAAAAAATTATATTTTAGACACAAGTGTCTTCCTTACAGATGCTGAGTCTATTTTCAAATTTGAGAACAACGATATTTTTATCCCTCTCAAGGTTTTAGAAGAAATCGATAGACACAAAAAACGCCAGGATTTGGTTGGTGCAAACTCCCGCCGCATTATTCGTATCTTAGACGATCTGAGACGAAAGGGAAACCTCCAAAAAGGAGTGAGAATTCAAAAAGGCAAAGGGATTGTTAAGGTTATGTCTTATGAATCGCTAAAAGAGACAGTGTTTCCTCCCGATTTAGATATACGTATACCTGATCATACTATTATTGCCACAGCGCTAGCGGTTCAATTGGCAATTCCTAATCGAAAAACAGCGGTTGTGTCTCGCGATATTAATATGCGTGTAATTTGTGATTCGATCGGCATGTTATCAGAAGACTATAGTAACGAACGTGTTGTGACTTCTTCTGATGAATTGTATCAAGGTTTCGTTGAATATTTAGTAGATGACGCAGTTATCGATAGGTTTTATGACAACGAAACTATTATGATAGATGAAGATGATATATCTACTAGGTGGTATCCTAATCAATACCTCATGATGATATCTAATTCGAATCCCAAAAAAACAGCGTTAGCGCGCTTTCAAGGACACCACAGAACGTTGCGAAAGATAGGAAGAGATAAAATTCCAGATTGGAAAATTAATGCGCGCAATAAAGAACAATCATTTGCAATTGATTTATTGTTGGATCCTAGTGTTAAATTGGTTTCTTTGGTCGGACGCGCCGGCTCTGGCAAGACATTGCTGGCTATAGCGTCCGGACTCGAGCAAACCATCGGGTTAAATCCAGCCGGCACAGTTTATGATAGATTGATTGTTTCGCGCCCGGTCCAACCATTAGGAAAAGATATAGGCTTCTTGCCGGGAACCTTATACGACAAAATGATGCCATGGCTGATGCCAATTCAAGATAACCTTCAGTTTCTCATGGGAAACAACAAGAGTACTTTACAGATGTATGTGGAGAAAGGAAAGATCGAGATTGAGGCGCTAACTTATATTAGAGGGAGATCTATTTCTAATGCGTTCGTTATTATTGACGAAGCTCAAAACCTTACGATGCACGAAATCAAAACGATCATTACTCGGATCGGCGAAGGAACCAAAATTGTTTTAACTGGAGACATCGAACAAATAGACAACGCATACGTAAATGAGACCTCAAATGGTCTTGCGCATGCTGTTGAAAAATTCAAACATTTTCCAATTTCTGGTCATGTGACTTTTAAAAAAGGAGAAAGATCAGAAATAGCTTCTCTAGCTGCCAAAGTTTTATAAAAAATGCATAGTTATATATGAAAGATTATGTTTTTATTAGGTTTTGTATTTGCTAATTTTATAGAATGGGCTGTTCACAAATATTTATTTCACGGCTGGGGTAAAAGAAAGGACAGCATGTTTGCTTTTCATTTACGAGAGCATCACAAAAATTGTTTACACAACAACAATGAAGATGGAAAATACACCTCTAGAGAACTTTTGGGGATTGTGTTTTTATTGTTTATAACTTTCCCCCTATTTTTTGTTTCTGCTCCTTTTTATTATGGGATGGCATTATATGGAGCATTGTTTCTTATTGTGCATAATTTTGTTCACAAACAGGTAAAATGGGGTAGAATATTGTTCCCTTGGCACTGGGAGCATCATATGAAATTTCCCCATCACAATATGAACGTTGTGATTCCAATCGCCGATTATATATTAAAAACCAGAAAAAAGTTGACATCTGATTAATTAAGTGTTATATTACATATACAAGGAGATAATATGACTAATCCACTTTTGGCCGTTGCAACTCAGGACGGAGAATCTGAGTTAAAAAACTACATTATTGAATATGTGGGCACCAAATTAGACAAGGAAGAGGTTACTGTTGAGATGATATCAGAAATTCTCGCTGTGGAGTTTCCTGACTTTTTATATGCATACGCCGAAGAGAATTTTATCCGAGGCTATGAACACGGCATCAATGACGGAACGAGAATGCTTCAATCGCACTCTGAAGACGATGACACTGATACTATCCCTATTCCTGGAACCGATGATGATGGCAGCACAGAGTGATTTTTACACCCCGACAGGGATCCATGTTTATTTTAAAGATAAAATTGTGGATGATGGTGTTGATGTAGAGTCGATCGTATCTAAAGTAGAGAGCTTGTTACCTCCGCACCTCTTGCAAGAATTAGAAATGATTATTGTTGGATGGTTTGAGGAATTTGAACGACGTTCTATAAATGCATTTTACGATGGGGGCACTGTATATGTTTCCAATGTGCAAAATAATCAAGAAGATATGTTGGATGATCTCATACACGAAATTGCACACTCGGTGGAACAACCCTACGGTTTTAAAATTTATGCCGATGGGAAATTAAAAAAAGAATTTTTAAGAAAAAGAGTGCGCCTTCATGATATTTTATGGAAAGAGGGGTATAAAATACCCAAGGCAGTGTTCCTGGATACTGAATATAATAAAGAGCTTGATATGTTTTTTTACGAAGATATAGGATACGATAAACTATCTCAATTTGTACAGGGGCTTTTTATTAGTGCGTACGCTGCTACATCTTTAAGAGAGTATTTTGCTACTGGATTTACTTCTTTTTATATTGATACAGATCATAATTTTCTTAAATTAAATGGTCCAGTGTTGTATAATAAAATTTTAAATTTAAAAGAAAATAATTAAAATTAAAAAAATATTTGACATATGGTGATTTATATGTTAAACTATAGTTATTGGAGAAATTTTGGCTCATATATCCTATTCTGAACTAAAAGACTGGGTGTTTTGTGCATTTTATCACAAGTTGACTCGTATCGACAAACTCAAAGGGTTTGTAGGCAACGAGTATACTGCTTTTGGTTCGGCCATGCACTCTGTGTGTGAAAAGAAACTGCTTAACGAAGAGGTTGACGAAGGTTTCTTCGTTGAAGAATTCCGTAAGAATATCGCTTCGATTGCAGATTTCGATCTTCCTGTTGATAAGGCACTTGAGTTCATAGAACAAGGAAAGAAGATAATCCCAGAAATTCAAACGGCGTTAGATGATTACTTTGATGAATATGAAGTGCTAGAAGTCGAAATGCCTCTATATGAGCCGATCGAGGGAGAACAAGATTATAAGTTTAAAGGATTCATTGATGCAGTGGTAGCCACTCCCGATGGAAAGGTACACATTTTTGATTGGAAAACATGTTCGTGGGGATGGGATTCTAGGAAGAAAAGTGACAAAATGACTACTTATCAACTGACTCTTTATAAGCACTTTTTTGTTACTAAAATGGGAATTGATCCTAAAGATGTGGAAACTCATTTTGCCCTTTTAAAGAGAACAGCAAAAAGCAAGAGAGTTGAGTTTTTTAGAGTTACAAGTGGTCCCACCAAAACAAACAATGCACTAAAAACTTTGAGTGCAGCACTATACAACATTAAAAAGAAAAGATATATTAAAAATCGATTATCTTGTACAGCCGGATATGGATGCAAGTTTTTTAATACAGAACACTGTACCAGATAATTTTTATAAGGAAAAGAAAATGAAACGTTTAGCAGAGTATATTTGGATTGATGGAGTATCGCCGACTCCATCTTTGAGAAGTAAAACCAAAACCTTGGGAGAATACCAGAAGTCTCCCATATGGGGGTTTGATGGCTCTAGTACTAATCAAGCCCCCGGACACAGTTCGGATTGTGTTCTTCGACCAGTATTCGAATGCGCAGACCCCATCCGCGGCTGGCCTAATATTATAGTGATGTGTGAGGTGCTGGATACAGATATGAACCCTCACCCTACGAACAACCGAGCTACATGCTCCGCTCTTTCTGCTAAGTTTAAAGAATTAGATCCATGGTTTGGGATTGAGCAAGAGTATACGTTGACAAAAAATGGCAAACCCCTTGGTTGGCCAAATAATGGTTTGGATCCGGCTCCCCAAGGTCCGTATTATTGTTCGGTCGGTGCGAAAAACACCTTTGGAAGAGAAATTGCCAACGAACACGCCAAGGCATGTGTGACTGCTGGATTGGATATTAGCGGAATTAATGCAGAAGTATGTCCCGGTCAATGGGAATTTCAAATTGGACCATGCGGCGGCACTGATGTTTCTGATCAACTTTGGATCGCGCGTTGGTTACTTGAAAGAATTGCCGAAGAGTATGGGGTCACAGTTAGTTATGAGCCGAAACCCGTCGCCGGCGATTGGAATGGAGCCGGCTGTCATACAAATTTTAGCACCAACACAATGCGAGAAAATTATGCCGCCGTCATTGCCGCATGTGAAGCGTTAGCCGCCAATCCACAAGAGCATATTAAAAACTATGGACACAACATTGAAGAGAGATTAACCGGTGATCACGAAACTTGTTCTTATACGGAATTTAGATATGGGGTTTCCGATCGGGGAGCCTCTATACGTATTCCGTGGCAAGTTGAGAAAGATCAGAAAGGCTATATAGAAGATCGCCGCCCTAATGCAAATTGTGATCCATATTTGGTGACGTCAATGCTAATGAATACAGTTTGTAACAATTGAGGTAATATATGAAAAAATACAAAATTTTAACATTGTCTGACCACCCCCTATCTCCATCTGGGGTAGGTAGTCAGACGAAATATGTTATTGAGTCTCTCCTAAAAACAGGAAGATATAAATTTGTTTCTTTAGGGGGAGCAATCAAACATCCAGACTACCGCCCGATCATGGTGGAGGGTTATGGAGAAGATTGGGTGATTCACCCCATCGATGGATATGGCAACGAAGAGCAGATCCGTTCTGTGATTCAGCACGAGAGACCAGATGTTCTGTGGTTCATGACAGATCCTCGTTTCTATACTTGGTTGTGGGAAGTGGAAAATGAAGTGCGCCCCAATGTTCCAATGATGTATTATCATGTGTGGGATAATTTTCCCGCTCCACATTATAATGCTCGCTTTTACCGCTCCACCGATTCGGTGGTGTGTATCTCTAAGGTAACTCATGAAATTCTTAAAGAGGTCGCTCCCACCGTGGACTCTTGTTATTTGCCGCATGCTGTAAACAACAATATATTTAGAAAATTTAAGAAAGTTGATGATAATTATGAAAAAATTGCTGGACTAAAGAACACTATCTTACACGAAGTGGCGCCAGACAAGACGCTGCACAACAAAGATAAGAAAATCTTTTTTTGGAATAATCGAAACGCAAGGCGCAAACAGTCTGGTACACTTATTTGGTGGTTTAAAGAGTGGCTTGACAAAGTGGGACACGACAAAGCTTGTTTAGTGATGCATACTGATGCTCGGGATCCTCATGGGCAAGATTTACCACACATCATCGAACAACTTGGTCTACAAAAGGGACAAGTAATACTTTCCACAGGCAAAGTTTCACCAGAGGAATTGGCAAATTTATATAATATGGCAGACTTTACTATTAATATTTCTGATGCAGAAGGCTTCGGGCTAGCCACTTTAGAGTCTTTATCTTGTGGTACACCCATTATTGTTAACATGACTGGTGGCTTACAGGAACAAGTTACAGATGGAAAAAATTGGTTTGGGTTCGGAATCGAACCTTCATCGAAAGCCGTTATTGGTTCTCTAGACGTCCCTTATATTTATGAAGATAGGTTATCACAAAAGGATTTTGAAGTTACTTTAACTAAAGCTCTTAATCTGTCAACCAAAGCATATAATAAAATGTCGATCCAAGGGCGCGAACATGTAAGAAAAAATTATAATTTTGATAATTTTGAGAAACAATGGGTCAGTCTCATCGATGAGTTTATAGAAAAGCATGGCTCTTGGGACAACAGAAAAAATTATCAACGATGGCACTTAATGGAGGTTGCGTGAGAAAAAAAATACTAGTTAAGGGACCGGTCTTAACGCGTTCTGGATATGGAGAGCAATCAAGATTTTTATTGCGATCGTTGCGATCGCGAGAGGATCTCTTTGATATATACATACAACCAATCGATTGGGGCAAGACGTCTTGGTTGCCGGAATATGATGAAGAGCGCAATTGGATTGATTTTCGGATTAAGGAGACGATTGCCTATATTCAGTCTCAAAACCCTTTCGACATATCGGTTCAAGTCACCATCCCTAATGAATTTCAAGTTTTGGCTCCCATCAATATAGGATATACGGCTGGAATAGAGACTAATAAGATTTCCCATGAATGGATTCAACATACTAATCAAATGGACAAGGTTATTGTTGTTTCTAATCATTCTAAAAAGATTTTCGAAACAACCACCTACGAGGCTACTCACAACCAAACCAATCAGCCTCTTGTTCTTAAGACTGAGAAACCAGTCGTGGCAGTTAATTATCCAGTAAAACAGTATCAGTCTTTACCAGAGATAGAGTTGGATCTCAAGAATGATTTCAATTTTTTGTGTGTTGCTCAAATGGGCCCTCGAAAAAATATTTTCAATACTATTCAGTGGTTTGTTCAAGAGTTTCATGATGACGAAGTAGGACTAGTTTTGAAGACAAATAAGGCACGAAATTGTCTTATAGATAGAGAATATATTTTCCAAGATCTCGTAGGGTTTTTAAATACAAAATTTCCCGATAGAAAATGTTCAGTTTATTTGTTGCATGGAGATATGACTGATGAGGAAATGCATTCTTTGTATAATCATTCTAATATATCGGCTTTTGTATGCTTAAGTCATGGTGAGGGCTTCGGTCTCCCGTTTTTTGAAGCTGCTTATACAGGCATTCCTGTTGTTGCGCCGGGATATTCCGGACAAAATGATTTCTTGTTTGGTGAAACTGGAAAAGAAAATTTCTATAATGTTTCTTTTGATATGGCTCCAATTCCGGAAGAGGTGGTGTGGGATAAAATCTTAATTAAGGATTCTATGTGGGCAGTGCCCCGCGAACAAAGTGCAAAAGAAATGATGCGCCAATGTTATGAGGACGTCCAAAACAACACTGGTATAGCTGCCAATAGCATACAATATTCAACAGAACTGCGTGAGCGATTTAATGCTGAGAAAATGTACGCTCAGATGGTTGATGCAATTGTGGATAAAGAGTCTGTAGAAAAAATGCAAGCTGACATTGATCAATTGTTGGAAGATTTATTATAAATGTCTCAAGTTATATTTTTGTCCGATATGTTTGTGGAACAATACGCCGGCGGAGCAGAGCTTACTAGTGAATCTATCATTAAGGCTGCTCCCGAAGGCATTATTATTAAGAAAATTCTTACTTCTACTTTGACGCAGAGGATGATCGATCATCATAAAGAGTATTTGTGGGTAATTTGCAATTTTGCTGGCTTATCGGATGAGTTTAAAATATATTTTTGTAAGAATAAGATATCTTATACTATTATTGAATATGATTATAAATTTTGTAAATATCGCTCCATGGAGAAACATGAGTATGCAGAGGGAAAAGCATGCGATTGTAATGAACTCCCGTTTGGTAAAATTAATAAAATATTTTATGGATATGCAAAACAGATTTGGTTTATGAGTGCCAAACAACAAAATATTTTTCACGATAAAGTACAGACTATTAAAGAAGAAAATACCAGCGTGTTGTCTTCTATTTTTGCCGATGGCGATTTGAGGTTTATTGACAACATTCGTCATAATGAAAAGAATTCTAAATATATTATTTTGCAATCTCCTTCTTGGATCAAGGGAACAGGAGAGTGTGTAGAATATGCTAAATCTCATAATTTGGATTTTGATTTGGTCCATAATCTACCGTATCCCGAGTTGTTGATAAAACTCTCTCAATCCCGCGGACTTATATTTAGACCTTTAGGGGGAGACACATGCCCTCGAATTGTGATTGAGGCAAAGTTGCTGGGTTGCGAATTGGTTTTAAATGGAAACGTGCAACACAAAGACGAAAAATGGTTCAATGCCAGCTATGAAGAGATGGTTGCCTATCTTAAAGGTCGTGCTAGTGTTTTTTGGAAGCATTATGAATAAGAAAACTATAATTTTAATGGGGAACGGTCCATCCCTGAAGGACGTAGACTTTTCGTTGTTAGATGGTTACGATACTTTTGGTCTCAATTCGGCATATCGCGCATATGAAAGAATGGACTGGTGGCCTACTTATCACGGCTGTTTTGATTATAGAGTTACAGATAATCATAGGAGCAAATTCGAGGACTTGATAACCAACAGTCCTATTAAGAAATGTTTCTATATTCGTGATTTTGGAACAAATGATGGGTTTCAATATGTAAACTTGCAACAATATGGTACAACGCAAAAGTTCAATAATTCGCTAGCTGATTTTGATTCATTTCATGATAATGGAAATTCAGGCGCCAATGCTAGTTCAGCGGCTGTTTGCATGGGTTACAATAGGATCATACTTTTGGGCGTAGATTGCAATTATGTAGAATTCGTCGACGGCTCCCAACGAGATGGTCCGGGGCTGAAAATGGAGAAAACGCCCGAACATAATCCTAATTATTGGTTTGATGATTACCAGCAAAAGGGCGATGAATACAATATTCCTCGAGGGATGGATTTTCATATGCCTACCTGGAATGCGTTTGCTTACAATGCTGCTCATAATAATATAGAAGTCATTAATTGCAGCCCCATTACCACCTTAAGGTGCTTTAAGAGAATGAACATAGAGGAAGCGCTAAGGTGATAAGGATTTATTCAAAAATAGAACCAGATTTATTATTACATGTGATCAATAGATTCTCTGAGATTGACGGTCGAACTGAAGTTATTCCGGCAGATAATTTTTTACAATGCGCTACACTGAAGATGGAGAAGGGTAAAACTTTTGCCCCTCATTATCATATAAAAAAGGAAAGAACCTATACCGAACAAATTGCACAAGAATCGTGGATTGTAGTAAGGGGTGCTGTCAAATGTATATTGTATGACATAGATCACACTATTGTAGCCACTCCGATATTGTATGCTGGAGATGCAAGCTACACATTGCATGGAGGGCACACTTATGAGATTCTGGAACACGATACAATAGTTTATGAATATAAGACGGGACCCTATGAAGGGCAAAAGTTCGATAAGGTGTTGATATGATTAAAATAAATATGGGCTGTGGGTGGAGAAATTTTGGCAATGATTGGACCCATATCGATGCCGGCAACTATGATCATTTGAATTATAAAAGTATAATAAACTTAAGTCAATTTCAAGACAATTCTGTTGGTTTAATTTACTCTTCTCATGTTATTGAATATTTTGATCGTACAGAAGTGATCCCTTTATTACAAGAGTGGAAAAGAATTTTGAACAAGGGTGGCACTCTAAGAATAGCAGTCCCTAATTTTGAAGCTATCGCTACTTTATATTCAAAAGGAAAAATTCCCCTTGATAGAGTCTTGGGTCCACTTTACGGAAGAATGCAGATGTCTGATTGCACGATTTATCACAAAACAGTTTATGATTTCGTTTCTTTGAAAGAATTATTAGTGGAGCTTGGTTTTTCAAAAGTAAAAAAATATAATTGGCGGAAAACGGATCATGCCATATTTGACGATTATTCCCAAGCATATCTTCCCCACATGGATAAAGAAAATGGAACTTTAATAAGTTTAAATGTTGAGTGTGTTAAATGAGTTTTGAGATAATTCAAAAATTTGAAAAAGAGATTGCTCGTTTTTATGGAGCCCCATATGCTGTAGCTGTCGATTGTTGCACTCATGCAATCGAACTTTGCCTAAGACAGCAAAGCATAAAGCACTACACAGTTCCCAAAAGAACTTATATATCTGTTCCGTTTTTGGCTGATAAATTAGGCATAAACTTTGATTGGCGAAATGAGGAATGGCAAGATTATTATTACCTCGGAGGGACAAATATTATCGATGCTGCGGTTCTTTGGAGAGAGAATTCTTATATACCAAACACCTTTATGTGTGTTAGTTTTCAATATAGAAAACATTTATCTTTAGGAAGGGGAGGAATTATCTTGACAGATAACAAAAAAGATGTTATATTATTAAAAAAGATGTCTTATGATGGTCGCTTGCCTGATGTTCCCTGGCGGGAACAGGACATTGACACAATGGGGTATCACTATTACATGACACCGGAAACAGCAAATCTTGGTTTGCAAAAATTACCAAATGCCATAAAAACAAAACCAAAACAATGGATAGTGACAGATTGGCCAGATTTAACAAAAATGGAGATTTTTAAAAAATGAAAAAAGCTTTAATTACCGGTATTGCCGGTCAAGACGGAAGCTATCTAACAGAACACTTGCTTTCCATGGGATATGAAGTTCATGGTATAGTTCGACGGCATTCGGTGGCAGAGAATCAAAATTTTCGCTTACACCGATTAGGATCCGAACCTAATGTGTACACTTATTATGGTGATTTGCTGGATTACCCTTCACTAGTTAGAATAATTTCGATAGTGAAGCCAGACGAGATTTATAATCTTGGTGCCATGAGTCACGTAAGGGTTAGTTTCGATATGCCTTCTTTTACAATTCAAACAAACGCCTTGGGTGTTTTAAACATGCTTGAAGTTTACAGAACTCTTTCCCCGGAAGCGAAATTCTATCAAGCTAGTTCTTCTGAGATGTTCGGAAACTCAGTTGATTCTGACGGTGTTCAGAGGCTTACTACTCCTATGAACCCAGTCAGCCCCTATGGGTGCGCTAAAGTTATGGGGTATAATTTAGTTAGACACTATCGACATGCTTACAAATTACATGCATGCAATGGAATTCTATTTAATCACGAATCCCCCCGACGAGGCTCTAACTTTGTGACCAATAAGGTTGTCAAAGGAGCCGTCTCTATCAAGAAGGGACTTCAAGACAAACTTGAGCTTGGCAATATGGACTCATCCCGGGATTGGGGTCATTCAAAAGATTATGTTAAGGCTATGCACATGATAATAAACCATGACACCCCCGAAGAATTTATTGTTGCAACCGGAGAAACACACTCAGTGAGAGATTTGTGCGATGTGGTATTTTCTAAATTGGGAATGAACTATGCAGATTATATTGTTCAAAATCCGAAATATATGAGACCAGAAGAATTGAGATATCTAAAGGGAGACCCCTCGAAGGCTCATACAGTCTTGGGGTGGAAGCCAGAATATACTTTTGAAACAATGATAGAGGAAATGATCGAAAGATGGGAAAAAGAACTATAAAGAAATTCAACCGCGGCGACTTGGTGAAATGGTATGAGGTATACAATGATGTCTACATTACCAAAGATTATGGAACCGGAATCGTGATGGAGAGAATGGAACAAAATTACGGCTTCATCGATGGACCGGTTACTACCTACAGGGTATATAGATTAAAATATAGTGATATTGTTTTGTATGGGTCGGACTTAATAGAGGAAATAAATGAATAAAAGATTATGCGTGTTGCAGGTCACTCCTACCGAACCTAATAGGGATCATATCGAATTATTTCACAATAAAAAAGATTGTGATTTTTATTTTGTAACACATGATAGCCAACATGCTGATGCATTAAAATTTTGTCCCAACACTACGTGGACAGATACAAGAAATATATTAGCTGAAATGGTTCCTAAAAAATATGATTATTATGCTTTTGTGGATTATGATTATCGTTTTCATCCCCAAGGCGATCTTGGGGTACTTGAGCAGATATTGTCTGATTTAGAACATTTCAATCCAGCAGTTTTGACTTGTTATCCGGGTTCTGGGCTTATAACTCCCTTTGCTTCCGATATGGATTATAAAAACAAACATACCCACTCTGTAATACCTTTTACGCATTGTGGAATGAAGGTGGTCCACCATAGCCTTATGAATTGGTTTTTCCCAATGGTTACGAAATTTGGTGGTGGAGTGGAAGCATGTCATCTTTTTAACATAATGGAGCTTCCTTTTTTGCAAAATATTGTTTGCACTCATCAAATTGTATATGATAATGGAGTTACTGACATGAATGCGCCACACAATCGCGATGGTGCACAATCTAAATTGAACATGGACAAGATGTGGTCATGGTTGTATCCTTATTTTAACAAAAGAAAAACCCTAAGAGATAAAGAAGTAAAACTCAGGTGGGGCGACAGTATCCCAACACGTATCGAGGAATACACTTCATATACTAATTCACTAACAATTAAAGAGACGTACGTCGGCTTATTGACTGGAAAAGTGATTCCCAGTCCGGCAGAAAAAGAGGTAGATTATTACAGTTTAAAATATAAAGATAAAATTAAGAAGTTTTTCGATATAAATCATGAACATTTTGCTCCCAAATTTGGAAATCTAAAATCTAGAAATGATACAATTGTTATTGTAGGAAATGGACCTTCTTTAAAAGAGGAATATTTCGAGATTTTACGACGCGATGATATTGATACTTTCGGATTGAACGTTGCATATCGTTTTTTTGAGAAGATGAATTGGTATCCTAAGTTTTATGGATGTTTTGATTACGCTGCCACGAACACCCACAGATCCAGTATTGCCTCTTTTATACGAGATAAGGATTGTCCTATAGAAAAGTTTTTCTTATTGGAAAGACCTAGTATCGAGGCAAGACTAAGCAACACTAAGTTGTATTTCGATGAGGACGTCCGCGGCGATCGTAAATATGTAGAAAGACCCCATAATCAAGACGGAATCGGATGGCCCACGTGGGGCACCAGGAATAATAAGATATCTTGCACGGGCGCAAATGCAATTCGCACCGCAATGGAATTAGGATACAAAAAGATTATTTTAATTGGTCATGATGCCAGCTACACTCCTTCGAAAAAAATCGAGGGACATTCTCAAGTATCGTCGGACAGATATGAGGTGACGGAAAAATCTCAAAATCCTAATTATTTTTGGCAAGATTATTACGAGAAGGGAGATATTTATAATAAGCCGGGGGATGCATTACCTGCATGGAAAAATATGGCTGATTGTGTAAGCCAAACTTATCCACATGTGGATGTAGTTAATTGCTCGAAGAACTCTAGAGTAACTTTTTTTCGGTTTGGTGAGTTTTTTAAAGAGATTGGGGTAAAAAATGAAGACTAAAAACGATAGTGATCTAAAGAGAGTGCTGGAAAAGGACGGCGTTCATTGTTTGGAATTAAAGAAATATGAAAATTGTTCTACTATAAATTTAGCTGAATTGAGAGAAGATTTGGGCATGGGGTCTTGGGCAGTGAGAATTGCTTACAACGATCTTTTTGGTGGAGTAGTCATTCAGCAACAGCCCGGCGAGGGAAATCGAAAACACTTCCATCATGATGCAGACGAGAATTGGGTAATTTTAGATGGAGAGTGGGAATGGTGGATTGATGGCATTGGAAAACGCCGAGTGAAACAACATGATATAATAGTAGTGCCCCGAGGCGTTTGGCACCAAATAACGTGCATAGGAGATTCGCCAGGAGTACGGTATGCAATTACACGACCGGATGTAGACCATGTATACGAAGACAACAACGATAAATAATATTACTTTTAATTATTCTAACAAGATTGTGGTAGTAGTAGGGGGATCCCGTGGCATTGGCAAGGAAATCTGCAAGCAATTTGTTTTGGCTGGCGCTACGGTCTATTGTTTATCACGAACGCCGCTTAATACAAAAGGAGTGACACACATTGTGTGTGATATATCTATCGAGAAAGATATTGACAAAGCTATCGCACAATTGGAGTCTATTGATTTTTTGATTAATGTAGCCGGCACCAACTTATGTGAGCCGATTGAAAATATAACAACCACAGAATGGGACCGGCTGATGAACACGAATTTGAAATCGTTTTTTTTGATTTCTAAAAAGGTGATTCCTTTGATGAAGGAGAAGAATTCCGGTCGCATTGTTAATGTCTCTTCTATTGCCGGCAGACATAAGAGCGTGGTTAGCGGCGTACATTATACATCTAGCAAATATGGTATTGTGGGATTAACTAAGCAGTTGGCACATGAGGTATCTCGATATAATATTTTGGTAAACTGCGTGTGCCCAAGCCAAACAAGAACTGAAATGTTGGAAGCTTCCATGACTGAGGAACAGTTGCATAATTTAGAAAAACAAATTCCTGTACGTCGAATTGCTACCACTGTTGAGCAATCGTTACCTGTGTTGTTTCTTTGTTCTGATGGTGCTTCTTACATTAGTGGCGCTACAATCGATATTAACGGGGGTCAATTCTAAATGCATAGGGATATAGATATAAACGTTTTGATTGCTGTTAGAGGCGGTTCTAAGCGCATTCCTGGAAAGAATACGAGACCTTTCGGGGGAGCCTCGATGCTTGAATTGAAAATTCAACAAGCTCTTCGATTAAAAGAAGTATCTGCGGTGGTGGTGACGTCAGAAGATGACTCCATGTTGCAGATAGCAGAAGATCTGGGAGCAGTTGCTATGAAGAGGGATTCTTATTATGCTAGCGATACGGTTCCAATGGGAGAAGTATATGTTCATCTTGCGTCATCTCTTAGTTGTAAGGATGTTTTGTGGACGCCGGTCACAAGTCCATTGGTGACCGATAAAACCATACAAGAGTGTATAACTTTTTATAAAACCAGGCCAGAGTTTGATTCTGTAGTAACCACCAATCTGGTCAAGGAATATATGTGGTTGGGCGATAAAGCCATCAACTATGATCCACTGAATCATCCCAGATCCCAGGATTTGCCGGATGTTTATGCTTTGAATTTCGCAGCCAACATTCTTTCCCGCGAGATGATGATCAAAAACAGGAACATTATAGGAGATAAATTTTATCCTTATATGATAGACGATGTTGAATCTGTGGACGTGGATACTGAATTTGATTTTGTGATAGCAGAGTTTTTATATAATAACAGAGGAAAAGATTGTGACATATAAGATAGAGGTACCCCCAATGTGCGAACCGGAAATCTTGCCAAAAGTAATACCATATTTTAAAAACCGATCTAAATTTGTGGATGTTGGGGCATCTGATGGCTGGTATACATATGTTGCCGCCAAGGAAATGCCATCAGGTTCGACAATAATTGGTTTCGAACCGGTACCATGGATTTTTGACAAATACAAGAATCATTATGTTGCATCTTGGGCGCCAGAGGATTGGTTTAAAAACAAAACAATACACTGTTATAACCAAGTGGTTTCGGATCAATCCGGAATAGATACAAAGTTTTATAAAACAAAAAACCATTCAGGAGTTATGGATCCTCTTTTATTACTAAAAAAACCAGAAGCTTTTGAGGAAAGTTGGGATATTCCAACGACTAAGTTGGATGATTTTTTGGATCCTTCTGAAAAGGGAGTATTAATAAAAATTGACGTGGAAGGCGGTGAAGATAAGGTTATCAAGGGCGGTAACTATTATTTTTCCAATTGTGTAGAGTGTTATGTGTTTTTAGAATTGCACAATTCTTATCTCTTAAATAAAGGAGTGCCGCCACAAACCGTTGTGAAATATTTCACAGATCGAGGTTATGAAAAAATTAAATTAGGTGGCCACGGGCGAATCGAATGGTATATTTTTAGGAAAGAAATCAAATGAGAAATATCAAGATCTTTATTGTTACATATAAGAGGGGAGATGTCCTAAATAATACTTTGCAAAAGTTATTCAAAGAAACCGATTTCTCCTTAATACCGAATACCGAAGTTAATATTATTAATAATCATTCAGATTTTTGGATTGATGATGAATTTCGGGACCAAGTGAATGTTATACACAATTCTACGCGCCCCGATTGGGATGTTGGTAATCTCGCACGTAATTGGAACGAAGCACTTTTGCACGGCTTTAAAGATTTAAAAAACCCAGACTCTAAGGTGGTGGTAACGATGCAGAACGACATTGTTTTGCACCCCAATTGGGCCACCAATTTGCTTAAAATGCATAAAAAATATAATTTCATAACTGGTTGCGCAGGTGATAATATTATTAGTTATACGGCGGAGGCAGTGAAGAAGATCGGATTATGGGACGAAAGGTTTTGTTCCATATCTCACAAAGAAGCCGATTATTATATTAGAGCGCTTATTTATAACAAAGAATATTCCATTATAAATGATCAGTTTCATAAGCGTTATCTAAATGCAGACGCATGGCTTCCTTTGGATACTGGTGATTACTTAGGCAATGAAAAAGAATGGATGAAGATAAAAGCCACCAACTTGTCTACAGAAGCAATGAACCATAGCACTCAGATATTTTACTGGAAATGGAAAAACACATGGAAGACTCAACCTTCTTATAATGGATGGTTCGTTAATTGGTCGTCGGATTTTATAACCGATCCGCCATCTCCCCCGACCGTTCCGAATTTCATAAAATATTATTATTTTGAAAAAGATCTTGACAATTTGCAAAAAAAGAATTATATTGGTTGGAGAAGTGGCGATCTTTGGTTGAGATCTACGGGGAACCTGGACATTGATGAACTTCCACCTCCCAGAGAATCAACTACAGGAGAAATTTCGAAATGATAACTACTAAAAATTTACAAATAATAGACACTGCGCAAACTCTTTATGATGCTTTTAACGATTTTATTTTGAGCGACGATACCAAAGTGTTCGGAAAATTACTCGCAAGAGCCATTTTGCTCGATCGAGTAAAAGATGTTCCTGGTGATATAATAGAGTGTGGTGTTTTTAAAGGGACCGGTGTTGTTTCTTTTCTAAAAATAAAAAAATATTTATGCCCCAATTCTCATAAAAAAGTTATTGGTTTTGATTTTTTTGATACTGACGGATTGTTAAAAAGCCTATCAAACCAAGACCAAGAGGCTATGAGTGCATTATTCAAAGATAGAGGATTCGAACATGAGCAGGGATTTGTTTCTTATTTAAAGCAGTCAATTGAATCCTTTGGGTTTCAAGAGCACGAATTTGAACTTGTACAAGGAGATATTTCAAAAACTATAAAAGAATATATATCCGATAAGCCTGGATTGAAAATTTCTCTTTTATATATTGATTTAGATATTGAAAAGCCAACTTATGATGTTTTGTGCGCCACTTGGGATAGAATGTCGAAGGGGGGCATGATAGTGTTTGATGAATATGCATATCATTGCTGGTCGGAGTCGATTGGTGTGGATAGGTTTTTCAAAGATAAGAATGTAGTAGTGAGGTCTCTAAATTTCATGGGACCCACAGCATATGTAATAAAATAAAAAGAGAACAAACATGAATATATTGATACCAATGGCTGGCGAAGGCAGTCGATTTAAAAAAGAAGGCTTTAAAAAACCAAAACCACTAATAGACGTTAACGGAAAACCTATGATTAAGTGGGTTGTGGATAATGTCGGAATTGACGGAAAATATATTTTTATCGTACAAAAGGCACATACAATAAAGTACCCATATTTAGTTGATGAGCTTACAACTATGGCAAAGGACGTAGAGGTGTTGACGGTAGATGGATTAACAGAAGGCGCCGCATGTACAGCATTGATAGCCAAACACTTGATAGACAATGACGAGCCATTACTAATTTGCAATTCAGATCAGTGGGTGGATTGGGTCCCAGAACATTTTTTAAAATTTATAAAGAGAAAAGATTGTGATGGGGCATTATTAACTTTTTTCTCTGATAGTCCAAAGCATTCTTATTCTCGATACAATTATAATACCAGAGTGGTAACAGAAGTTGCCGAAAAACAAGTTATAAGCAATTTTGCCACTGTGGGAATATATTATTGGAGAAAGGGTAGCGAATTCGTGGAATGTGTTAATAAAATGATAGACAAGAATCTAAGAGTTAATAATGAATTTTATTTATGCCCAGCCTATAATGAGTTGATTTTCCACAAAGACGGGAAGGTGGAATTGTATCCTATTTGTGAGATGAGGGGAATGGGTACTCCTATGGAATTAGAAAGGTTTTTACTCTTATTAGAGAAAGAAGGCGTTTAATGAAGTTTTTTCGTCAAAGTGTAGAAAAAGAGAAATACATCATAGTGGAGTATTTTTTAAAAAGCAAGACCACATTGAGAGATGCTGCATGGTCTTTGGCAATAGGTCAAAGTGTAGGAAACCCCAATGTCAGAAATCATTGGGAAACCGATGAGCTTTTTGAGAACCATTCTTGTTTGATTATGGGTGATGAAGAGAAGTTAAAACAAATAAGCGAAGGTAAAGTTAAAATAGCCTTTCCAATAGCAAATACAGACTTTAAGACAGATGGAGTGTCTCATTTGCTTTGTCAATTTATGGGCGGACAAATGGATATAGATATTGTTCAAAAATGCCACATGTTGAATGTAGTACTACCTCAGCATGTTGAAGATAAATATTTTTTAGGACCAAAATACGGCATTGAAGGTATCAGAGATTTTACTAATAGTCACGATAAGCCTCTTTTTGGAGGGATTGTTAAGCCCAAGATTGGCGTTACAAGTAGCGTGTTGCTTGAAATGGTACGAGAGATGGTAGAGGGGGGCATCAATTTCATCAAAGAAGATGAGATCATGTCAAACCCTGCTTGTTGCCCAATAGAAGAAAGAGTACCTTTAATTATGGATTATCTCAAAGGCAAGGATGTGATTTATGCTGTTTGTATTAATTGTGATCCGCTGCATGTTATTGATAGAGTTAAAAGAGTTCATGAATTAGGAGCCAACGCTGTCCATATCAATTTTTGGAGCGGACTTGGAGTTTATAAATCAATTAGAGAATTGGATTTGCCAATGTTTATTCACTTTCAAAAAAGTGGCGACAAAGTATTAACAAACAAGAATCATGATTATCATATTTCTTGGGACGTTGTGTGTGATCTGGCAGGTCTTATGGGTGTGGATTTTATACACGCTGGAATGTGGGGTGGCTACATGTCAGATAATGAACAGGAATTAAAGAACACTTTATCTGTTTTGCACAACAGGAGTGTAATGCCGGCTCTAAGTTGCGGAATGCATGCAGGTCTAATTCAAGCAATAAACAAAAGATTTGGAACAAATTATATGGCTAATGTCGGCGGCGCTATACATGGACACCCTAACGGCTCTAAAAGTGGCACCATGGCGATAAGACAGAGTGTAGATGGCGAACATGGACAAGAATATGAAATTGCGATAAAAAAATGGGGGATCGTAAAGTGACTGACATTTTTTGGAGAACCATTAGTGAAAATGATTGCACATAGAGGAAATCTCAGAGGGCCGAACCCGGACCAAGAGAATAAACCAGAGTATATAGAGGCGGCATTGGCGGAACACTACGATGTGGAAGTGGACGTATGGCGATCTGAAAACAAGTGGTATCTAGGTCACGACGAACCACAATATGAGATAGATTCAGAATTTCTCGTAAATGAGAGAATATGGTGTCATGCAAAGAATTTACATGCATTTCAAGATTTGTTGGTATTAGATGCGCATTGTTTTTGGCACCAAAAGGATGATTATACCTTGACAAGTAGTAATTTTATTTGGGCGTATCCTGGCCAACCATTGTCGCCGATGTCCATTTGTGTAATGCCTGAATTAACAGCTTATACCACAACAGATGTCTTAAGGTGTGCCGGGATCTGTTCCGATTGGATAGAGAAATTTGGGGAAATTTTATGATATTGGCTTGGCAGCAAATTCCTTCTCCAATGGTTTCAGAGATCTTGTGTTGTAATTCTGCTGGCATAGTGTTGGATTTGGAACATGGGTGTTTTAATAATGAGACTCTTTACACTTGTATTCAAATTATTAAATCTAAAAATAAAAAATGCATAGTTAGGCTGACAGAAGTTTCCAAAACAATAATTCGCTATTGTTTGGATGCCGGCGCTGATGGATTAATTTTTTCTACAATTGAAACAACAGAACAATGTGAAAAAATAATGGAATATAGCTACTATGCTCCCAAGGGCAAGCGAGGCTTGGGGTTGGTCCGCCAAAATCTATGGGGTGAGAAAAACCTTTTGTCACCAGATCCTATTATTATACCCCAAATCGAAACAAAGGATGCTGTGGATAATTTGGAAAACATCTTAAAATTTAATTTCGATTATTATTTAATAGGCCCTTATGATCTGTCTTTAAGTTTAAAAATCCCGGGAAAATTTGACAATCCTCAATTTATATGTTATATTAATAAAGTGAATGAATTGATAGAAAGGTCCAGGCTGGCAGTTCATATTCCCAATGACGTTCCTAATCAAATTAGCAAATATAGGGATTATGGAATAAAATGCCTGGGCATGGACACGATAGGGCTATTAGAATATATGAAGGAGAACAACAAGCATGCTTAATTTCGAAAATTTAGGAGAAAGATTTGTTCAAGTAGTTAACGGATCGGATTGGCTAGAATTACAAGAAAAATTTAACAAATGTGATGACATATACGTGTTGGGTCATGGAGGAAATTTAGCCGTGGCTGATCATGCTGCTGTAGATATTACTCGCTTATCTAACGGACAAAAGAATGCTATTTGCCCCAGTAGTGGTGTTGTAGCCACCTCTTTTATCAATGACACCAATTTTGAGCAGTGGATGGTAAATTGGTTATCTTGTCGTACCAATACGAGAACTGAAGCACAAATGAAGAAATCGTTAGTACTGGGAATATCGTCTTCTGGCGCCTCTATCGATGTTTTAAAAGCACTACAGTGGGCGAATGACAACGGGATGGAAATAGGGATGATTAGCTCCAAGGATCTTACTTATGATATTTCTAATTTGACTAAAGTTATATTGGGCGCCGAATATTACCACACCGCAGAGGTTCTAACACTTCTTTTAACCTACCAACTAACTCATGGATCAGGGAAAGAGTGCCCCCCTATAGGACAAAATACTCCTGATGCATTGCGCGCACTAAACTGGAAAGGGGGTCACATCCGGGAACACAGCTATCCGGATGAAAAAATTAATTTAGGAATCGATTTTGATAAAGTGATTCATGGTTGTTCGCGAGGATATTATGATGGCACTATTTATGATCCCCCTATTCATGGAGCCGCCGAGGCACTTGAAAAATTATCTCAAAGTTATACTTTAATTATTTATACCTGTAAAGCCAAGCCAGATCGTGGACTTGTGAATGGAAAAACAGGAACAGCTTTAGTTTGGGAATGGCTAGAAAAAAATAATCTTTCTCAATTTGTAAGTAAAGTTACAGCAGAAAAGCCACGAGCAGTGTGCTATATTGACGACAAGGCTGTACGATTTATCGATTGGGAATCTTGCATGAAAGAGTTGGAGGAAATAGGCATTCTATGATCTTGATAACAGGACATAAAGGCTATATCGGAAGTCATCTCTATAAGGCTTTAAAATCATTTGACATGGAAGTGTATGGGATTGATTTAAAAGACGGTCACGATATCGCTTATTGTTTGCCTGATCGAGATTTCGATTATGTATTCCATCTAGCAGCACTACCACAAGTCGAATATTGCAACAAGCACCCTAGTTATGCACTTAAGCAAAATGTGGGTGCAACTTCGATACTTCTCGAGTGGGCTTATGGACACAATGTCAAGAAGGTCATTTTTTCATCTTCAGCAGCAGTGTATGGCGATGGAGGTGGTCCTAAATCTCCTTATGGTTTACATAAGTTGATGGCAGAAATGGAGTGTAAACTATATTCAGATTTTTATAATATAGATACGGTTTGTTTGCGATATTTTAATGTATATTCAGAAGATCAACCGTACGGCGGCTCTTATTCTACGGTTATTGCAGCTTGGATGGAGATGATGAGGAATGGTCATCCTTTGCGTTTGGATGGCACAGGCAAACAAACGAGAGACTTTGTTCATGTAGAAGATATAGTGGCTGCTAATATATTTTGCATGAAGAGTAAATTAAAATTTAATGGAGAGTGTTATGATGTGGGCTCTGGTCAGTCGACTGCGCTTAACACTATAAAATATTATATCGATCATCGATATTCTAATGTGAGTTGGTTATGGACCCCTGAAAGAGAGGGAGACATCTTTAATTCGGTTGCTGACATATCTAAGTTGGCAGAAATAGGATGGACACCACAAATTGACATAAAGACTGGCTTATCTAGATGTTTTTAGTACTATAAAGGAGAAATATAATGAACACAATCGATACAGATGAATTTAAGCTTTCTAATCAAGCGCTCGGCGCAATTATGATGGCCCTTCAAGAGTCGCTCTTGAATGAGTTAGATATTGTTCCTATTTTGCAAGGCTTTGTTTTGAAAGAGGGTGATGACGGCTTAATTGTAATGAACCCTCCTACGGTTCGCGTGAGCAACAATGACACCATAACTACGCAAGATTTAGAAAACATGGTAACCTGATGCCTAGGTATCGCTATCGCTGCGAAATATGCGCAAACGAGGTGATGGTTTTTCATTTAATGTCTGAAAGCTACAACAACTGTCAGGTGTGTGATGGTGTTAATAGTATGGAAAAGATGTTAACCACCCCACTAAAGAAAATAGAAGAACAGGATCTCACTAATGATAGAAACTTAGGAGATCTGACGCACCAATATATTAAGGAAAATAGAGAAATTTTAGAAGAAGAACGAAAAAAAGCAAAAAGAGAAACATATGAGCCGTCTTGAGATTATTTTATCGGCTATTGTATTTGTGTCTATGTTGTTTAACGTGGGTATCTTTATATACGCACGGAATGTTGTGTCAAAATTGCTTTTTGTTGCAGATGAATTAGGTGATTTAAATGAAATGATTAGTTCTTTTGCTCAGCATTTAAAGGATGTTTATGAATTAGATATGTTTTATGGCGATGAAACGTTGAGTAATCTGCTTAATCATGCCATATCATTTAATGAACAAATGTCTACTTTTGAAGAAATATACTCTTTAACTGAGGAAGAAAAAATTGACAACAAAGACCCCACCCCCCAAGAAGCCCAAAGCCAAGAGAATGACGAGGCGCCGGTCTCGTAAAAAAAATCATTATTTTACACAAGTTCATGAAGATGCCATTATACGATATGCGCGCATCACATGCTCTAAAGAGCGTACTGAGCTTTATATAAAATATATTGGTCCGGCGTTTAATGAAATGGTAGACAAAATTGTTTTTACCTATAAATTTACTACGTTACCTAACATTGATCATTTGCGCGATGAGTGTAAAATATGGCTGATGACTATCTTGGATAAATATGATCCGAGTAAGGGCTCCAAGGCATTTTCCTATTTTAGTGTTATAACTAAAAATTGGTTTATACACAAGGTAAAGCGTCAACAAAAACGTAATCTGCGGGAAGTTGATTATGAAAACATATCTAAAACTTACGAAGAAGAATATTTATCCACAACAGACTCTTATGTGAGTGATAGGATTGAACAAGAATTCTGGGAAAGTTTTTATAAAGAACTGAATTCTTGGGATGTAGAGAGCATGAAAGATAACGACGTTAAAGTTTACGAAGCTATTAAAGTACTTTTTGAGTCCAAGGAAGATATTGAAATTTTTAATAAAAAAGCTATTTATTTGTATCTAAGAGAAATCACTGGTTTAAACACCAAGCAAATAGTAAATTCTCTTAAGAAATTTAGAAAAAAATATTCAATATTTAAAGAAGATTGGGAGAAAACAGGGCTATGAAGAAAAAAGATTTAGATACCTTAATGGATGAAGCCCTTCAAAATATTCGAGATGATCGTAAGATTGCCCGTGAATTTTTAAATGAAATCGCAAATCAAATAGCGCACGATCCTGACAAAAACAGATCACTCTCCCCAGTAGCTGCTAAACACGTAGAGACAATGCAACGCTCGAACGAGCAATTAGTTAAGTTAATATCTCTACGACAAAAAGATAAATCTAAGAATATAGAATTGAGCGACGAAGATAAAAGCAACATTTTTGATATGATTCAACATGGAGCCTCTATTAATGGCTAACAACCGCCCTAAGACATCAGCAGAACAGATTCTGGCGGTACCGCCTGACGAATTAGGGTTTCAGGGTACCCGCACCGCATTTAATTATGATACTTTCGGTGTGGATTCTAATTTTTTCGTAAGAGTTTTGACAATCCCCCTTCCAATTAATAATTTTAGTATTAATTCATGGCGCGCCGGTACGGCTCAAGCGTCGACCGCTGGAAATTCATCGCAAGATCAATTGGGGCGAGAAAGACTGCGCACTCCTTCCTACCAATTCATGGGAAGAATAGTCGGATCTGATGATAGGCCGTCTCCCCATCAAATGATCCCCGATCCCAACAATAGTAGTCTTTTTAAGTGCGACAAAGCTATCGCTCAAGCTATTATGCAACACACTCTTTTTGTTTCTCAAAATGGACACCAGGGGAAGATTCCCAAGGTGGGAGATATTTGCAAGGTAAAGCTGTTGCCTGGAGATTTTAAATTTAATCTTCAAAATGCTTTTTTTGATGAGTTGACTGTGGTCAATGATGGCACCAACACGTACAACACATACGCTAGAACTAATTCCAAGTCTGTGTTTAATAATCATCAAAAAAAGGCTCAACAATTAGGCGCGCCACAAACCGCCACTTATCATGGCGAAATGAATGAACATGGAGTATCCCAAGATCTAGAAATAATAAACGGCAAACTTCCTCAGAGTATTTTACGTACTGTTGGTCATCGTCCATCGGCAGATCCCAAAGATCAGATTTATTCTAAACCCGCGACAATATTGGTGGACATGATGGGGGATTATAAGAAGCTTACGGATGCATTCTATAATGATTCCGCAGAAATCTACGGTCAGCCAACTCTATTTCCTGTAAAACGAGTTTATCGGTCTTATGAGAGACAAGTTCAGGTGAAAGCACTGGAATTGTCTGGCGAAGGAGCCCATGCGGCTACTCCGGGAACGTCTATTCATGGTTGGGGATTTGCTATCGATATGCATACAACAGACGGAGATGGAGTAAGTAGTTTCCGCGGAAAGGTATACCTTTGGATGGATAAAAATGCTGGAAGGTATAATTTTGTTAACCCATCTTGGGCGCGCGAGGGCAAAAAGAAAGCAGAAGCATGGCACTGGGAATGGACTAAAGGCTGCGAAATACTAAAATCTGATCAGATTAAGTGCGAAAAATAAGAATAGAGGATGAAATTAAATGAGTGGTCCTAAAAAACCAATTTATACTACTGAAGCTTTCGGGGAATCAACCCGCGACGAGATCCCCCCCACACTTGGCGAGAGACTTAAGACGAGCGAGCCTGTAGATGGCGTAGGCGACAATGATGGTATAATGAATACCAATGTTTGTGAGCCTATTTATAATTACATACCGGCTCAAAACGATGCCTTGGTAGGAAAGCACGATGGAAGTTGCCAGATTGTTTTCGGTAGGGATAGACCGGCTTCGTTGGCGTCTGGTTATGGAGGAAAAGGCGCCCAAGGCGCTGGCGCCATCGATATTGTTGTCGGAAGAGCGTCATCTCAAGCTTTGCCTGACGGAAGTCAAGTACACCCTAATTTTGCTGCGGATGCCGGCAGAATCTATATTAGCCAGATGACAGATATAGATACAAATTTTGGTATTATCGAAGGCAAAGGGGGCAGCGTCATCGGAAAATCTGGGATTGGCATTAAAGCAGACACAGTTCGTGTTATTGGTCGTCGTGGTGTAAAGATTGTGAGCGGCAAGACTTCTGCCTTTAAAGGCGTAGGCATGGAGGGCGAAAAGGATGCATTTAGTTCAAATATATCCCAACCAGCACCTCCCATTGAGTTGATTGCTGGAAATAATGAAAAAAATCTACAAGGTGTTGCAATGGGAAAGAATACCAGAGATACTTTGATGGAACTTGCGATGATTGTGAGCGATCTGACATCTGCGGTCCAAAATATTGCACTATTGCAAACAACTTATAATTCTATCAATGCTCTGGATCCTGGTCGACCTTGGATGGTGGCAGTTGGGTGTTATACCGCACAAGCTTACGTTGAGTATATTCTTTCATCAGTATGGCAAATAAGAGCCAATCAATGGGTGTGGGAAAGAACCTATATGGATCCATATTCGCCTCACGGACCTGAAAGCCGGAATGTCTTCACAACATAAGATGAAGAATGAAGAGAAAGAGGAATAATCATGGCGGAATCTAAATTTTTAAAATGGCAAGATCAGAACGGCGACGGCTTGATAGATGTCTGTAAAGTAGATGTTCCTTCTAAAGAACTTCCAGATTGCCCAGAATGCAAGCCGGATCCGGCTTACGTAGCTCCGGATTGGAAAGAGCGCAACCAAAATCAGCCTTGGTATGATGCGAAGCGCTTAGAATATCATATTACGGTGGTGTGCGAAGAGACGTCTATTACTCCTTTTGAAAATGCCAGCGACGAAGAGGCAGCGGATTATGTCAAGTCGCTATTTAGAAAGTATCAAGAAGAAGCAATTGAAAATTTATTGTTACATTTCAATAAGTTAGATTCTGAACTGATTCGCAATATGGTTCGAGAACACTTGAATTATCATCGGCATTACTTGGACGCACGTCCAGGATCGAAAGTTCGATTATTATACGGAATAGCTTGCGAGAATTTCATCAATCTTCCGGAAAGAATAGAAGACGAGGGTGACGAACCAGAAGAAACCGGCCCAACTGTGGTTTTATACCGCGGCGATGATATATTTCCAAAATTAATGAAATTTAGAAAAGCAATGAATTTGTATGCGAGGTATTATCGAGTATACCAAGCTTTAAACAGGGGCACTCTTGTTGAAGTAGAGAGTGGTAAAATATTTTCTCCTAAACAATTGCAAGAATTCGGAGACAATGGCTTCCATAAAAGTATCATGCGAGATATGATTTATGGTTTGGATGGGTGGCTTAATCAGAAAGGATTAAATTTGCCCGGCTTCGGGGGCTTGGGTGGGCTTTTTGACGACAAGGTTACCAAAATTGAATTCACTTTTAGTAAAACTTATATTCTTAAAAAAATCCGAGCATGGTCGGTCAAGTGTGGTGATGTCCCGGCGGTATTCTCCCGGAAGCAATTGAGATTGTTGAAATCTCAAAGAGGCTGGAATTCCCCCCGAGCATGTGCTTATTTTGCCAAACTCGATGAAATAGAACAAGATCTTACAGCTAGAGAGCCGGCACCATGGCTGGAGTTCATTGAGAAATATACATATCCGGCAGTAGTGGGTAATGAAAATTATGGGATCGATGGAACATCTTGTATCGGCGATATGTTACGCCAAGAAGCTAAAGCTTTAGGGCAAGATATTTTAGATGATGTCTTCAGTCTCGGGGACGCAATCGCCTATGCTTTTAATAAAAGTATGTGTGAACCAGATTTGCACGACATTGAAGTGATGAGAGAGAAGTTGGGGCTTGTGCCGGAACCCGGTGAACCAAAGGGGCTTAAAGCTATTAATGCTCATAATGTTTTTGGTGTGGCAATGGAGCAGGCTTTCAAGCAAATGGAGGCGCGAGACACTGTTTTTGTTGAATTTTGTCAACTTATTGCTAGCGGATTTGGAACATCAAGTGCCGCGGCAGGTCAGGCGGAAGGCGGAGGCGGAAGTGTTGACGATGCCACCGGCGTGAGTGATGTGAAGGAAGTAGCTAGTTCGGCTATTTCCGGAAATATGACTAATGTGTTGTGGAGCGCCTTGGATCGTATTAAGATTTGTGGGCTAAAGAGTATAGCTTTAGATGTGTTGCGTTGTTTGTTAAATGGCGTGAGCCTCGAGCAAGCGTTGGGGAGGATTGTCAAGAGCGCCCTCAAGGCACTCTCGATAGACAATTTTGGTAAATTGTTTATTGGTTTGCCTCCGGAGAAACAACAAGAGCTTGATGCGCTCGTAAGAAAGAAGATAGAAGAAGGAAATATAGCCAAGGACGGCGCACCATTATCGAGGGTGTCGATCGAAATTAACAGGCCGTGGGATAATCAAGCCACACAAATGAATCCAGATGCCACAGTGGGAGATATGGTGTCTCCTGGCGACGTTAGTGCGCTAAATAATGAAAAATCACAACCTACGGATCGCACTCTAGCTCAGCGGTTCGACCCGCAGGCTAATACTGAAGGGCTGGATCCGAACATTGTTTTAGAAGCATATGTTATTGCTCTCATTGAAGTGTATAGTGATGACTTGTTGTCATTAGTTGATAAATTAAATGATTTTCCAGGATATCCGCTGCTTGCACGAACAATTGCCAATTGGGACTGCCCTGTGCCTCCTATGTTTGATCCTAATTTTTTAGACTTTATTAGGAGCGTGGATACTCCGTTTTGTACTGGCGTTGATGATATTGTGCTTCCGAAGCTAATTAATCCTTTTGCGTGGATTCCCAAGTATAATGATTTATATGCGGCTGGGTTTGAAATGCTCAGAGTGGCAGTACAAAGAATTATTGTGGCTATTATCATTAAATTGATAGTTAAGATTTGTGAGACTTTAGGAAAACTTTTGTGCAAAGGTCTGGGAGCCATTGGACAAATAGGTAAGGGAAATATTTTAGATATTTTGAAAGAAGGCTTGTGTGGGCCAGGCATGTCTCAGCAACAAGTAGAAGATACACTAGCCGAAATGTTTGCTAAATTTGGTGTCGGCGGTGCTGCATTTGCCAACCAAGAAGCTACACTTTCTTATTTTGCAGACCTTTCCCAAGCAGTAACGCGCGCAGAATTATTGAGCGCCTTCCAGGGGGAGATGTCTCCCCAAATGGCGATGATTGCCGATAATTTAATTGAATTTGAATATGGAGAATTTCGAGAGGGGCTGCCAACACCCGAGTCGATTGCTACCATGTTTGCAGACGCAGGCACTTTATTCCCCGCAGACGTCCGTAACGCGATGCAAAACTTCTTAAATGATCTTCCTCCGGATGATTTTGCTCCGGCGAATCCTACATTATGTGCCACTCCCGAACAGCTTGAGCAATTTTGTCAAATTCGTGAAGAAATGTTGATGGGAAGAGCGACGTCCAACCAGTCTCGAGAAATGTGCGAAGAATTACAAGAAGATTTGCTAGACGAACTCGAAGCTATTGCAGACATCCTTCAAGAACCCAGAGGGCCCTTGGCGAACGCACTACCCCCACTTATGACCGGTCCGGGCGCCAGTGGCGATGACTGTGTTCCCTCTTTGCTCCCATTTGAACCAGATGCCAACAAGAAAGCGGCAGCAACAGTTCAGAAAGGGAATTTAAGCCAATTGGAATTAGCATTTACTAAAGATATGCTAGGTAATGGTCCCGGAGAAAAGAACTGGGGAATGTTGAACATGGTATTGTCAGATACGATGGGGCAGCCATTAACTGCTCATTGGCGCAAAGCTAACAATCGCACAGCTTATGTTGATTTTATTACAGATAGCGAAAACGATCCGGACGCCGGTGACGACAAGAAGTGGCTGTTTTTTACAGATCCGGCGCCCACACCTAGACAATATGGGGCTCATCCTGAAAAAGTAGCCGACTGGCTTCAAAGTCAGTTATTGGAGTTGAACACCTCATTTAATTTAAACAACTCTTGGTCACCCGCATATTTAGGATATCCTAAGACTTTCGAAGAATTAGGAATAGATAGAGGCAACACCAAAGATCCGGATACGACCGGTTTGGGCGACCTGGGCTATGGCGTAGACTTTAGGGTTGATGGAGAGAACCGAACTGTACGCTTTACTGTTAATGGTCGGAAGGATCTTCCAGATTGCACATACCGATTTCGCGATAACAATAAGGGGAGAAAAGAACATCTGGGTACCGAGTATTTGTACGGATTCGACGTCGAGTTATATGTGGCAGACTTACACAAGAACAACGGAGAAGTATCCAACGTTGGTGATGCTTTTAAGCGCGGGAATTCACGACGTACTCCAGGAGATGTGTCGCGCATAAAGGTCATGGAATACTTTAATTTCGGAGAAGCAGACGACTCACATCTTACTGATATGATGACAGAGGACCAGAAAAAAGAATATGAAAAGAGCAAGGAAAAGACCCCTCAAATAATTACCTCCCCGCTTTATGAATTTAGATGTAGCGATGATACGTTTTCTACTATCAACGAAAGAGACTCCATTACTTTGAGGTCCTACACTGACTTTAATGAATGTTTTTCATCTTTAAAACCATATTCCCCAGGAGTATATCTTTTATATGATATCATTAAGCGTAATCAGAGTGTCTCCACTTTATCACTTCCAACTATCGAATCTCACATTGACAGCGTGATGAATGAGATAAACATTGAGATGGCGTCAGTAATTAGTTCCAATCCCACACCTTTTCAATATGGTGCGAAATATGATAATATTGGTACCAAAATGTACGATTATGTTATTGGACCTAACACTTTAGGATATCCCGAAGACACTCTTTATAGCGATGTTGAAATAGACGGAGAGCCGATCAAGGAAGCAGATGCGGTCATGGGGATTAGTTATGATCAGTATGAAAATGGAAACGAGGCTCGCGTTTTTTATTTGAACCCTGCCACTTATGGCGGAAAATATACGCGCCCGGCGGCTTACGTAAAACCAGTTAAGCTTGAAGGGTGGATGGGAATGGTTACAGTTATGTTTCCTGACTTTACGCCATGCAAGCCCCGAACTACTGATATTATAGATTTTCAAGGGATCCAAGAAGAAGTCCAAGAAATATATTATAAAATCCCAGACGACCAGCGGCTTCGATCAGATCCGGATTGTATAGTAGAAAAGCCATATAATCGTATTTTGCAGCGAGCTAGTAAAGCGGGGCTTTTGGGTCTGATCAAAGCATCTTGCCGGATATATGCCACAACACATTTCTTAAAATCATTTGCGGCTTTTGCAACTTTTTCTCCCAAATTCCCACAGAACTATAGCGATATTTATGCGGCTTATATTGTAGAGGACATGGAAAAATCTTTTAAAGATGCTCAAGGGGCTGGATGGGAATTTTTTAATCCTTTTAAAGATGGCGAGTTTTGGTATGGTTTTTTAGAACAATCAGTTCAGGCTTATAATTTATTATTAGATTCTGGTGAAATTACTGATCCTCCCAAGCAAGTATTAGAAGCCATGTTTGCACTGAATGATATTCAGGCTGCTTTTGAATATCCGTTTCGTAGGGATTTACGAAAAGCAAAGAAATTACGAGAAGTGAGACTGATTAAGACTCTCAAAAATTACAGAATGGAGAAAAATCTCGAAGCCGTTCAGGCTTCCGAAGAAGCAGCAAAAGTAATTTTAAAGGAATTTGTGAAGATGGAACTTAATATAATGGGTGAGAAATTTCTTTCTAATTTGGAAGAAAGTTTAGCTCCCGTTTCAGGTCCATATGCCACCGGTACCGTTGGGAAATTTAGACCCACATACACAGAGATCGATTACTATTTTTTGCAAAACCATGTATATGGCGCCGGCAATCTGGATTTAGATAAAGAAATCAAAGAAACAGTTGATACTCACCATTTAGAGGAATCTGGAAGCGATCATTATACTGCTGGCGGCGCGTTGGCTAAGCCGGATGGTACCGAGTATTCTGGTTTTTATCACGTACACACAACAGCAGATAATGAAGATGTTTACATGGCTGGCGCGTACCATAGTGAAGACACTCATGATGTTTTGACTATCCTAGCAAATGTAATAAAAGTCCCCATCGGTGACGTCCAAAATTTTGGAGACTCTATTGATTTAAATAGCAAGTTTGTATTGGAAAAATATACTTCTATAAATGGAATCAAATATTCCCCAAGCGATGCCTATTCGGAGATTATGAGTGCTGCCAATCCACCAGAAAAAAACCTTTCAGATATTTATCCGGGCACCCTTCAAGAGGTCACGAATCTTGAAACCGGCGCTGTCACAGGAATCACTGGCGAACTAGGCGTACGCCACGGATTAAGATTTTCTACTATAATAAATGGAGTTGTGTATGAACTGACAACGGTTGAAGTCGATGCTTTAGATGTCAAGATAGCCAATTACTCCCCACTGACAGGCGATAGCAAGTTGTTGTTATGTCTCCTTAATCATTTGCGAGATGACTTTATTTTTAAAATGTGTGTTCAATATATCTTTCCAATGAAAAAGATCTTATCAACGTTGGCCATTTACACTGATTTGGGGTTTTTAAATTCTATTGGCGAAGTTACCGTAGAAGATGGAATGACACAGCCTAATTTTGAGAATCCCAAACCAAGCTTTGACGAAAAGCCTGGAATGAAAGTGAAATTTCACAATTGGGAACAAACACCACCAGATTTTACTCCAAGCTACGAATCCACTGCTGGCTGGTCAAGCTATAGCGACAGAAATCAGCCGTTTACTCCATTTGTGTTAGATTGGGATGATTGGGATAGAGAGATTTTACGAAACTCTAAAAGCAAAATTAAGCGTCTTTTTCGTGTGTATTATACTTCACGAAAATTTGAACCCTTTGATGACGATAAGGGCGCCGGCACCGTAAAATCTGCCACTCGCAATTTACGAGAGGCTTTTCGAAGACCATCGTCAGCACGGATGCCTTGGTTTTGGCGTCGTCGATTGCGTCCTAATGTTTTTGATCGGAATGGAAAATTGTGCGATAAAAATGAATAACTAGGATAATTATGGAGAGGTTTATTATATGACATCATTCGGAATAAAACTGCCCATCACCAGAGATGATATAAGTGGCTTTACGACATTGACTTCTTTTAAACAAACGATCAAGCAGAATTTTAAAATGTTGTTGTTGACAAATCCCGGTGAAAGAGTCATGATCCCAGATTATGGAGTGGGGGTGAAGAGATATATTTTTGAAAATTATGGTTCAGGTATAGAAGGAGAACTTAAGGCTAAAATAATGGAACAAGCGTCGTTTTTTATGCCTGTGATTCAAATTATGGACATCGACATTAACGCGTCAAGAATGGATGTGAATGAGTTGTCAATGAATATTTCTTATATTATCCCAGACACAGGGATACGGGATTTGCTAAAATTTACTATTTAAAAATGAGGATTTATTATGGCAAATGATCAAAATCAAAAGAAACTTGTACCTATTAACTACACTAGCCGCGAATTCGAAAGTATTCGGGAAGACCTGATCGATCTGGCAGAAAGATTTTATCCTGACACTTTTCAAGATTTTAGTGAGGGATCTTTTGGCGCCATGATGATAGATTCGGTGGCATATGTGGGTGATCAGTTGTCTCTTTATTTAGATTACAATGTTAACGAATCTTTTTTAGATACAGCCTATCAATATTCCAATATATTACGTCATGGTCGCGTGTTGGGATATAAAGATTTGGGCCGGCCATCTACTTTTGGAACGGTGGCACTTTATATAATGATTCCCGCATATTCAGTAGCGATGGGTCCTGATAGTAAATATTTGCCTATTTTAAAAAGAGGTGCTCAGTTTGTTTCTCAGGCTGGTTTAAATTTTATTTTGACTGAGAACGTAGATTTTTCCAATCCCAAGAATTCGGTGGTAGTTGCGAGAGTTGATGAATCAACTGGTGCCCCAACTCATTATGCAATTAAAGCCTACGGCAATGTTGTTTCGGGGCAGATGGGAAGCGAAAAAAGAAATATAGGATCCTTTGAGAGATTTTTAAAAGTTACTTTAACTGATCCTAATATATCGGAGATTATTTCTGTTTTCGATTCAGAAGGGAACGAGTATTATGAAGTAGATTATCTTTCTCAGGATATGATTTTTAAAGAGGTTACTAATAATAATTTTAAACAAGATAATGTACCGTCTATTTTAAAGCCCATGTTGGTTTCGAGAAAGTTTGTGGTAGAGAGGGAGGGCGGCTCAGTTTCTTTACAGTTTGGAAGTGGCGAGTTGGGTGCGACAAATGTGGTTGCGATTCCTCAAGCGGTGGCATTGTCTACTTTTGGGAAACGATATGTTACTAGCACCGCTTTTGACCCCACAAGGTTGTCGCAAGAAAAGAGCATGGGAATTTGCCCCGCCAATACTACATTGTATATTTCGTATCGTTCGATTAGTCCTACAAATTCTAACTCTGCGGTGGGATCCGTTAACCAAACTAAAACATTTGAATTGGAATATTCTGATCGAGAATCATTAGCTGAAGCTTCCTTGCGGCAAATAGCGGCTTCATTAGAAGTTTCGAATGAGACTCCTATCGTAGGAGATGTAAGTAACCCGGGCTCTTCTGAATTGAAGCGTCGAATATATGATACTTTTCCTACTCAAAACAGAGCAGTCACACAGGCAGATTATGAAAATGTTGCCTATAGAATGCCTTCAAAGTTTGGATCCATAAAGCGTGTATCCACACAAAAAGATCAAGATTCACTGAAGAGAAATCTTAATATGTATGTCATTTCTGAAGACGAACAGGGACATTTAGTCAACTCTAATCAAACTATTAAAAATAATTTAAAGACATGGCTTAATAATTATCGCATGATCAACGACACTATTGACTTGTTGGATCCTTATATTATTAATGTCGGGCTTGAATTTGTTATTAGAGCCTCGGTGGGAGAAAACAAAACTAGTCTTTTGGGAAAATGCGTTAGTGTTTTGGGTGATAAGTTTTCTGAGAAATTCTTTATTGGAGAGCCCATTTTTGTGAGCGATATCTATTCGGAATTAAAGAATATAACTGGCGTATTGGATGTAGTAAAAGTTAAGATTATCAACAAAACAGGGAGCACTTATTCCGGGATTATTTTTGATATTAATAGAAACATGTCTCCCGATGGGACATATGTTGTAGCGCCTGCGAACGCTATTTTTGAATTGAAATATCCCGCAGTCGACATTAAAGGAAAAATTAGATAATGTTATTGAGATTCACCGCTAGCGCTGACAACACGATTGTCAATGCTTATCAACAAAATCTGAGAATCCGCGGAACCGGTTCAAATGCGGGAATGGCAGATGTAGTAGAGGTGTTTTCTATATATGGTAGACAAACCCCGCAAACCCCTACCCAGAGTGGCTCACAGGAGCTATCGAGATATTTGGTTAAGTTTCCTATTAGTGAGATTTCTGCATCTCGTATGTCGGGGATGCTTCCGGAAGCCGGTAAGGTTAGTTTTTATTTGCGTATGTTTAATGCTCAAACATCTAAGACGGTACCGATAGACTACAAGCTCGGAATTCATAAAATTACTCAAGAATGGCAAGAGGGAATCGGTTTAGATTTGGAAGGATACAAGGATCTTGTTAAGGGAAACATCGGATCAGACTGGATCCAAAGGAAAAAGGGCGCCAATTGGACAACTGTTGGCGGTGCTTATGCTAGTGTTCCTGGAGTCGATTATTTTGAACAATACTTTGAGAACGGGCTAGAAGATATGGAGGTGGACGTAACTCCACTAGTGGAACAATGGCTAGATCCAGATCCCACTTCTTCTTATCCAAACTTTGGTCTTCTTGTAAAATTAACATCTAGTCAAGAAGCTTATTTCTCTAGCTCAACTGGCTTGAATTCAGGCAGCGTTATTCACAACCCTGATGGGGCAACGACTTCTTATTACACGAAACGATTTTTTGCTAGAGGAAGTCAGTATTATTTTAAGCGTCCAACGTTGGAGGCGCGCTGGGATAGCGCGCTAAGAGACGATAGGGGTAGTTTTTATTTTAGTAGTTCTAGAGCCCCAGCAGCAGATAATTTGAACACTCTTTATTTTTATAATATAGTAAGAGGAAGACTTGTTAATTTGCCGGCTGTTGGTACCGGCTCAATTTTGGTTAGTTTTTATTCTGGATCTGTGACAAACGAATATCCATCAGGCTCTAAACTTATTGTTAACTCCACCCAGTGGAATGTGACGGGCGGATACGTGTCTCCGGGTATTTATTCTTGTTCGGTGGCTATAGCCTCTTCTTCAATTAAGACTCTTTATGATGTTTGGCACAGCGGCTCGGTTCAATATTACACTGGCAGCATTGTTCCACAATCTATTGATACGGGAGATTCACAAGCTACAGACGTTTATTATATGAATATAACGAATTTACAAGAACAATATTCTCACAAAGACACAGTTCGTTTGAACTTATACGTAAGAAATAAAGATTGGCAGCCAACTATTTATACAGTGGCTAACAACACTCCCATGGCGGTGCCGATTGTTAGCGCATCTTATCGAGTGTATAGGTTGTTGGATGGATATAGTGCAATTCCCTATGGTACTGGCTCAGACAAGCACACCGTGTTATCATATGATACTAATGGAAACTACTTTAAATGTGATATGCGCTTATTGGAGCCCGGTTACGATTATGGGTTTAAGTTTGCATTTTATGATGAGGTCCTTAAATCCTGGGTTGAACAAGCGCCGGTTTTTAAATTTAAAGTAGTAGAGTTATAGCATGAGCATCAAAGATCTATTCAATAGTTCGGGAAAAAGTGTAATTTACAGCGATTATAAGACTCAAAAAGAAGCTTTTGAGCCCATTGAGTCTGTACGTAATGCTGAACAAATCGAAATTAAGGACAAAGCCTTTGTTCCCTCAGTTGATTATTCCAATCCTGTTGAGTTTGCGCGCTATGGATCCGCCGAGTTATACTATAAAGGTGCTCTAGAAAAGATTATTGGCTATTATCCTTATGATGGCTCTAAAGCTGAACAGAATAAATTTTATAACGGTCTTCTGGAGATTGAAAAATATGTTTTTGATGATTTGTATCCTACTTCATTGGGATATGTCACGATATCTGAAAACGCATATGATTCATCTGGAACGACTCTTACTGGTTATGGACAATTTACGGCACCTAACGAAGAATATATTACCTTTTATGGCGGGCCAGGAACAGGCTCGTTGGCAGAAGGATCCACATTAAGCCAACAAAGTCCCAATCCTTATTCGAGTGCTTTTAACTATTCAAACATCTATGATGAAAATATTTATACCACCGAAGGGCTTCCTTATGATTACGGCAAAGGAACACGTCTTTCGAATTTGAGAGCCAATTTTGACGATGGCGTGACAATAGAAACATGGCTAACCACTGGTTCTCTTCATCCCAAAGCCGATGCTAGCAAACAAGTGCTTTTGGATTGGTGGAACAATAACATTCTTGCTTCTAGCGATTACGGGCGCCTTCGGGTTGAATTGACGTCTTCTAAAAATGCAGCCGGATTTGGTATAAGACCATTTGTAATAACGGTGAATTCGGGCTCTCAATCCTCGATGAACAAGGCAGCCAATAGTTTTTTTCTGGGCAAAGTGACACTACATGATGATTTGGGTTCCCTATGGAAACACTATGCCATAACCCTTTATAACACTTCCTCTGCATACAACCAAGAGGGCACAACAATCAGGGCAGATCTCTATGTAGATGGGATTTTGAACGATACATATCCACGCGACGGCGGTATGAGCCTAGTTCGCGAGATCCCTGGAATTCAAGCGTGGTATCGATTGAGTGAGGATTATGATTCTTTAAGCTCGGTAACCGATCACAGCGGAAAAGGACACAATGGAAGCTTTGGAACTTATTCGAAACCCTCCAAATCTCAGACTACCCCCGGAACCTATCTCCAATCAGCATCAAATCTCTTTGATAATAGCGGTACCGACGGAATTAACATTGGGACCCCCGCGACGTGGGACGCGCTCATAGGAGCCGATACTGGCGGAGGATCTACAGAGAAATTGACATTTGCAGCATGGGTGCGACGAACAGGCGCCGGCGCCGGCGGTAAAGGAAAAATTCTTGATTTTGGATTAGCGGATTTTGGTTTCTATATAGATTCCACAAATCACTTGTGTTTAGAGGCAAAGTGGGATTCTGGAACCCCCTCTTTATTTACCTACCGCTCAGATGATGCAGTTTGCCCAACTACAGCTAGTGGTGAGTGGGTTCATGTGGCTGTAACTTATGATCTGTCTAGTGCGGCAAACGATCCTATTTTGTATGTGAATGGGAAATCTGTTCCAGGATCCTGGGATGGCGCCGTGGCTGGAACATTTGATGGAATTATTGGTGCCGACTGTTTCATAGGAAACAATTCTTCTAAGACACGGCATTTTAATGGGTATATAGCTGAGGTGATCATATGTAACTCCGTGCTTCTGCCGCGAAAGATTTATGCTCTTTATGCGGATCGTGGACATACAGTGGGCGAACTTCCGTCACAAAAGGCAATGGGAAGAATTGGCGCCCTTTTAACATCCCCGGGTTGGGGAGACACAGCAGCCGTATCTGGTGATGGCAAATTATCTGGCTCATTAGATGAGTTCAGATTTTGGAAAGTAAAAAGAACACAAAAACAAATAGCTGAAAACTTTTTCACTCAAGTGGGCGGAGGTGCGAATACTGATATCGCTAACGCCGATTTGGGGGTATATTATAAGTTTAATGAAGGGAAGACGGGTAATGCGACAACGGATCAAGTTGTGTTGGATTACGCAGGTCGAGTTTGCAATGGAGTGTGGACAAATTATACGGCAAATTCTCGATTTACGGGTTCGGCTATTCTGTTGGCTAAAGCAGCACTAAGGGAAACCCCAGACCCAATTGTTCGTGCTAATAATCCGAGATATGCCGCACTTCAAACTTCTTTATTGGAAAAAGGCAGAGTTCATGATTTAAATAACAATTCAATGTTTATTAATTATTCTCCTTCTTGGGTTATAGATCTGCATGACACTCTCCAAGGTGCCTCACAGTATGATAATACTAATTTAGAAATGATTTCCCACTTGATGGGGGCTTATTTTGATAAATTATATAACCTCATACATGAAGTTCCAAAACTCAAACACTACAATTACCCGAGCGCTAGCGCCACGCCATTGCCGTTTTCGATGCATTTGCCGCAATCAATGGGGTTGTATGCACCAGATCTCTTTGTCGATGCTAGTGTGCTGGAGCATTTTGAAAACAGAACAGAGACAGAACAATTCGCCGGAAGAGTTGTTGATATTAAGAATTTAATTTATCAAAATCTTTACAATAATATAGCCAATATTTACAAATCCAAAGGAACCGAGACAGCCATAAGAAACGTGTTGCGTTGTTTCAATATTGATGATTCGTTGGTGAGATTCAAAACTTATTCTCGTAATAACGTTTATGATTTAAAAAATAATTTACGACAAATAGCCCGAACTAATGCGCGCCTTAATTATAATAACTTAGCACAATCACATGGCGTGGTATATCAAGCGAACAACTCATTAAGTTACCCAAGCACAGGATATATCCACGGCACTAGAGACGGCGCCGGTTTTGGAACGTGGGCAAGAGAAGAGGTTTGCGGTGCCACCATTGAAGCCGATATTGTGTTTCCAAAATTTGATCAAAATGAACACGTATTTCCAAGATACTTTCACACTTCGTCTTTGTTTGGGATGTATACCGTTAATACGGCTAGCGCGGGATCCCTAAGTGGACACAATACAGCGTATGTATCTCAAGATGATTGGACCAATTTTCAGGTTTATGCAATTCGGGATTCTTTGGGCTCTAAAAATGTCCGCTTTATGCTTACGTCTGATCGCAGCCCTTATCCCATTCCAGAAATTACCAGCAGTACGTTTTTGGATGTTTATGATGACAACCGTTGGAATTTATCAGTTCGCGTTAAGTCTAAAAACTATCCTTTAGGGGGAATCGTTTCGGGCTCTGGGCCCCCTTCTTTTGATGGGCAACCATTTGAAGTAATTTTTCGAGGTGTCAATACAGTATTGGGCACTGTCGTCGATCAGTTTGAGCTTACATCAGCTTTGAGTTACACCACTGCTTCTTATTTTTTAGGAAGCACAAAAAGGCTGTATTGCGGAGCAAAGCGCTTTAATATAACTTCGTCGATACAGCACCCAGCGGATACTTATATATCCGATTTGAAGTATTGGGCTCATTATATTGATAATTCCGATCTGGATCAGCATTTATATGATTTAGAAAATGCCGGCATTTCACAAACCTATCAACCACTTCTGGCACAAACAAATAGTGAGATTTTACGTCGGAGTACGTTAGGTCTACATTGGTCTTTTGAAGATGTCACCTCTTCTAATTCATTGGGGCAATTTAGAGTTATAGATTATAGCTCTGGATCTCGTCAGATGATTACAGCCTCGGGCTGGTTGGGAGAGGTTACTCAATATAGACATCCCGGGTTGGGCTATGGGTTTGTCACATCTTCTGGCGCCGCAATTAGTAGAACCTTAGAAAACTCTTTTAAGTTTACCGATCCCGAAGAAACGATATCTAGTAATATGATATCCATCCTTTCAGAAGATGATAAGCTTTTTAAGATAGTGGAAACTGTTCCTAATTATGTTTTTACTATTGAAAAAAGCATGTATCAGGCAATATCGGAAGAGATGATGATATTTTTAGCTGGTGTGACAGATTTCCATAATCTAATTGGAAACCCCCTTAATCGTTACCGAGATCGATATAAAAACATAGAAAAATTGCGAGAGTTATTTTTTCAACGTGTTACTGAAATAAGTGATGTTGAAAAATATATTAAATATTACAAATGGTTTGATGATGCATTGGGCATTATTTTATCGCAATTGGTGCCTGCGTCTGCCGATTTGGTACCGGATGTATTAAATATTGTCGAGAGTCACACATTAGAGAGAAACAAATACGAAACCCAGTTCCCTACGATAGAAAACTTTTCTCCTGTTGTTGGTTCATCTATCAAGGGATTTGGAGATCGTTCGTATCCTGGTTTTTTAGGTCAAACAACGCAGCCAACTTCTCCGCGTGATACAACTCGTCATATACCTTTTTGGAAAAAACGCGCCCTTAGAGACGCTCCAGAAATTACTTCTGGCGATGCGACGATTGATAGCCAACGAGAAACTTATCGCATCGTCATCAATTCTCATCCGCGCCTTAGTCAGAGTATTCCTTTTGTTGTTGATATGGCGACTAACCAAAAGTATTTTTATCGACCTTTTTTCCAAAGAGGGAGAAAATTAACTGGATTCAAATTTGATTCGCCAGTAACCAAGGCGCCCAGCAATGCGAAAGTATTAAAGGGTGGCACCAACTTTTCACCTAGCAAAGATATTGATTTTACGTATACAGCATTACGCCCTGCTGGTCCTGTTTATACAAGTGGGGGCGTGTATGTCCCACAAAACGTTCTTTTGTCTTTAGAGGAAGATTTTGCACAAATTCCAGTAAACAACGATCCCCCGTCGGATCCAAGCGAAAAAGAATATCGAGTTGTTAAAGTGCAACACGGTCGCGATTATCAATTAGGTTTGGGTTATAGTAATGTAAAATCGACATTGGCATATCCTTTTAATATGGTGAGTTCTTCATTGACTACTGGTTACCAGAAAGATGTGACCAACCAGGTTAAAGGTATCAACATAGTCAATCTACACAATGATGTGTATGGTCCCCATATGGAGAAGCCGATTCAAGGACCCTTTACTGAGCATAACGTTGGCGGTCATCAGTCGCGCCACGTTCCTCTTAATAGGGGCGACGATTCATGGCGAACTAGACCGGAAGCATGGATGTTGATGCTCGGTAGATGTAGCGGAAATCTTGGCGCCATTGGTATGGTGGGTCCAGATTACCCATGGCCTGACGAAAATAGCCTTGAAAGACCAGATCCGTACCCGGCTATATTGTCTCAAAAGGCTTGGTTATATCGCGACTTTACTGCGAAAAGTCCTGTAAATATAAAAAACATACATAGATCAGGAGCGATAGGTCCTGTTTTGGGCAACTACCGCCAGCCTTACGATATCGTGACAACTTTTGGAAAGCATAGTAATCCGAGTCACTTAGTAAAAAATGAGAATTGGGTAGTTTATCCTCCTGATACTTTTCCGTCATATGCCACCGGAACAACGGTTGTGAACACATTGTTGGATATTCGTAGTCGGGAACATGGAAAACTTTTTATTCCCGCCGGCGGTCCTGGGCCCGGAGATCGTCATCCGAGATTTAACGGAGAGTATGCCACCTATTATCTTCAAGGAAGAGCAAACCGGTCAGTTATTTCAAACAGGTTTGGCGCACCTGGAGGGATGGACACCACCCAACCCGGACTTAAAGATTTTAGATCTGGCGAGTTTTCTGCATATAATGCGTTGCCATTTAGAAATTTGATGGTTATTCGACCTAACCAAGGACCTAGCGGCACCATTGGTGCTACCGAGGGCATGAGAATATCAGATCTTCACGGTAAGGATTTCGGCATGCGCGCATTACTCGCGCGACATTGTGGAAAATTTGGTAGAGATTCTTTATGGGTCCAAAACCCCGGCGCAACTTATAATCAGCTTCCTAGTTTCCAAAAAACCAACCGCAATCGTTTAACTATGGTTGATCGAGAAGTAGTTTATCATCACGCCACTGTGACTGCTAGTTGTCTTTCTCAGCCCCCCGCGGACACCAAGGGTTTGGTGGTGGGAGTGTTGCCGCACATTGTAGTACCTGGAAATCAATTTGAAGTAAAGGTTCCGTACGGATGGGAAGCTCCCACAGCACCACCGAGAATTTATACTTTTAATTATCAGACAATTCTTGGTAATCCAGGCTCTTCCGATCTCATAAATGTTCAAATTGGTGGCACTAATGATATTACGATTGCCAACACTATAGATGCCATTAACGGATTGGCAATATCGACGCAAGCGCGCTATTATGATAATAATCCGATCCATCGACCGCTTCGTATTACTGCCGCGGCATCTCCCGCGATGGGCGCCAAGGGAATCGATCTTTTCGCCACCATGATGGGAGATCTTGGTAATCTATTGGTTTATTATTCTTCCACCTCTTCATTGACGCACCCCACCAAAACCGGCATAAATCAGAATTTTTCGGGGGGAGTGACTGTTTACAATTCAGTTCCGGGTGTTCAATATAAATATGATAATGCTTTTGTCCAGCATGCGATCCCCAGATCAACTAGTCAGTATTTGTGGATTAGTGCGTCCGCGGTTAATTTAAACGCTGCCCACACCCCGGCTTATACACCTTTCAATTTTTTAGTATCCAGCGGCACCACTCTTATCAATGCTTATGATTTTGTGAGCGCGAGTGATTTTGGTGCATTTTCTTCATCCACCGGCTTTTATTATGGTAGAGATAAGAAGGATTCATGGTTAGTTGGAAAAGACTTTCTTCCGGTTGATTTTGTAGGATCGAATACGATTATAAACGAAAATGTGGACATGTCCACCAACACTGTTGGCAACGCAAATAGTTATTATGATTATTTGAATACGAACATCATAGATAAAGGGTTTGCCCCTTCGTCTCCGACTCCTTCCGCAGTCATACTAAACAGTTTGCTTTTGAATCGCGGCGGAGCATACGGCTGGTCAGGTAGACAACCTTTATATCAAAACAACAATATCGTGTTGCGCAATGAAAGACAGAGCAACATGTTGAGTCTTAAAAACTCCGATAACTCTCTTACGAAATATAATAATCCACCCATCACAATGGACGGACGGCCCGTATATGTGAATTTGGACTTTATGTTAACTTCGACATTGCCTTCGACCAATGTTACTTTGGAAATGCCGCTTGGTGTTTATCAGTATTTTAATACGAATGACTTAAATAATAGATTTAGTTTTGATCAATATTCTTATATCACACAATTTGAACAATTGATGCAATTGGCGAGAGATTACAATTACAAATTAAATTGGGTATTGTATTCAGAATGTATTTTCCCTGCTGATCGTAATGAATTTTTGTCATATTCGCGAGGGAGAATAGGATATACCAACGATTTTTGGAGAAACAACCGCCAACAGAGAAACACTCTTGGCAGCACTCTGCCAACGACATTTGATTATACGGGATATTCTCAATCGGCATGGGTTTTGGATGCGCCTATAGATTTCTTGACACGCACTGGTCCTCAAATTCTTAGTCATTGGTGGACCGGCTCTAATCGATCGGATTTATTAAAAATTTCAGGTGCTGCCGGCGAATTACAAAATATATATAGCACCTATACTTATGTGCCTTCAGCGTATGATTTCAATTCAAAATTTGAAACCTTTGGTGGCGCCGTTCCTTGGCCCGGGGTTTTAGTTGTTGGGCAACCAGTTTCTTCTGGGGGTGCCTATAAGGTTGATTGGAAATCTAAGGCTTTAACTCCGGGACCTTTATATGCGCGCAAATCCACATTGTCGAGCCAACTTTCTGTAGTTTCCCCTCATGGTATATCAAACCCTCCTGTGTATAGGATTAATTCCATATTCAGCGCCTGGGCTACTGGAAGTAATCATGGCGGTGGTCCGACTACTCATCAATTTCGAGTTTTGGATCCCCTTAAGGCTCAAAATACAGGCAGTCTTCGACGAAGTGATGCCGGCTACATGTCTCAAAAGAATCAACGATTAGCAGGGGAGGCAAAATGGGAAGCCAACACCCTGGCGGGAATAGTTGTACAAAGCGGAACCACCTCCCAGTTTGTGTCGCACCCAAGTGAGCCATGGTTTGATGAGTATGGCGACTTTAAATACGAATTGCAAAAAATGGCGAAAGATTATGCCATTGTGCCTGAATTCAGAATCAGTGAACATATTAAATCTTATAAACAAAATGGCTTGCTGAATGAAGGAAAAACAAATACTTTTGAAATTGTGGGAACTTCTTTTGACAGTTCTCAGGACATGTTCTATAGAGACTATTCAAATTCAGACTTTCTTAAAGAATTTGCAAATGTGAAAGCAAATTCGCTTTTAAATGCATCAGAGATTCGATTGGTTTGCGACGCAGCCATCCGGTTCAATCCCTATAAAGGATTTTACCCAGCCCAGCGCAGCGCACAATTGGTAGATCAATTAAAAGATAGTTATAATCGATGTTATGAAGCGCGCGCCTATTATATTGGCACGGATGGCGTTGTGCCCTTTGAGTCTTCGGTGGGGCTATCTGGGCTTGGCAGTACCACCGCACGTACTATGGTCACGGGCGCCCAGGCAACGAATTTGTTTGAAGGACAATTCCCCGGCGCCACGAGACACCTAAACAAGACCCTCTTTGCTCCTGGTATTCTGTATAATAGCATCAAAGCAGGTGTTGCGGTCGATTATCCAATTGTTTCGGATGCTCGAAAAATTGCTCGAGCCTACCCGTTTCCTTCTTTTCTCCAGGCTGGAGATGGCTATGCCTCTAATGGTTTTCCGGCCGGCGCTAACCCTAGACACAATACTGATATTTCCATGTCTTACGAGAATGCTATGGCATATTGTCAGCCTCCGATGGCTTATGACGCCGTAGACGGTACTGCATCTTTGCTTAATACGCCTGAGTGGAATCCGTGGTACGATGAGGGTGATGAAGTTGGCATCTACAAGGACTTTTTTGATATTCGATTACCTTTTGAAACAATTATTAAGCCCGAAAACCATCTTCAAAACGTGACAGTTTGCGATCTAGAGACAGACTATGCCTTGCGAGACGGTGGTACTTATGGACTCATGTTGAATACTTTCCGAGGTCAGCCAGCAGACAACATTTATACATCTATGGCGCGAAACTTCTTTGGCGCAATTCCATCGTTTTTCTTGAAAGACAGTTCTTTCACAACTTTGAGATCGAAAACATTTGCCGGTACGCGACAGTTTGCTTCTGGCGCCGTTTACATGGCAAGAGTAAAAATGCTGTCTTCTTATAGCGGTTCACGAAATTATACTAACGAATATATGGCATCTGTGGGCGGAACTTCACAAAATTCAGCTTCAGTGTGGCTGGAGGCGGGACCCAGAGCGGTGACTGCCTCGATCGATCCTTCCGGAACCATTACACAGCTTCAATATTTATCCGGAAATGTGTGGTTCCCCATACCTCAGCATCCACGGAACAAGATTTATGATCCTTCTCGTGGCATAGACCTGACTTTCCCGGACGGTAGGAATCTATCTTTTCAGGAAAGCTTCACAATGTACAGCCGGACCGATGCTTTTGGTCCTCCTTTGGCTGGTACATATGCCGGACCCGGCGCCGAAATGAGAAGACTTCTCCCCACTGTTCAAAGATGGCTCAGTGCGTCATATGCATATGCGGGGTGGGGCTATTTTCAGCCTTACTACACTTCCGGTCCACAAATTGGAACAGCTTCATATAACAACGTGGGGAATACCGCGCCAGCAGCGCCTCGATATTTAGAATATACTATGGCGCCATGGGATAGAGAGGCTAATAGAGAATATCCAAACATGACCCCTCTTCCTGTTTTTGATAGCTTGACAGGGTACAACTGGGCATACACGCCGCCTTATTATGATGGCGAGGCTTGGGCAGATCTGATTTTTAGACCAGATCCCACCAAACATTACGATTTACAAACGATATTAGATGAAGTTGATGTTTACCAATGGCGCGTCGATCCTGGCTATGTTAATCCTAATCCCCGGGTTAATATATTTAATAGTACCGAATTTGTTATCAACATAACGGGCACCATCTTCAGTAGCTCTAAGGGCATCGGTGGTGCGTATCCGCAGCCATTTTCTTATGGCAACAAAGTGTTTGATTATCCAAGCTCACCATACGCCGGAAAAATGATCAACAAGAGTGCCATGCAGCTTAATGCGTCTGTTGATTTATTTGGTGTGGAAAATGTTGGATTTGTGCAAGAATCTACAACAGGCGAAAAGTCCACTCGAAACCAATCAATCGGACAGAGGTGGGTCATACAGCCCAAATTTGAGACTCCGCATGCAAACTTTAGTGATATCGGGACGCGCCCCTTGCGCAAGTCATTCATGGGGGTAACCGGTACGGTACCCGGAAATATCACGTTGCCTTTATATGCATCGTCGGCTGTGCCTCAAGGAATGTGGCACCAATTTGGAATTATCGATCCAGATCCTCAAAAGGGAATCTTTTTAGAGATAGGGGCTATTCCTTCGAATTGGCTGAAGTATCACTACAATGTTACTCTAGAATCTAGCCCCTACAACAACTATAATGTGCATGACGGACCAAATGTGCACAAGAATGTCCAAAGTTTGGCTCATTTGGCTGGGTTTGATAAGAGCCGTGCTCGCTTAGGAGAACTAAAAGAGTCTATGATAGTTAAAGAAGCTGTTGTGGCTGTTCCTTATATTACAACCATCCCTGTTCCTTTAGGAAGCAAAACTAAAAAGTATTTTGAAGGAAAGCGCTTCATTACTATTCCTCGAGAGCGAATAGATGCAGCGCAAAGCTCCTTGCGAGGAACACCCTTGGGTCAGTCGCTGGACGCGGCAGGGATTTCTATTAGAGATCAGCTAGCTAAAATGGAGAATTATATTTTCCCACCACAATTTAATTTTATAGAAAATAGCAATCTTGATCCGATGGCTATGTATATTTTTGAGTTCACCTATGAATTCGATAAGGATGATTTAAATTATATTTGGCAAAACCTCGCACCGAGAAACTATCAAAGAGTTCACATGCAGAGCGATTCGGTATCTCACGCATTGCTAAATAGTGAACTTCTTTCTGAACATAATTTGGCGGATAATGAAAATCTGAGATGGATGATTTTTAAAGTTAAACAACGCGGACAAGATGACTACTATGATCATGTTAAACCTCAAGGCAGTATTGCGTCGGATGATGTATTCGAGGACGACACATTGACACCCGAAGAGAAATATTTACAGTATAATTGGCCCTATGACTACCTTTCATTTGTGGAACTAATAAAGATGGACGTTCAAGTGAAATTTGATTCACCAACGTTGGCACTTACAGGATCAGAATTAGTTGAAATAGACATTCCTATCACGGCAGAGTTTCAAGATCCAAATAGTGTTAGTTCGCTTTCCTCTTTAGAGCAACAAGTTCCAGTTAATATAGCCAATAACGCCCCTTCTAACATGAACAAGGGCGAAGGAGAGTATTAATGGCAAAATTTTTAAATCGCAAAGAACAAGTTTATGATTTGAAGCTAACGAATTATGGTAAATATTTATTATCTGTCGGAGAATTAGAGCCGGTTTATTATGGATTTTTAGATGATAATATTATCTATGATGGTAAATATGCCGGCGTTGTCGAGGTTCAAAATGGGGTTATCGAGAGAATGAGACAAGATTCTCAATATATTGAGAGTTTAACAACCTTTGAAGATCCAGAAAACCAACAATTAAAACTAGGTGTCGCGCCGTCAAGTGAATATCTGGTTAAGACCCTGAATTTGATAACAGACATGTACCCTACTCTAGGGGGGAGCGGCATATATCCATTGCTTGATACCATGGGAACAAGTTTTTCTGGTGTCTCAAATAATTATTTCGGTTCACTATTAGTAAATGCACTGTATAGTCATTACGACGTCGATGTAAGCCCGCAGAGAATTGAAGCGCGCGCAGATTCGTATCCTTTTACTGCGTTAATAGGGGATGCTTATCTAGATGGAGACACACAAAATGCCCCCGCATGGAAAGTGGTTGCTTTAGAGGGGCGTATAAGTTCATCGACAAAAATAGATTCTAAAAATTCTATTTCTATTCCGCAAATAAACATAGATGTGACATATACGAAAGAGATACAAGATTATGACGCCGCCACGGTGTTGAGTGATCAGGATTTTCGTGATATTGTGAGCACTACGGAGCCTTTTGTTGATAATGCTGTAATAAAATTGGTCCCCGAGGATCTTTTGATTTATGGAGAAGAGATGAATACTCAGTTGTTAACGGAGAATTTTGAGATAGAAGTTTTTGAAGTAGTAAAAGATGCATATCCTAATAGTGCTGCTTTATATTGTGTGACGCCGGTAACGGCAAGCCTTACGGCATCTGGTGGAAGCGGGCTCCAACTTAGCTCCCCTGCTGATGGGGATGTATTTCAGATTGGAGTACCCCCGGGGTATTACGGAAAATCCTGGAACCTTTTTGCTGCTGACGAGGATTTGCCGGCGCTCGAGACTGTTTATAAATATCAATTTCAAACCACTTTGACTTCCCCTGCCAATGAACTTCAAATTAATATTCAACGTGGCCCGAGTGAAGTTCAGAACACTATTGCTGCGATTAACGGCAATGCTAATTCCACCCAGGCGCGTTATTATAACAATGAGAAAACAAACCGCGCGCGGCGAGTTTTAGCAACACAAATAGGATCATCCACAGAAATTAATTTAGGATCTTTAAACTCAGGAACGAAAGGCAATGGTGCTTGGTTTTCTTCGGACTTTAACAGTGCAACTCCGAATCCGGCGGTTGGGATCAAGCAAGAACTTCTTGGTGGCATCGACGGCATTTTTTGTCCCAGAAAAGATTTGCTAAAAAGAAAGTATTTTTATGATCCTCAAACTAAAATTGAAGGACAAAACATGACCACCGCAGAAGACATAGAGGGGCAAAAGATAGCGATCGCGACTCAAAAAGGCAATCCTTCCATTTCGGCTGCTCCTTCTACTCCTAGTCATGTAGGTTATTTCTTCGACTTATTGGTGGATGAAAATGTATCAGAGAAAACTGCTTGCAAGGCAGCTTCCGCATTCAATAAAGAATCTTATTATGTGGATCTAGATTTTGATTGCGATGAGGCGGAAGAGATGGAAATTACTAATGTGGATATTTATGGAAAAGTAACGGAGCCTGAGATATGCCTGTAAATCAATTTACTGGAGACTTAAATGACAAATTTGGGAATATACTGCCTATTCCTTTTATTGATAAAGTAGAATTATTTGTTGGCAAGCTTGTTGTATATTATAGCCTATATTTGGATATGGATTATTATGGGAGAGACAACATTGAGTCATATTTGGAACATTTACATAATGAGGGTTTAAAATTTGGACTTGTAATGGGAATAGATATAGAAGATCCAGATGGGGAACAAAAACAGAGAACCTCTTATACAGATGTTATTGAAGGTAAAAAGGGCGCCCTAAGCGCCATTATTAGTACTTTCCGCCAACGATATGATCCGAACAATTCGAGCAATTCGTCGACGAATTTTCGATATGGAACATTCTATCAAAGTAACAGCCAGAAGAGTAGTTTCTGGCACATGCCGACACTTGCAACCGTTTTGGCTGCACACAATGCGGCTCCAAATTCTGGTATAATTACGACCACATATAGCACCGAGGACTCACCGATAGTTAAAGTTTCATTTCAAATGGATGTACAAATATCAAGCCAGGTTTCACCTTCAGCCCACTATTACTACACGGACTCCATAGGCTGTCCTGACGCCCCAATGGGTCAACAGGGACCACCACTCACTTTCACTGACGCAACCAAATTGCCGGACATTCTTTCATCGTTTCTGCAACCGGGGTATGTCGATTCGGTCACTGGCTTCGAATATGTACAGCCGGTTACTAAAATGGGGTTGATAAGCTTTTCTTATGTTGCTGATAAAAGGCAGTATGGATATGCAGAATTATTAGATAAAATTTTTACCCATGGCTGTCAACAGGTTGCAGTTGACAATTATCCTGAGATCGAGACCGAGGGACACTTAGGAGATGCACCTCTTGTGAACTCTTCGATATCTGATATATCTTATTTGACTGTGGTAGAGAATGCGGCTTTGGATATTAAACCAGAGGTAGTGTTTTTAGATTCAAATGATAACCTAGTTCAAGAAGTTATGCAGACTATTGATGGTTCTTATTATAAAGTATCTCCGAATTTACATGTCCAAATTCAAGAAGATGTATTAAGTTTAGTATCAAATCCCACTAACGATGAGCCTTTACAAGCTTTGTTTAATAGTGTGGCGACAACTACGTCTATCTATGCTAATTTGGCTGCATTGGTGCCAGAATTAAACAATTTAAGGCAAACGATAGTAGACAAAAGCAGCGTGACTGCTATTGGAAAATTTTATAATAATCTTAAGTTAAAGATTTTGCGCGCAAATGAGGCAATTGGTCGCGGCGAAAAAGTTCGAAAACAATTGATGAACAATCCACGTCTTTTCAATTTTCGATCCGGTATCGACGGGAGCGCGTCACCGCCCCTCGAGGGTTCCGAGACCCACAATTTGTCTTCTTGGGATGATTGGGAGATGCGCCTAGACCCCCAGTTAGAGCAAGTGTACCCTGGTTTCGAAGTTTCTTTTAAAGGTTGGCCAACGCCGACTTCTTTTAATGGCACTCAGCCAACATTTGCAAACAAAGATGCTTATATTTATCCTGGTGCCACTAGATTTCGAACGGAAGAATTTCAATGGTATATTTATGGATCCAACAATCCCGACTATAAACGATTACTGCAATGTTATGTAGATCACGGATATTGGTATTTTGATTACGAAAAGGCTCTTAAAACGAGAAGCGCACTTTCTCAATTGGTTAATGTAGAAAAATTTGAAACTTTATTTGGGACTGGGATGACAGGAGCAGAATTTCGTTTAGCCGACACATATGTGCACTACAAAAGACTTAAGACGGCAGAGGACAGAGACGCAGAAGACAAAGAAGAGAGTGGACCCTTCGTATTGAACACTCCACTTCCACAATATGTAACGGGAGATTCTATTCCAAAAGAACACTTTGCGTTTGAATTTAGTATGAAAAATACGTGGTTTTTTCCACCCGAGCGCCAAAACTCGCCGCATCTTCCCGACGGCATGACGTTCGATCTCGAGGATTATTGGTACGGATCCCGCGAGATTGATCCCCACGGTTGTATTATTAATTACTATTATGGATCCCGACACCCAGATCTCGGTGGTAATGAGCAAGATGAATTTGAACGCGATCACAATAATTCGTATTTAATGTTCGATGACCCTATGCAAACACCAAGGGATCCAAATGGGCGCCCCCTCAAGCCCTGGAATGCCCTACGAGCGGAAAACCCTAGAGACATAGATGGTTTTCATGAACTGTTTGGGGAAACACAAGAATCCAGGCGATATCGTTTAATGACATTTGAATTTGAAAAATATAAGACATTTATGACCCCTTGGGAACTCGACCAGCAAGATTGCAAATTTGATTCCTCAACGAAGGACGACAAAAAGAGATTTCATGAAACTCGAAGATTTATGTTTTGGGAGTTCAATGTTTATATACAAGACGGTACCCACCGACTTTATCAGGAACTAATGGAGATATATCGCATCATCGATGAGTTGTTGGAATTATATTCGTTAGCAGCCGCAGAGCCGTGCGCTTTCGATGAGGCATCTGGATTTTTTACGTCAATTTTTATAAATGGTGTTAATGAAATGTATTTATCAGCGGAATCACCAATGGATCCGCCGTGGGTTTCGGCGCCTTTTTACTATGAATTTATGTTAGATTTGTTGTTCAACACTCACGATGGAGAGATGGCGTTAATTGAGAAAGCCGCGGCAGACCAATCAGCGTTGATTGGTCCAACAACCGGATCTCCAACCGCGATCGCGCGGTTTCTTGATGGATGGAAAATCTTGTGGGAGTATTACATTGGGAACCAGACCCCAGATCGGTTTTATCCACCGGCTGACATGTATTCCCCCGGCGCTAAATTTTTTCATCATTACTACGGACAGAGGGGTGTTAATTATTGTCGAAAATTTGGTCCCGATCTCCAAACTTCCGGTTTCCACGACTTTCCAAGTGGGATTAATCATCCGGACGTAAGCACTCGCACGAGTAAATATACATACTTACATTATAAGATTGATGATGAATCTTACGAGCTTGAGGATCCATGGTGGATTGATCAAGAGCCGGAGTTTAGTGCTTTCGGCGGAGAAAAAGAAGAAGCGGGACTAGTTGCAACCCCGGGCCCTTGGAGTACAGAGTTTGCTGACGTGTCTGGCGAAGAGCCAATTTGGGTCTGGTCGCAAGAAAATGCGGCGTGGTCCAAACGCCAACACGACATCATTAATATGGCAGTTAATCAGTATCAAGACATGTCTCAATATTATTCTTCTTATGATCTTTATACGGAGGGGCGCACGTGGAACATCTTCTCGATGTTGCCAACTTGGGTGACAGAAGACATGTCTAAAGAACAAATTGCAGAAATGGAACTAATGAGAGAAGCGCAAAAAGATCAACTAGCCTCACTCCTTGATCAAATGGTTAACACTGCCATTGCTGAGCAAAGTTCTACCTCCCAGGAGGATTTAGTTAAATCTTTAAAATCTCAGTCGGAGCTTTTGTCGGAAGCTGTGATTCATTTAACAAAACTGATGGAAATCGCCTTGGGGGGCCAATCAAATGACAATCAGACCGCCGCGGGCGATCCTATTTATATACAAGAAAATCGGAGACTAACCGAAGAAGAAAAATATGCACTAACCGATTCCGAACGAAAGGAATATAATGCATGGCTGACAACATTTGAGCCCGGAAACACGATCCATGAGAACTCATAGGGGCAGTACTTTAATTATAAAATCTGCAAATAGACTAGTTACACCAAGAGAGATAAAACATGGCCTTTTTAATAAGAAAAGTAAGTAATAATCCACGCAAAGCTTCAGACAAACAGAAAGTCCAAGCACTCAAAAAGCAAAACAAATTTCAAGTTACTATTGGAAATTATACCGTTCCGAGCACCCCAGAAGACATTGGAACTTTAGTGGGGACATTGCGGCTAGTGGACGCAAGAACTTTAAATGAACTTTCTTATAATATTAATTCCAAACAGATGGCCACAATGATGCTGGGGGCTCTCGATATGGTTGTGCGAAATGATATGGGAAAAAACTACAGCATCGTAGGGGACCAAAACAATCCTTATATGATAGATAATCCCAATATTGTTCCCTCTTCTATTGGGGATATTTCTAATTCTCTAAGTGATCCATCAAAGCAATCATTTAAGTCCCACTCTGATCCTTTTTATGAGTTAGATGAGGGCGCCCCAGAATATTATAAAGAACAGCAGAATCTCCTGAAAACCTTTAATGAAAAGGATTTGACTCAACTTGCGGCTGCTTTTAATCGATTGAATAATAATATTTCCTCCCCTGGAACTAAAAATCTCAAACAATTTAACGTTTTGCAGAAATAAACATTATCGGAAAAACACACACATGCCTTCAAATGAAATCTTCGACTCTAGTCACATACACAAAGAATATGTAATTACGCAATTCAAGACCGGCATCATCTCTGCTATGGACTACAACTGGGTGCAAGGAAAGCAAAAGTTTATTAGTGTCAACAAGCAGGCACAAAAACTTTTCGAGGAACAGTTTTATTATTCCATAAAATATTACCTCTTTGTTTCGACAGCTTTTTCGGTCGACCCAGGAACCGCCCGCAGGGCTGGCGAACTAGAAACCGTCACGACGGGGCAGAGCCTTTTGGATCCGCCAACAGGCGGCGGTACCGGCATTGTGACGATAGACACCGGCGGAAATTCACAGCCAGTGATGCTCGATGGGCTGAGCACACCTGAGACCCTTACAGAGCCTTTTATTACAACCGCTAAGGGAACTTTTACTGCTCTGAGAATGATAGAGATAGATCTGGATACCGGTGTAGGTGGAGGATCTTATCATGCGAATGTTCAACGGGATCCCGTAACCAACACATATCATCAGCCAAGCACTCATGGCTACACGGGCTGGACCCACTTGGACCGCGAAGACTACGTTCCCGCCATAAAGACAGAAATCCATCAATATGTAACCAGCACCGGCACTGCTACACTGCGTTGGATAAAATATGTACAGAGATATATCTCTTTCGTGGAGGACACATCCAATCCCAACTGGATGGATCTGCCACCTGATGGAAACATTGATAATCATACTCCCGAAGCATGGGTGTTGCGATATTGGTTCGGAAGCGGCTGGTTCCGCGAGTTGATCGAGGGACAAGATCTTAGTGGTCTTGGACCATTCCCAGATATCCTCGGTACCGGTCGCCCCACTGTGCCTCATAGTCCTCAAAATGCAATGAGATATTTTTTCCTTCGCCGCGGCGAGCAAAATGAGAAATTAAAGCTTAATCGAAAAGCTTTAATATCCAAGCGCACACCTAATCGTCTAAAAGCAAAAAACTTTAGTGCCCTGGACCCATCCGAAATAGTTCCACGAACACGAACGGGTAATGAAAACTCAGCGGGAGGATATTAAATATGCCAGCACCAACACTCTCGTATGTGACGCCACTGTCTCCCCCAACAACTACGACTTATTGCAGATCTCGACGTGTTATGTATAGATCATCCAACTTTCTTTATGGAAGCGAGGATAAGGTGCGCAACGCATTTGGGGGTAGCTATGCCTACTTTAACATAAGTAAGTATTTTGAATCTTACAGTGAAGACCCTTATATTAGCGTCTTGTCTACGGCTTTAAAAAGCTTGGGATCGATGATTAGCGATGATGTAATCGGCACAACATGGATAGATACCCAAGGGGCAAACACGGCTAATTATTGGGCTGTTTCTGCATTGGATTTGATAGGAAGCATGGGTCAGTTTCCACCCGCCGATATGCCGGCAGTTGATATATTTTCAGAATATGATCCTGTTACTGAAACATACAATACAACCCCTTTTGTTCAAGAGGTATATGTAAAGCCTCAAGAATGGGTAGGAGAGATCTCGGATGATTTAATATATCCGAGTTTATCTGCGCCTGTTTTATTGATTGGCAATGAATTCTCTATTGTTGATGATCTCCATTGGAAGAAAATCATCGCCGGCGGTCTCTATAATCAGAGAGAATACGCAGGGATCAACACTCACGATCAGGTATTCCCAGGACTTAACACTTCAATAACACTGCCTTATGAGAAGTTGGAGTCCCGCCTATATGCGGCTGAACATGATAAAGATTATATAACCTATGAATATCTTCAGATTGAAAGCAAATATAACATATATGTACCGGAACTACAGAACAAAGAGTGTACCATATATGAGCTTCCGAATCTTTATCTTTTGACGTATTATTCATCTTATCCGGCCCTCAGTAATCAGCCGATAGCTTATTCGGACGAATTAAAGGAATTTTGTAGTCTTAATGGTTATTATACCTCGGGTATACTTGAAACGAATCTTGGATTAAACGGAAGGCAGTATCCTTTTCCTCCCCCTGTACCGGCTAAAGGTACAATGATGCATGGTGGTGATTTTTTAGATGATCAATATTATATGCGAGAATACTATTGGAAATGGGCACAAACAGACTTTAGTGAGAAGACACTTGATGCAGTTAGTGAGCAAATGAAAAACATCTTTCTAGAACCTAAAGCCACTAAGGGCGTCGCTCTCGGGGTGTTAAATTCAGAAGAAAACATTCCTTTGGGAGTAGATATTCAGATCCCTCGAGAAAAACAATCTACTGGCTGTGGACTCATCCATTCGATTTTTAATGATCAGTTCCAGCATGTTTTGATGTTTCACATCAAGGATAAGTTCGTCAACAATACGCCTCTTCAATTGGATGTTTTAGAGGTAGCCAAAAGCGAAGAGGAAGAACAAACTGGAGCGGGCATTTCGCAACAAGAGACATATGACAGATTGCGCGCCACGATGGGCGGAGATGCAATGATTCGATATATGGTAGAACGAGGTACTATGCTGGACGGAAAGGGTGGCGAAACAAAATTAAATTATGTTGATTTTAGTAAAATTTTATTAGAAGAAGTCAATAATCCTAAATTTGGAATTAAAGATTTTATATACATCGGCGGCAGTACTGGTTTTAATATTGAAATGATTAAAGATAATGAAAACGCAGCTAATTATCGCTATCTTCGAACTAGTTTAGCCAACACAATGATTCTTAATACTCAAGATTATCTCAAGGGGATAATGGACACGCAAGGTGATGATATCTTTCCTGTTAATCATCGTCATGATGGCTCCAACTGGACTGCCGGACCAGATCCCTGGTCTTTAAATGATTTTTTGTGGCAGCCAGAAATGATAGATGAATCCTTATATGGTGGGTGTGTCGGCTTTCGAATTGAAAAAACAATGATCGCCCCTTCTCAAAACAATACAGCAAAGTCGGCAGTAGTTCAAAATATTTATATACCGTCGGATCCCAACCAGGCTGACATTCTGCGTTATTTTGACACCCAAGTACATTATGGAGAAACGTATAAGTATAAAATTTATCGTTACGAATTGGCAGTGTCGTATAGATACTCTTATAAAGATCTAAAGATTTCAGAACAAATAGCCATAAATAATAAAAAATATTGTTTAAGTTTTTATGATCCAGTTACCAATCAAAGTAAAAATTTGGCATGGTATATTAATCCCGAAGATCCGTCATGGGTACCGGGATCTCCCATAGAAAATGTGGCTGCCCACGCAATTACCACAGGCGCACCAACTTTTGCATCGGACGCCGAGGCAATATCTGGGCACCCATATATAGCAGAAATGGTTCTACAAATAGAACCCAATATTGCGATATATGAAATTCCTACTCATGAGAAAGAAATAACAATTTTAGATAATCCCCCTCAAAGCGTCGACATAACCCCCTTTCAGCGTAAGGATGATTCTCAGATAATTGGATTTTTGGTAAGAAAAGAAGAGTTTTATAAAGCTCTCTATCCGTCACCTTTGAACTCCAAAGAAACCAAGCTGGGTCAATCTTATTTAGAGTCAAATAATTTGTTACCTTCTGAAGAAATAATAAAGCCTTCGATTTCTGCATTAAGATATTTACAAGTTTTCCGATTAGACAGAAAACCAAAAAGCATTAAAGATTTTGACAACTTTATGATAGAAGAGAAAGACTTAAAGATAATGCCTGACAACGCATTTGAAGAAGAAGCAAACACTTCCTACCCTTTCTATCATACTACGCAGGCTTCCCCGATTTGTTTTTATGAAGAAAAGATTCAATCTAATAAAACTTATTATTATTTATTTAGATTTTTGAATGAACACCGCATGCCCGGGAGAGTCGGTCCGATCTATGCAATAACTTTGATGGATGATGGTGGGTATAAATATTTACAATCTGAAGTGATACAAGAATCAGATTTAAGTCACAATTCTGATGTTTATAGCGCAAGCAAAGATTTTAAAAAAATATTTCAATTTCTCCCCACCATTGAACAGATTCAATTAGAAACAAAAGCTGTTGACCATGAAGCCACAGCTTTGAGTCAGCTTGACAAAATAGAAATAGGAGACCCTACATTGAAAGAGTCCATCTGGGGAAAAACATTCAAGATTCGACTAACCTCTAAGAAAACAGCGAAAAAAGTTGACTTGAATGTTACTTATAATTTAAAAGACAGGTATTAATTAAACTTATGGCATTACAGAAAGATTGCGGCACCATTATTATAGACGCCTTGCTGACCGACGTCGGCCGCCAAAAATTGGCGCGCGGTGATTTTCAAATTACTGCCTTTGGCTTAGGTGATGATGAAATAAATTATGAAATAGGAAATTCTAGCACCGGAACATGGATGCTTACATACGATGCTCCTATTTTTGAAGCGACCGGCAAAGGGGCTCCGAGTATTCGTTATGGGTTGATGAATTTAAACAACCGATCTGATATTTTATATTTGCCTCGTCTCTATACTAATGAAAAAATTCCTGGTGCTGTAAATTTAGTTACTGGTAGTATGAAATATTGGATAGCTGCCAACAGTGAAACAACTCTCAAACTACAACAGCAATCCGGAAGCAATTACGTATTAGAAAACAATGAAAGCTTACGGAACTTTATATTGGTGGAGTCCATGATATTACAATCTCCTACGTCCACCTTGGTGGATGACACAGCAGCATACAAAGAAAGATATTTAACTAATCTTGATTTATTGGATGAATATATGTTTATTTATGCCGATGGTCGCTTTATTGATAATTTGCTGATCAATGGAAAAGACGCTGTTCTTAAAAATGATATAGGAAACAATCTTTATTCAACGATTTTGCCTCTCGAAAAAGCTGTCAAAGTTTCTATAGATTCTGGTTTGGAATATTACGAAACATATAAAGCCCGGGCTATTGATAATGATATTTTTAATGATAACGATTTGTCTCATACGGATCACGTTGGGTGTCACGGATCGGCTCTAGCGTTTAATTTTCAATTAAACCAGCGCCTAGGAGAAAGCTCATCTTCATTGCCTGATGAGAGGTATACTTCGTTTGGTACGACAGGCGCGCCTCTTTTCGGCTCTGATGATAAATATGACTATATTGACACTAATGTATTATTAGAAGGGGCATCCAGCGCAGCACAGTTAGTTGTGCCGCTACGCATTGTTCGTTATGCGGGTAAGTGAGTTATTTTCTTTTTTATAAAAGGAATACAAATAAAATATGAACTATTTATGTAAAGAGAGGAAGAATATATGGCTTTTTTAGACAACTCAGGAGATATCATTTTAGATGCAGTTCTTACTGACACAGGCAGGCGCAGATTAGCCGAAGCCGCCAATGGGCTTGGATCTGCTGGCGCCGCCCGGATTTCTCATTTTGCTTTGGGCGATGATGATATTAATTATTCCCAATATGATCTTAATAATCCTAGTGGATCCAACTATGCTGATTTATCCATTTTGCAAACACCGGTACTAGAGGCATTTACACAAGATAACGCCAACATAAATTATGGACTGTTAAGTTTGCCCAATCCGTCAATTTTATATTTGCCGGCGCTTGTTGTTAATGAAAAACAGTCGGGAACTACTTTTCCGGCTATGCAATCAAAGAGCGGAGTTTTCTATTTGGCAGTAAACACTACGACCTGGGACACCCTTGTCAACACTGAAGCTGGTATTGGAGCAACACAAGTGATGGCTGGCGATCCAACTTCGGGCGGCAGCAGAAGCCCCTTTGTGTTTGTTGAGGGAGGAATAGATTCTGCACTAGTGGCAAAAACAACTGCTAATCGAAATTCCTATATAACGAACATGGGAACCTCAAACACAACTTATGTACTAGGGGTTGATAGTCGCCTAGGCGGAAGTGTTTATACTCTAAATAATGGTATATTTGCAAATAATGCATCAAATGCTGACAGTCGGACGTCCTTTAGTGTAAAGATCACTAATCCTAATTCTGCCGGCTATATGGGATTGGAGAATTATAATTTTTACTCATGTGCTTCTGTTGTGAATGGTGTTCTAGAACCACAAAGCGGAGGTTCTGCTACACAGTATTCTGCAATAGGGGGAGTAGGCGACACAGTTACGTGTTTTAAATTTTTGGTACCTACTCCGCTTTCGTCAGATGGAACCGCCGGCGGCTTGAGAGACGTCTTGTATGATCAGTTGGGTCAAGTAGGAGTTAGTAGTGCTGTGTTGTTTGGCTCAGCAGGTCGCACATATGATTATATAGACACTATGGTATATTTATTTGGTACCACTACCGGCGCAATGATTTCTATCCCGATCAGAATTATTAGAAGAGCAACATAAAACGGAGAATATAGATGCCAGTAATAAACTTACAACAAATCAACCCCCTGACCGACATAACCACAACCAACACATTGTTACACGAGGTTATACCGATTACGGGTACTATTTTGGCGGGAACCTATGGAGGATTCCCCAACGAGAATAACGTAAAGAATTATATACACGGAATGTTTCAGTCCATATATGACTATCCTTATTTGAGTTCTTCTGCTAATCACCTAATGGATTTGACCATGGGATATGATGAGCAGTCGGCGTTATATAATCCCTCACACGTTCAGAATTCCAAGAAAACGAACATGTACAACCAGATGGCTCAAATTCTTTTGGGATACACTTCGTCTACTGCCGATTCTATCAGAAAATTTGAGAAAGATTTACAACTGGATGGATCTGGAGCAATGCAAAATGTGTTCTTTATGTCTTTATCGCGTTTGTTGACTAAAGATGAGATTAAGAGAAATTCTTTTAGTATCACACTGGGAAAAGGAAACTGGGCAACCCCATGGTCCAGTTTAATGACGCTAGCCGACATGTCTGCCTCCTATGGAAGCAACGGAGGTGTGGGATCGAGTGTTGGTGGTGATTATGGCGTATTGTATGATGTTACAAGCAGTGGAGTAACACACGGCGTGGTGTTTTATCAGGCTGGAATTGTTGCCTTAAGTTCTTCGATTTTTCGTGGAGTTGCGCAATTTAATCAGAAGGGAGCCAGTTATGATTCCGTCGCTGCTTCTTTTACGGGTTCTAGCATGACTAGCTCATGTAATGCTTTTCGCCGACGAATTAAAACGATGTCCTTCAACAATACAACAGAAATCAATTCTACCATTTATTTTTGTCGCATTCCTCATAATCAATTTAACTATAGTTCTAATCCTACATATGTGACCGGGAGCAAAATTAGAGTTAAGAACGTCGCATCCGATCCGCCAGTATCTTATCTGACAACAGTGGGTCTCTATAATGCTGCCGGAGAAATGTTGGCAGTTGCTAAAGTTTCAGAACCTCTCAGAAAAGATAATGCCAACGATATTACCATTAGAGTAAGACTGGACTACTAAAATGTCTTTAAAAAAGTTCGGTGACAAAGATGTCTTTGTTAACACGATGCGAGCCCATCCGACTAGTCAATTTATTATTTTTGATGGAAAAGTAATATACAATCATATACCTGAATTGAGCGGATCCCGAAACGATCAAGTATATAATGTGGACTCCGGAAAAGGATTTGTAAGTCTTTACGAATATAATATTGATCGTCCATCATCTTCGGCGAATTCTCCTGTACAATTTGTGGGCTCCAAGGTATTTGGGGAATCTTTGGTTGACTACGGCCGTATATATCCTTGGATTGCGAAAGATAGCGCACGTGCTAGTTTTAAGTCTATTAGTCAAACATCTTATGATAACGAGTTTATTTATGGGGATATACTCACAGGCTCTTATCCTCTTTCGGCGTCTATAATCCGCGATTATCTAGCACTAAACTCCTATCTTGGACCGGGTTATGCTTATCCGCCTTATGTATCATTAAGGAATCAATTAAATTTTTATAGTGTTTTATCGGATCACTATAAAGTATCTTCATCATACGGAGATAAAGATAGGCAACCTCTTAATCTTGTTTCGGTGCCGTCTATTTTTTATGGATCCAGAATTAAAAAAGGATCTATTTCGTTGAAGTGGTATTTTACGGGCTCTTTAATAGGAGAACTACAAGATGTCCGACAGAATGGCGAACTTATCCAAGTTGGACCGCACGGATCCCCGGGTTCTGGTTCGGTAGCTGGGGTAGTTCTGTATAATGAAGGCATATTTGTATTAACTGGATCTTGGGAACTTAATCAAGAAACGATAGCTATGAGGTACTCGTCCACGATGCTCGCGTCGGAAATAAATGCTAAACCAAAATGGATTTATTTTGCCGCCGGCTGCAATGATGTCATCAGTGATAACAAAAATAATGCCACGTGGCAAAGTACGTACAATCCAACCTTTGTGTCTGCTTCTTTTGATATGTCTTTCAAGGGAGAATCACAGACACAGGTAATGACAATGTTCGCACACGCCAAACGAGGTGAGGTGAACTATTCCAACAATCCTACGTATATCGAACATGGTCAATCCGACCGGCTGTTTTTTACTTCGTCGCACGTCTATGAGGAAAAGAAAGATATAAAATTGAAAAATTTTGTTAGCTCTTCTCATTCACACTATTCTGCATCTTTTGAGAGACAAGTTGTGATATCTCGCGTTGCCATCTATGATAAAAACAAGAATTTGATTGGAATTGCTACATTGGCGAATCCGGTAATAAAAAAAGAATCAGAAGATATTTCTTTTAAATTAAAACTTGACATTTAATAATAAATATGTTATATTATAATAATGATTTTAGGCGTTGATGTATCCACTAGCATAACAGGATTTGCGGTTATCGATGATGATGGCAAATTGATAGAAGCGTCGGCTTGCGATCTTCGAAAGCACAAAGATTTCTTCGAAAAATGTTTACATTTTCGTGAGTGCTCTTTAGATTTAGCTGACAAGCACTGTAAGCTTTTTAATAGAGTAGGGGTGTCTCACATCTACATTGAACAACCTTTTACGTTCTTTAACTCCGGAGGTTCGAGTGCCAAGACCATGGCAGCCCTACAGCGGTTTAACGGCGTGGTCTCTTGGATGTTGTATGAGATATTCGAAATAGTACCACAGTATGTGGGCGCCACACAAGCTCGCAAGAAAGTCGGGATCAAGGTCCCACGAGGGCAGAAAGCCAAGAAGGTCGTGATGGAACACCTTCTTAAGGATGATGAAGACTTTAAAATTGAATACACTTATCGCGGAAATCCAAAACCACAATACTATGATATGGCAGACGCACTCGTAATCGCACGTGCTGGACGAATTATAGAAAAAGAGAAAGAATCTTCTTGACATATATACTAATACATGATATATTTTCTTTATGAGGAAGTATGAATAGACAACAAGCTAAGAAGATTTTACATGAAACTTTTGGATACTACAGCGACAAAGGAAACGAGCTTCTTTTCGCGTGTCCGGCATGCGATCATCACAAGCGCAAACTCTCTGTTAATTTGGACAAAAATGCTTTTAAGTGTTGGGTATGTGATTATCGCGGTCGTAATATTAGGCATCTTGTTAGGCGTTTTGGCTCGTATCGACAGCTACAAAAGTGGGACGAGATTTCAGGTCGGGCCGATCTTAGCGGCTTTGATTCTTTATTCATGGTTTCGAGTGAGCGAAATGAAAAGCAGAAGCTCGACTTGCCAGAAGAATTTGAAACACTGACATCAACAAAAATTCCAGCCACAGGGACATATGCTCATAAATATTTGATGTCTCGTGGTCTTAGCCGGTCAGATATTGTCCGGTGGAAAATTGGCTATTGCTTTAGCGGAGAATATAGAAATAGGATAATTGTGCCGTCGTTCGATGAAGACGGTGATGTAAACTATTTTATGGCTCGTTCATACAATGGTGACTCTTATAAATATAAGAATCCTAAAGCATCTAAAGATGTTGTCTTCAATGAGCTTTATGTGGATTGGGATACCGACTTGGTATTGGTAGAAGGAATATTCGACGCAATAATTGCGGGGAATGGAGTGCCTATTCTCGGCAGCACTCTTCGTTCTGATTCCAGGCTCATACAAAAGATTGTCCGCAATGATACACCAGTGTATGTAGCCCTTGATTCTGACGCAGCCGACAAAGAAAGAAAGATTATTCAGACTCTTTTAAAGTATGATGTAGAGCTTTATAAAATTGATGTTTCTGGATATGAAGATGTGGGGTCGATGTCTAAAGAAATATTCACAGAGCGCAAAAGGGATGCTGCGTTCGTGGATCGAGAAGATTATCTTCTGCGAGATTTGCTTTCTGCAATTTAGTCCTTGACAGGTCTACCACAACATGTTATAATATGTTAACGGACAGATCCGTTTGGAGGGAAATTGAAGTTTGCGCATATTAGCGATACTCATATTAAGAATTTAAAATATCACTTTGAGTATCGTGAGGTCTTCCGTCAGCTTTATGAGCGATTAAGACAAGAAGAAGTAGATTATATCATTCACTGTGGAGACATTGCTCACACAAAAACTCAGATCTCACCTGAGTTCGTAGAAATGTGTTCGCAGTTCTTTCGTAGCTTAGCGGCGATTGCACCCACTTATATCATCTTGGGTAACCATGATGGCAACTTGAAGAACAGCAGCCGTCAGGACGCATTAACGCCCATTGTAGAGGCACTTAATCTACCAGATCTGCATCTACTGAAGAATTCGGGTGAGACTCATATTGATGACACGTTTTGCCTGAATGTGTTGTCTGTATTTGACCGGGGAAATTGGACAAATCCAACCAATCCCGATAAGATCAATATCGCTCTCTATCACGGATCTATTTCACGTTCCAGAACCGATATGAACTGGGTAATGGAGATTGGCGAAGACACACTAGACATATTTAAGCCTTTCGATTTTGCAATGTTGGGCGACATTCATCGTCGCCAATTCTTAGATGAAGAAGGTCGCATCTGGTATGCCGGCTCTACCGTTCAACAGAATCACGGCGAGACGAACGACAAGGGCATTCTCATCTGGGACATCACATCTAAAGACGACTGGGATATTGAGCCTATAGTTCTAAGGAACCCTAAGCCATTTACAACCATTCAACTTACTCCCACCGGTCGAATGCCACCGCGAGTAAATATTCCAACCGGCGCTCGATTGCGGCTAGTTAGCAACAACAATCTTCCTTTGGGAACGATGCGTCGAGCGATGGAGATAGCCAAACACCGCTTTAAGCCCGAAAGTATTTCGTTTCTTAATCGTGCCGCTGGCCAGCGTGGTAATGTGGAAGAGATAGCGGACACACTAAAGACCGAGAATCTTCGCGATCCTAAAATTCAAGAACAATTAATAAGAGAATATCTTAAAGAATATCAAGCACCAGAAGATATGTTAGAAAAAGTATTTGAAATTAATCGTCATTACAATAAGCTAGCCGAGAACAGCGAAGATATATCGAGAAACATAAATTGGAAGTTACGGTCTTTTAAGTGGGATAATCTCTTTAATTATGGTACTCAGAATTCTATTAATTTTGATAACTTAAATGGCATTATTGGCATATTTGGTAAAAACTTTTCAGGCAAAAGTTCGATTGTTGATGCTGCGCTCTATACCTTGTTTAACACAACCTCCAAAAACGAAAGAAAAAATCTCAATGTTATTAACCAGACTGCCAACAAGTGTTGTGGTGAGCTTGTAATTGAGGTTGGTGAAAAAGTGTACACTATCCATAGACAGTCGGAGAAATATACAAAACGCCTCAAAGGCGAAGAAACTCTTGAAGCGAAGACAGATTTGAATTTTGAAGTCTATGATAACATTACAGGAGAAACTACCTCATTAAACGGCAATACTCGCAATCTAACGGACGCTAACATCAGAAAGCACTTTGGGTCCCTTGAAGACTTTTCAGTGTCTTCTCTGGCGTCTCAGCACGGTTCTCTGGCATTTATTGATGAAGGGTCAACAAGACGTAAAGAAATCATCGCCAAATTCTTAGATTTGGAGGTTTTTGATAAGAAATTTAAGCTAGCAAAAGAAGATTCGGTTGATATGAAAGTTTTGTTGAAAAAACACCAAGATCGCAATTTCGATGAAGAGATAGAAGAGATAGACGATCGCCTTCGTGGCTATCGACAAAGTGTGGAAGAAAACCGAGCGATGTGTTTGCAGTTGAGGGCTGAGCTTAAAAAGATTGATGCCTCTATAGCGACTATAGATGAGACTATTGGTGCGATTCCGAATGAATACATAGATATTGCTCGTTTAATTAAACTACAACAACAGAAAGAGAATACGATAGCTTCCCTACATCAGAAAATTGTTGAAGACTCTAAGGTTATTGATCTTAAAAAACAGGAGATTAGAGCCTCTAAGGAATTGTTATCTGATATCGATTTTGAAGAACTACAATCTCAACAATTACAGATTGAAGAGTTGAGACAGAAAGAAAAAGAATACATTCAAGAGCTTCAAGATATCGAAAAGAAACGGAAACTTCTAGATGGGATCCCATGCGGAGACTCCTATCCTACATGCAAGTTTATTCGAGATGCAAATATTGCTGTTGTATCGAAAGACTTGGTGGAGGGCGATCTTAATTATGTCGGCACACAATTGGAAAAATTGGCTCCCGATGATGTGCCTGGTCGTATTGAAGAATATATCAATATCCAGGCTGTGATCGATGAAGCCCACAAGATGGTTGCTGATTTAAGTTTGCGGAGAGAAAGAAACAAGGGACTTAAACTTTCTCATGAAGCAAAATTGCATGCTACTGAGGCTAAGATAGAAGAATATAACTCAAATAAGGAGGCAATAGAAAATTTGGAAAGACTCTTACAGATGAAAGTTGATCATGATTTGATGGCTGTGACTAAAGAAGAAAAGATATGCGAGTGTGACGAGCAAACCTTAGAGTTGGTTAAATTGGTAGGATCTTGCGAGCAACAAATAGAAGACCTTGCGAATCAAAAAAATGAACATAAAGAGTTGCAAGAATCCTTTTCGGCTTATGATCTGTTTATGCGTTGCATGCATCCTAATGGGATAGCTTATGACATTATTAAGAAGAAGATTCCAGTGATTAACCAAGAGATTGCTAAGATTTTGACCAACATTGTTGAATTTGAGGTGATTTTTGAAAGCAATGGTAATAAATTTGACATTTTTATTAAGCATCCAAAATACGAAGCAAGACCAATTGAGATGGCGTCCGGATCTGAGAAAACCATGGCAGCCATGGCAATTCGTCTTGCGTTGCTTAGTGTGTCATCGCTTCCTAAAGGCGACTTGTTTATTCTTGATGAGCCCGGTACCGCATTGGATGAGGAAAATTTAGAGGGTTTTATTCGTATTTTGACACTAATTAAGATGTATTTTAAGAACGTTCTTCTCATCTCTCATCTTGATTCGCTTAAAGATTGTGTTGATCAGCAGATTGTTATAGAGAAATACAAAGATCAAGCAAGGGTTAATCAATGAGCAAAAAGAAAAAAGAAGCTAAGAACGAGTTTGATTTTCTGCCACCGGCAGAGCCACCACCATCTTTCGTACAAGAGAAAGACACATACCACGAAAAAGTGGAAGCTGAAGACTTTGGAATGGTGGAAGATTTTGGACTCCAAATGGAATATGCAGATGAAGATCTCCTTCCAGATAATACCGCGCCATCTTCGCTAAATATCGGATTTGTGGGTGTCGGCGGTGGTGGCAACAAAATGGCCAATGCATTTTTGCAGCTTGGTTTTAATAAAACGCTTTTGGTTAATTCTACAGGAAAAGACATCCCTAAGAATGTAGCTGAAGAACACGTATGTCTTATTCCCGATTCAGATGGGATCGGCAAGAATATTGAATATGGTAAAGAAATACTTTCTCAGAACGGCGCAGTCGTAGAAGACGCATTGCGAATTAGGTTTGGGAAAGTCGATTGGTTATTTGTTTTTGCTGGCGGTGGTGGTGGCACCGGATCGTCAGTTGCAGCACTTCATAATGTTTTTGAGCGATATATGCAGTCGGTTCAGTCGACCGGTAAGGTCGTTTATATAGTTTCATGGCCGACTGCCCAAGAGGCACTAAACCCTACTATTGCCAAAAACGCACTCACCCTCCTTAATGATGTGTCTGTCTATCCTCACTTTGTATTGGATAATGAAAGAGCTACGCGGCTTCTGCGTGGTAGGATCGGGATGCTTGGTTTATATCCCGTTGCTAACACACAATTTGCCAAGTCACTAGCTCAGGTGCTCAAACTCTCAGATGAAGATTCGCCGATCCAGTCTTTCGACTCAAAAGATTTGGAAACGTGTCTCGGAAACAACGGCCGAGGCTTTGTGGGATCGACAATGATTAAAGATCCGAACACTGCAAAGCTTGGGTCGGTGATTCTTCACAACTGTATGAACCGCTCTCCTTGTCCTCCGCCGAAAGGAAAGGCAGCAGCCGGCTCTCTCGTATTGGTGGCTTCCGAAGAAATGGTTGCAGATCCTCGCATCAGCAAACATTTGGAATCTGCGATCGCATACGTAGGTGGTCGATGTGAAACACTCTTTTCGGGAGTATATGTTCGGCAGAACGTACCTGGGTTGATTGCTATACTAGGTATGAATGGATTACCTAGTGGAGAATAACAATGAAACTAATAATGGAAAATTGGAACAAGTTCGTGACCGAGGAAGAAGCCGAAGATCCGTCGACTAATCTGATCGAATTGCTTAAACAAGCATGGGAGAATACTTCTGAGGCACACCTTGCCAAAGGTTTTGGACAACGGTCTCCCGGTGGTGCAGGTAGCACTTTTGATGAAGGAACAACTTTGGATACGCTTAAGGACGCCTCATGGCAGCCTTTTGAGCATAAATATGTAAGACAAAATCCTGAAAACGGGTACCCAAAAGCATTTAAAGCAGATATTGGCGGAGTTTTGGGGATGCTGCCGGTTTCTGCGTTAGCTGAATCTAATCCAAATATGAAGGTGCGCTTTCAGCCGGCACATATGGGTCAAGCAAAAACACCAGACGGAGAAACGGTTTATGAAGTTGTTACATCCTTTGAAGGTGGTCGACCACAAATGAACATGACAACATTGCTAATAGGCCCGAAATGGTATCCGGGTCATGCAAAAGATGACGATAAGCCAGTCATTTGGACTTTCTATCCCGGTGAGCCGACTCCACCTCCCAATCCAAAATCCCCCAGATATATTCTTGAGAAAGATATCACCAAATATACCACCGACAGCGTTGACTCTGGTTTTAAGGATGAGGAAGGGAATTCAATGGCAGCTTACATAGGTACGATTGGGGATGCAGCGAAGTTGGGTTATGGCAACATTAAACATGTAGAAGGAAACTAACCATGAAAATCACAAAAGCACAACTTAAAAAACTTATCGCCGAAGAACTTGAAGAGATTCGCGTTGGCGGCATGGGAGGTTATCTCCCGGGAGAAACCGGAGGCATGCGTGGACGCGTTCGCGCGGATGTTCCTGGTACAGAAGAGTCTCCTTGTGCCATGGCAGCAGCCGAAGAGCCTCCCGATCTCGAAACACGTGTGGCGGCTATCGAAGACAAGCTTGATATGATCTTGTCTCAATTGCAGATATCAGAAGAAGCCAATCGCACAGCTAAAGGAAATGTTACCCAGGCTGCTCGCGAAAAGTATGCGACTGTCGGTGATGATGGGTTTCCCATTTTTGATAAGAAGTCTGCGAAAGCGGCGATAGATTTGCGAGGCCATGCGCCCGAAGCAGATCGATCAAAGATTATTAATAAGGCTGCCAAGCGCGCCCCTGAAGCTGCCAAGAAAGCAAGAGAAGCTGACAAAAAGAAATGAAGGTTTCTAAGTCCAAACTTGAACAGATCATTCGTGAAGAACTAAAGAGCGTTTTATCTAAAACTACGTCACCGTTTCAGGTACCGACTTATCTTATTCAAGATCCCGAAGGTGATGCGATAGATGACGAGGAAGATATCGAAGAAGTGCTTGGTCCCGATGATGATGTGGGCGACTATATAGATGATTTCTCTGATTCAAATGCTCCGTCTTTAAAAGGCAAGAGCAAGGAGAAGAGAAAAGAGATGGCTATAGCCGCTCACTATGCTGCGAAGGAAAAAGACTCATGAAGTTGATAATTGAAGGTTGGCGGGGCTACCTATCTGAACTTAAGCGCGCCGAAGACGAACAACAAGTTGGGCCCATTTATGATAATGTTGCGCTTCTTGTCGCCTTATCAAACATCGATCAGATCGATGAGGCTAGTTGGAAAAAAGGACTCGCCGGTCTTGGTTTGGCTACGGCACTTGGCGTGGGCGGTGGAGCGGGAATCGGTTCGGCAATAACAAGCCATGATGGCACGTCCAAAGCTCCACAAGTCCACCAAGATGTTGGCGGCTTGACTGATATGCCCACCTTCGGAAAAAACGACAAGGCCGGCGATGAGATGCCGATTGACAAAAACTGGACCAGATCTCCCACGCGCGGAGAGTATGTCTGGGTATCCCCGGATCAGTTTGAGGGAGGCTTTGTTCTTCCGTTGGGCAACGTCACCGTAGATGATTATAGAGAGTATCTATCTGCGTGGAATATCGACGATCTCTATAAACTGCTTTATGGAAGCAGTGGGCAATGGTCTTACACCAAAGAAGCTCCCAATTTACCTAAAACTTTCGACAACCATCCTGGTTCTGGGCTCGAAATGTTGCCTCCTGACTGGTCGATCGCTTTTGATGTTTATAAAGAAAAAGTGGAAGGAGCCACTGAACACATTCAAGATCGCATTAGTGATGCAGAAGACGGCGGTCTTTCAATCGCGAAAGGACTTGGGCACGAGGATGTGGAAAGCTTACTTCAAGATCTTCAGAAATTAAACAGATCTGTTGAATATTAACTTGACAACTGTGGAATAATATGATATATTATTAATAGGAGTGGAAAAAAGATGAAAAGAAATATTATTTTAGGACTATTTTTTGTTACAGGTGTGTGTGTTAGTTCGTATCTCACATATGAGGCATTAAACAACAATGACATTGGCTCAACTTACGAGAACACCGAAACGATTAAAAACATTTCAGATTACGAAAGGAGTAATAAATGATGCAATATGCACAAGGGAAACTTGATAAACTAGTTGAGAAGGCAATTTCTCGAAAGTTTTTGGTGTGGTTGACTGCCACAGCTTTGATGGCAACGTCCGGATTAGAATCCGGAGATTGGGTTATCATCTCTGCGCTTTATATTGGAGGCCAAACTGTTATCGATGGGATTGCAAAATTAAAAGGTCTTGAATGATCACGGTTAACTTTTTGCAAATTTTGTCTCTCTTCAAAAAGTATTGGAGAGAGATTTTAATTATTGTGTTGTCTGTCATTGTTGTTGGTAAAATGAGAATAGATCACAACAGGATAGAAAAAACTTACAAAACTACCCAGGAAGAATTGCAAAAACAAATTACTGAGCTTAACAGGATCCACGTGCACGAAATGAAAGAGAAAGAGAAAGCAATAAAACTTTACAAAGAGACACTGGTTAATATAGAAAAAGATTATGAGGAACAAAAAAAAAAGAATAAAGAACTGAGCACCCAAAGAAAAACAAAACTAGAAAAACAATTCACTCGTGATAAGGATCAGCTAGCACATGAAATTAATAAAACTTTTGGCATTAAATATATTCCTTAGTTCAACATCATACGCCACCGAAGGAAAATTTACATTTTTGGGACAAGGACAATGTGCCTTATACGAGGGGGGTCTTTTTGATCCTTCTGCCATGGCACAAATGGTTGTTGTGGTGGAGGATTTGCAGACTGATTGTGATTTAAGAATGGAATATGAATTAGACAAATCGGCCACACAACATCAGTTGGAAATAGAAAACCACCACATAGCCTATAGAACCCTTCAGAAGAAATATGATTTACTTGAAAATTATAGTAATACTCAAATTACAAATCTTCAAAATGCTTTGGACTCTATTTCATCTACTAACAAGTGGCGGTGGTTTGGTGGGGGAATCGTAGTGGGCGTTGTTACAACTTATGCTGGTTATCGAATGTTTAATGAGTGATAAATATAATAAAATAGCTGCTATTGAACAAGCCATATCTAAAAAGTATGGGGACGATGCCATACAAAACCCAAAAGCAAACTGGGATGAAGAAAAAGAACGAGAATACTTAGAGCAATCAAAAGAGTTTTATCGCAAAGTTCGTCGAAATGACGAGTGGCAAGAAAAAGTAGAGGTAAATGGTGTAAAGGTTTCAAAAAAACTACTTAATAGAGAATCTTTAATTTCTTGTCCTATTTGCGGGAATTTCCCCAAAGGCGTGATGGATGATGTGTGTTTATCAAAATTTGATTGCTGCAACAATTGTTATGTAAAATATGTAGAAGGACGAGAAGATAGATGGCTAAAAGGATGGAGACCCGATAATGGCAACAACTTATGAAATTATACAAGGATTGGCACAAGCTGCCGCAAATTCCTATGATGGAGCACTTGGCGAAGATTATGAGCCTGTAAATGATGGCATTCTTCGAAGAGAAGAAGGGAACGCCCTCATTGATCAACGCGTGATGGATGGATTTAATGTTAAATTTTATGGCAACATGATGTGTCTTAGTTATCAAGCCGAGATCAAACTTAAAGAAGTATACGCCGGCGGATTTGAAGAAGAGACGGATCAGCGCCTGACTGATATTGCTGGATGGCTCAAGAAAGAGTACAAAAAGATTACAGGCAACAGCGTTACTCTGACTGCCAAAGGCGAGGTGGACATTCGAGTAGAAAATTCTTCACGAGTACGATCGTGGGTGACAGCAAAAAAACATTATCAAATTGGCGGTCTGAAAGAAGATATGGCTATCGAACAACCATCTGAAGACAGGGTAGAAAACAGTTGGCAAACCTTTTTGGGCCAGGGCGGATGGGGGAAGCGCCCCAAAAATGATACGAGAAAAAAATAAGATGACACATGAGCTTCAAGTTAACGAAAAAACAACAAGTTTCTGAAATTATTAAATGTGGAAAAAACCCTTCTTATTTTTTGAAGACATATGCTCGCATTTCTCATCCTATGCATGGATTGATTTTATTTGATACCTATGATTTTCAGGACGATCTTCTTAAAGATTTTAATGATTACCGATTTAATGTTATATTAAAAGCTCGACAGCTTGGTATTTCAACCATTACTGCCGGCTACATTGTTTGGATGATGCTTTTTCATCGAGATAAGAATATTCTCGTAATGGCTACCAAATTTGCGACAGCAGGTAACTTAGTAAAGAAAGTCAAGAGTATTATGAAGAATCTTCCTGTTTGGTTGACGATCGCCAAAATTGATGTCGACAACAGAACGTCTTTTGAACTTTCAAACGGATCTACAATTAAGGCTACTTCAACATCTGGCGATGCTGGTCGTTCGGAAGCCTTGTCTTTGCTTGTTTTAGATGAGGCGGCACATATCGAGGGTCTCGAAGATTTGTGGACAGGTCTGTACCCCACGTTGTCTACTGGTGGTCGATGTATTGCTTTGTCTACCCCGAATGGTGTCGGAAACTGGTTTCATAAAACCTGTGCTGATTCGGAGTCTGGTGCTAATAATTTTAAATTAACAGTATTGCCTTGGATTGTTCATCCGGAACGGGATGAAGAGTGGTTTAAGAAAGAAACCAAGAACATGTCCCGCCGCCAAATCGCCCAAGAACTTGAGTGTAATTTTAATACATCTGGAGAAACCGTTATCGATCCAGATTGCATGGAGTGGTTATTAACAAATGTCCGAGAACCTAAACACAGAACAGGGTTTGATAGAAACTTTTGGATCTGGGAAGAATTTGATCCTACTTGTAATTACCTTATCGTTGCTGACGTGGCTCGCGGAGACGCTGCTGACTATTCCACTTTCCATATTCTTAAGTTAGAGACAATGGAGTTTGTCGGCGAATATCAAGGTAAACCAACACCGGACCTATATGCCAACATGCTTAATCAAGTAGGAAGAGAGTTCGGAAACGCCATGATGGTAGTAGAAAATAACAACATTGGTTACACGGTTTTAGATAAATTGTTAGAGCACGGATATCCCAACCTATATCACTCTATTAAGTCGACCCACGAGTATATCGAACAACATCAAGCCGAAATTAGAACCAACTCAGTAGCGGGATTTACGACGACGATGAAAACCCGACCCCTAATAATTGCAAAATTAGAAGAGTTTATAAGAAATAAACTAATTACTCTATATTCTTCTCGAACTATTAACGAGATGAAGACATTTATTTGGAGTCATGGAAAACCACAAGCAATGAAAGGATATCACGACGATTTAATTATGGCACTTGCGATCGCCTGTTGGGTGCGCGACACCGCAATTCAATCTAATGCTCGTGATTTAAACTATCAACGTGCTTTTGTGGATGCTATCTATACGACTAGAACAACTATGAATACACAAATAAAAGGACAAATAGGCTACAAAGCAGACAATTTTGCAGATTCTGTAAATGAAGCTAAAAGTCTTTACGACGAATTTAAATGGATTATAAAGTGAGATAACTTATGGCACCTCCCTTAAAAAATGGCAAAAACCCTGCGAATGATCAGTCTCAGTTATTTAAAGCACTAACTAGGTTGTTCTCCGGGCCGATTATAAATTATAGATCGCAGTCCGGGCGCCGTATTAGGCGTCAACATTTGGACAAATTTTCGTCCCGCTTTAAGACCGCTTCCGGACAACAATTCAAAAAGGCTCTCTACAATCCTTTAGATGTTATTGCCTCCAACGCGATGCAGAACCAACGCCGCGGCGAAAGATATATTGATTTCGATCAGATGGAATACATGCCCGAGATTGCCTCTACTATGGACATCTATGCTGATGAGATGACAACTTATTCTGAGTTACGTCCAATGCTTAATATAAAATGTGCCAACGAAGAGATAAAAGCGGTTTTGGCTACTTTGTATAGCAACATTCTTAATTTAGAGTACAACTTGTTTGGGTGGTGCCGTACGATGTGTAAGTATGGTGATTTTTTCCTTTATCTAGATATTGATGATAAATATGGAGTAAAATCTGTTATAGCTCTCCCATCGGCTGAAATAGAAAGATTAGAAGGCCAGGATGCAACCAATCCTAATTACATTCAATATCAATGGAATTCTGCTGGAATGACTTTTGAGAATTGGCAGGTCGCACACTTCCGCATTCTTGGTAACGACAAATATGCCCCATACGGAACTTCCATTCTTGAGCCGGCTCGTCGTATTTGGCGACAACTTGTTCTTATGGAAGATGCTATGATGGCTTATCGTGTTATTCGTTCTTCAGAAAGGCGCGTGTTCAAAATTGATGTCGGCGGCATTAATCCGCAAGATGTTGAACAATACATGCAGAAGATCGTTACTCAACTTAAGAGGCATAGCGTTGTGGACCCCACCACTGGGCGTATCGATTTGCGTTACAATCCAATGTCCATTGAGGAAGATTATTTTATTCCTGTTCGTGCTGGTTCTGTTACAGATATTCAAAGTCTTGCCGGCGCCACAAATATTACAGCTATCGATGATATTAAGTATTTGCGTGATAAATTGTTCTCTGCATTAAAGGTACCTCAGTCTTATCTTACGATGGGCGAAGGGGCAGAAGAAGACAAAACAACGCTAGCGCAAAAAGATATTCGTTTTGCTAGGACTATACAAAGACTCCAACGGGTCGTTATAGCTGAGCTAGAAAAGATCGGAATTATCCATCTTTATACTCTCGGTTTTCGCGGCGACGATCTCTTGTCGTTTAATCTTTCACTTAATAATCCTTCGAAGATCGCAGAACTCCAAGAACTTGAGCACTGGAAGCAGAAATTTGATATTGCAGCCTCTGCCACAGAGGGGTACTTTTCTCGTCGCTGGGTTTCCGAGCACGTGTTCGGCATGTCTCACGAAGATTTCGTGAGAAACCAGAGAGAGCTTTATTTTGATCGCAAACAAGACGCTGCACTCCAAGCGGTGGCGGAAGCTGCTGCTGGTGCTGAACTAGGTGGCGGTGATCTTGGCGGTGATCTTGGTGGCGACTTAGGCGGTGAGGCTGGTGCTTTTCCGCCCGGCGATGAATTAGCCGGCGATGATATCGGCGGTGGTCAAGAAATGCCTGCCGGCGAAGCTGGCGCGCCAGAAAGCCCATTGTTGGCGGTACCTCCTGGTTCTCGCAAGGCGCCCACAGTTAAATCACTAGAGCCTCAAGCTAAGGGCAAGCGCCACTTTCCCACGACAGTCGATAAACGTCAAGCTGGTGCGCGCTCTCGGTCCTATAGCGCACATGGCGGTAGTCAAAAAGGTAGTTCGGGTATTCGTAATGTGGTACCGGGATATTCTGATTTGAAAGGCATGGCGCGCATGGATGGCATCTCCGCTGGGATTTATGAACAAGAGGTGCCTACTTATAATATAAGAGAACAAACTGAAGAGAATCAAATATTTCAACGTAGCAACGATATTCGGCTTTTAATTGAGGATTTAGAAAATAATTTATTGGAGAATGAAGATAATGAAAATAAAACATAACAAAAAAAGAAACACTGCCTTTGTTTTTGAATCGTTGATTAAAGAAATAACACTTGCCATATTAAAAGAGGATGCGCCAAGGAAAGATAAAGCCGTCTCCATAGTGAGGAAACATTTTGCTCCCGATTCTATTCTTTCCCGACAACTACAGTGCTATCGCTCGTTGTATGAAAATCAAAATACAGACAGGATAACTTCTGAAAAGATAATGCGAGAATCGAAAATGGCAAATCGCCTTATTGATCCCGACGGGCTTTTTAAGAGCCAAACTAGCTTAATCAAAGATATAAATAAAGAACTAGATCCATCGATTTTTAATAATTTTGTTCCTAACTATAAAACTTTGGCAACGATTGATCAGATATTTTCTGGAAAATTGTCACCGCGAAACACAATAATCTTAGAAAATCAAATTATTTCTAATATGATCAAGCCATCACAAACTAAAGATCAAATAGAGACCATTGACGATTTAGCAGTTACTTCTTTCATAAAAAAGTTTAACACCAAGTACGAGGGTGGTTTGTTAGAAAACCAAAAGTCTTTGTTGAATCATTATATTTCATCTTTTAGTGATAATTCTTTAAGTTTGAAAATGTTTTTAAATGAAGAATTATTACGGCTAAAAACAAGACTTAAAGAGGCTCTTGAGATAGAAGAAATTCGTAGCGATGAAGACATGCTTGCCAAAGCCGGCTTAGTTATTCAAAAGCTTGACGAGTTTAAAAATTGTCAATTAAGCGACACCGTAGTGTTGACAGTTTTGAAGACTCAACAACTAGAAAAGGAAATTTTCAACAATGACAATTAAGGTCACCATTGGAAAGAACGAAACTAAGGCGACTGTTCGCCTCGAAATGGATATCCGAAAATCGATTAATGGAGATTTGATGATTTTTGATCATGGCGATATCGACATTGTTTTGTCTACCACTTCTAATAGGGTATTGGCTTTTCCTAAAGAAAATATGAATGATTTGGTATATGGCGCTCAAAATAGACTGTTTACTCATCTTCATAGGCGCGGCGTGGTTATACCCGAATCTATTCAAGCTGCATCTTTTGCCGGCGCTTTCGAAGCAACGTTGCAGAAACCATTTACTGAAAGTATTAGCGCGGCTAAGTTTGCTTTAATTAATATTTCGCAATTTATCAACGAAGAGCGCCCTTATTTTGAGTCGACTGAGGCAATAATTTCTATGACGGATGATGAATTAGTCCACCCAGATAAGACAGACTCTACTGAGCTTGGGGACGTCCCACAGGCAGCCCAAAAGGGTTCTATACGCCCGGGCTATTCTCGAGATCCTTATGCTCTCAATTATTTATATACGCTAGAATAAGAGGTCTCAAAATGGAGCTTATATATTTTATATTAATAGCATATGGATTAACTCAAATTGTGGTTTACGGGGATATGCCTCTGATAAGGAAGTTGCGCCCCTCTAAAGAGTTTTTAAAGGGGTATGGTAAACTTTTTCATTGTCCTATGTGTATGGGTTTCCATGTTGGATGGCTTTTAATGTTACTTTCTCCGTACACTGAACTATTTAGTTTTGATGTTTCTATAGCCAACTTTTTCCTTTTGGGGTGGTTGTCGTCGGGAACGTCATATATTCTCAACATGCTTATTGGAGATCGGGGAATTAAAATTTTACGTAACGTAGAGGTAGTTAAAGATGAAGAATGGTATTTACATGACAAAGTGGATGATTCAGCCAGTTAGGCGATGCAAGTCAGGCTGTTGACTCACGCGGGTAGCGCCCGTTTTTTAAAACAAGGATAGCAAAATGGCTAAGAAACTTTTACGAGAGTATTATCAATTGTGCGAGGGAGGCGTTTGTCAAGATTTATTAACTGAAGAAGAAAAACGTTTCGTTGCCAATGGTGGCATGATCTTATCGGGTATTATGCAAATGGCAGAAACAGTCAATGGCAATGGTCGCATTTATCCCCAAGCCGTCTTGATGAATGAAATCAAGAATTATCAAAAACTAATTAAAGAAAAGAGAGCTTTGGGAGAATTAGATCATCCTGAAGATTCTGTTATAAATTTAAGAAATGCTTCTCATTTGGTAACGTCATGCTGGATGGAAGAGAAAAATGTAATGGGGAAGATTCAAGTGTTGAATACGCCATCTGGCAAAATTTTGCAAGAGCTTGTTCGTGGAGGTGTCAGTATAGGGATTTCATCAAGAGGAATGGGCTCCGTTACAGAAAGTAACGGACAAACAATTGTAGAAGACGACTTCCAGTTAATTTGTTTTGACATGGTTTCTGAACCATCCACCCCTGGCGCCTTTATGATGCGCGAAGCAAAAGACTATGACAACCAAGTGTTTACAAGAGCCGATCGAATCAACAGGCTGTTAAACGAGGTTTTGGGAGATGAATGATTGGTCCAGTTTTCCTAAAGATAAACAACTGATGGACTCATGGAGAAAACATTTAAACGAGGGACCTTTGGATGCTATGGACGATTTCACCGATTGGTGGCGAGATAAAGAAGAGTACGACTTCGGATATAAGGGCGCTCAGCAAGGTGTTCCCCAAGACGATGTTCGCTTACCGGCGCCAGCCGCGGACGTGGAGTGGGTACCAAATGCTGAAGTAGAGTGGGAAGAAGATGAGCCCGATCTAGAAACTCTCCCTTATTTGTTGCACCACTCTTTCGGTTCTACCCAAACCAAAAGCGACGTCTATAAGACATATAAAAATCGATATAATAGAGCCTTTAAGGAAGGCAACATTGAAACAAAAAATCAGTTTGAAAAAGACTTGACTTATTTTGTTAATTTTGTAGGGCCCTTTTTGCGGTATTATGATAAACGCAAGAGTGTTTCTGAAGAAAAAGATATTAAGGATATTAAAAAAATGATCAGCGTCTCTCATCGATTCGCTCAAGACAATGAGAATATATCAAATATCATAAACACCTACCGAGCAACAAAAATAGAACACCCAAATAGTGCACAATCAGTAGCAAGAATGGCAAAACTCTTTGCTGACACGGCGGCTAAAAGACATTTGGGAAATTTGATAACTTATATTAAAAAGAGAAATAGCAATGAAAAAACAAGATCTAAAGAAACTCATTAAACCATTAGTAAAAGAATGTATTCATGAAGTTCTTATCGAAGAGGGGCACCTTTCTGATATCGTAAGTGAAGTTGCAAAGGGGATGAACAGACAGCCCCTATTGGAGTCGCGGAGCCCAAAACCCTCACGCCGCCAGGAAAAAGAAGTAGAGCGCGAAAAAACACAATACACAGAACGAAGGCGCCGCAAATTAACCGAACAGCGACAACAGTTGGCTGATGCGATTGGGCGCGACGCCTATAATGGTGTTAATTTATTTGAGGGAACGGAGCCTTTGCGCCGTGGTGGAAAAGCCGGCGGAGATCCAGAAATGCCAGATGTGCTAGGGGATGACCACCGAGACTCCGGGGTCGATATTAGTTCTTTGTTGGGCGGAGCCACTAAAGTCTGGAAAGCAATCAAATAAGGTGTGAAATGAAAAAGAAGCTAGTTTATGCAAGTGTGACTGCGAAGGAGTGTAAGGGGAATATAGACCGCATGATTCGGAAGTTTATGAAGAAAGTTAAGAAAGAAAGAATTATTGAGCAAGTTCGAGATCGACGCTTTCACAAAAAGCCGTCGGTGAAGAAAAGAGAGAAGCGCATTAGAGCCGAACGCGCGCGTAAACGAGAGGAAGCAAAGCGTCAACGGAGATTGAAAAAACAAATGCGAAACTACAAAAAATAACTACTTATCTAATAGTTATTACATTTTCCGGGTTAATTTATGAGTTCAAACATTTATACAGCAGGGTTAAGAAATGTCGGTAGTTATCAAGTGGCTGGCATACCCTATCTTACAGCGTCTTATCTTATTGAGCAAGAAAAGCAATTTACATTTCCGTATGTTACTAAAAACATTTTAGTTCAAAATACAGGCTCTAATGAGTTGTATTTGTATTTTTCTGGTTCTTCAATAAACAAGTTGATAATTCCTCCGGGAAAAACTATAAATATGGATGTGAAGTGTGTGCTTATTTATGCATCGGCATCTAGTCAGACAGGCATGCAGATGGCAGCCGAATTGACCACCATAGGCACTAATCACATGTATTCATTAGATGGATTGGAGGGAGTATAGTGGCTGATTTTATTTATAGTGTGGGCATCAACAATGTCGGATCTTATCAAGTGTCTGGGCGCCCATTTTGTGTTACTGGTACGGTGAACAATAGTGGTAGAAGAGTTGGGTTTCCGCACGTAACCAAACAATTGATAGTCATCAATCGTCATTCGGTTAACCCAATGCAGGTTTATTTTCATGTTGCTTCTCCTGATCCCAGTTGTCGATATAGCATTAATGCCGGAGAACAACAGACTTTTAATATGAAATGTAAAGAGGTTTTTGTAAGTTCGTCGGCTGCCGTAGACTATACTTTATATGCTTCTTTGACCGGTATCCCTGCTCAGCGAATGTACGCACTAACTGGATCCGGAATAACGAGTTAAGCATGGCCAAAAAGTATACCCCCAGCACTGGTTTGAGAAATGTTGGTAGCTATCAAGTGTCCGGCACTCCCTTTATAAAGCGAGCCACACTTGCGTCCGGTGATGAAGTTAAAATTGAGTTTCCTTCGGTGGCGCGTAATATAACAGTACAGTTGGATTCGGAGGTTGGTGGTGAAATTGACAACGGATCTTATAAGGTAACCAACAATGATGGCGGTGCGGTCACTCAAGGTCAAGCTTGGACAACTGACGGAAAAGAGTTCACTGTTTCATTTTGGGCTAAAGTAAATGCAGCCCCCGTGTACTCTACTATAGTTGGGTTTGCGGCATCCCCGTCGGGGCAAAACGAGGGTCGTTGGAGTTTGCGGGTCCTAGGCGCCAACAACTATAGGATGCGATTCAGAACCGCTGATAATAATTTGGTGACTGATGATTGGACACCTAGCTTTACCTCTACGGATTGGAATTTTTATACGCTTGTTCAAACTAAAAATCAACTTTCTCTTCATATGAACGGAAATACGACTCCGGAGAAAACTATAACAGCAAATCCAGGAGAGGTGATAGATACTGGTAATTTAGTTAGATATCTTCAAATAGGGGATCCAAATAATACTAACGAGAGCGCACAAATCAATATAATAGATTTGGTCGTTTGGGATCGCGCATTGAAAGATGCGGATATTACTGCTATCTATAATTCTGGCGACGAATACGATTACAAGACTGCCCTCCCTAATCGCGATTATCCTTCTTCCAGCTTCTCGTTTGCTGATGGTACAGCATACACAAGAACCATAGCGTCCCGCGATGGACCACCCCCTAGTAGTGTGTCTTATCCCGATCAATATACTTATACATCAGGCGATAAGGGCTGGCGCTTTATGGCACCAAAGTCGGATTCCACCGTACAGATTCGTTTGCCGATCGGCTGGAAACATAACGGTGTAACCCTCACCGAATACAAAGACATAAATATTCGCCTTACTGGACAAACAGCCACCCCCCTTGCAGCCCCCACATATGATGATATGTTGGTGCGCGTTTGGACGGGAGAAGCCGGCGAAAACAGCCCTATCACACCTTTAAGTAGCTCAGTCAATTTTGTCGACGCTATCAACGGATTAGGAACAACTGATCAATATAACGTTAATACCAGCACGATGCCGGGAGGGATGACAGAAGGTCTCCCAGGATTTTCAGCATCTGTAAGTCCCAATATTCAAGGCGGCGTTGATATGTGGGTTGCCGAAGATCAAGATCAATCACTGGCTCAATATCTGCGCATACGCACCCCTTACACCGATGATCGCGGTGCATTCATGACACCGAATGCTGTAGCCAACATGCCTTATAGTTCGGACGATGGGTGTTACGAGATTATTGCTAGCGGAAGTGGTGGCTTCAAAGCACAAGCACCGCCATGGCTTACTGACGGTCGAGAATTCACAGTATCGTTTTGGGCAAAAGTGACGTCGCGTAGCACAACATGGGGAGAGCCCGGAAACGGCAAGCGCTCACTGGTCGGCTTTGCTACCAATCTAGTCAATCCGGGCGGTAGTGCAGAAAATACTTGGTATTTTCGTATTTATGGCGCCAACAATCCGGGCGAAAACTATTCTTTTTGTCCCAAGAAAAGCTACGATCCAGCCACACAGTCAGACACCACCGAATCTGAAACCGGTTTCAGCCTGGCGGGGACCGACTGGTCTAAGTGGCAATTTTACACCATTGTACAAAAGCGCGATTCGGCGGTGATTTACGTTGATGGCGTGGAGCGAAAGACGTATAATTTGACTGCCGGGCACGTAATTGCCACATCTCAGTATCGCTATTTGACCTTTGGAGATCCTAGTAATCCTCAAGATGAGTCCGCCCCAATGCAAGTTCGCAATGCAGTACTCTGGGATCGCCCTCTGAGTACAGATGACATAGCTGCCATTTTTGCAAAACACAACAATGTCGATTATGAAACACCTCTCCCGGTGAGAACTTCTTATCCATCGTCAAGCTTTGTGTATTCTTACGAAGGGGCATATCAGCACACATTTGGAAGCAAGTCAGACGAAAGTGCGTTGTCGATACTTGATCAATATACATATACCGGAGGCAATAAAGGGTTTAATTTAGAGAACTCTCAAGACGGAAGCAATTTTCAACTTTACCTTCCAGCCGGCTGGAAACAAAATGGCGCCACTTTATCTGAGCCCAAATTTATAACGTTGCAACAAGCCGGCACAATTCCCGGCTCGATCCCAGCCGGGATTGACATGGTGGTGAAGTGTGCAACCGGCGATCCAGCCGCAGATGCCATTAACCTTGTTGATGCAATCAATGGGCTCGGAACAGTGGCTCAATATAAGGTGAGTGCCCCCACGATGCCGGGAGGAATCCAAGAAGGAGTCCCGGGACTGTCTGCTTCCATGAGTCCGAACACCGAAGGGGGAGTCGATGTGTGGGTGACCTCCGAACAAGATTCAAATTTAGCGCAATATGTGAGAGTGCGCGCACCCACTTCTGCGTCGGTCACTGGGTGGACCGGTCTGCCGGCATCGACAGCAGTTCCAGCCGCCGCCGGTGAAATGCCTAAAGGTGTGGCACAATCATGGGAGAATAAAGATGTAGATCATGGTGGTTTTATTGCAAAGAACCCCAATGCACCCGAAGCGTGTTTTCCAGGATATAATAGCGCCGGACAACTTCAAGGGATGACTACCTCTCTATCGTTTTGGATGAAAATGACAGGCGATCCTTCGACGTCGGGATATACTTATGACGGCGATCCCATGATGTTAGTTTATGGATTTGGATTAGAGGATGGATCTCCGGGGTCTCATTTCTTTGGCTTTTCAGATTGGGGTACCCCCGGTGGTACCGATGCTGCTGCTAGTTTTAGAATTCAAACTCAATCTTCTTATCGTCTAAACAAGCAATTCACAAACATGCCCGATCCTCGCCAATGGCGCCATTATACGATTGTGTATGATCGCCTAAACGTGGTCATTGGCAATAAGATGGCGTTTTATATTGATGGTGTTCTGCATGATAGTTGGGTTGGTACCTCGCCATACCCAACTCAATATCGAAACGACGTCGCCTGGAATGTCGATTACACCCCTCAGATTGGTTCTCCGTGGGGAGGCGCCAACGCATCTAATATTGGCGTTTATAAAGATTTTATAATGTGGAACAATCGCGCCCTGAATGCTGATCAGGTTGCAGAATTGTACAATGCTGGCAATTATAACGAAGATCTCACTACCATATTTCAGACCGGAAGCGCAGGGGATCCTGTCAAGTACGGCTGTTTTTATGATAATGGTACTGATGGAACCTTTTATAATGGAGCTAAGGGGTTTGTTGTTACGAGTAGTAATGCGGTAGCCAACACACGTTGGGGAATCCGCATACCCCCGGAGTGGCATGCAGGCTGGGGATTTAAAGATTATTGGTGGAGATTTTATGCCGATGTTTCTACACAAGCAGATCCGTCGTACAACGCTAATCAAGGTATTAAAGTCCAACTTGGGGCGACCGCCGAGGAATCAGCAGATAATTTTAGAAAATGCCTTAATAGAACCGTGGACACCAATTATTGTCGGTATTACAATGGAGATCCCACCGTGCCCGGTGGCGCCCCACAGTACCTCTCTGGCGCCATTAATGATCTTTATCCGCGCGCCGTAGATATACATGTAAGCGCTAGTTTATCTGGTGACGAGGTATACCGACAAGCAATTTGTCCTAAGATTAGTTTCAAGCTGGTTTCCATGGTGAACCCAACAGTTGATGAAGATTTTGTTTTTCCTCCCGGCTACTATGAGGCCCTAAATGATCGGCAGCCTGGCAGTCCGCATGCTTTTTATATGACAGATTGGTTTGGGTGCACACACCCAGACAAAAGAATCTGGTGGTTATCGGATTCTGGTTCTTCCCCAGGTTCGGATATTCCCCAGGATACCCTTTCTTATCTATATAATCACGCAACAGGCACCGCAGCACAGAGTACGTTTGACGTTAGTGGTCTTGCTGACCATGATCATCGTTTCACACACATGACGGGAACCATACGTCATGATGATAGAGGCGGCTTCACTACCGATGTTCCCTACGCTTATCCAGTTGGATTTGAGTCTTGGGTAAGTTGGAACTGGGACTGGTTCACTGACGACGTTAACGCACAAAAATTGATCTGGTATGATTGCAATCGAAATAGCGGCGATACCACGGGCTCATTATACAATAATTCTACGGACCCTCGGGCTATTACCGGCAGTTGTGCGACTTTTCCTAATGCTTCTGCGAGCATACCGATTTCTGATGATGGCAGATTCTATATCGCCACGCCAACAGGATCGGCGCTAGACAAAGAGAAGTGGAACTGGAACTGGACACTAGATAACGTGAACGCACAAAAGTTGATTTGGTATGATTTTGATACCAATGCCAGCCCTAAACCAGATGACACAACCAGCAAATTTTGGAATCGTTCTACGGAGCGTCGAGCCATTCTGAATGGTAATCCTGATTTTCCCAACGCATCTGCGAGCGTTACAACGCCGGCTTACGGGGAATACGAGGCTAATGTTCCGCCGGGATATCCGACAGGTAGTGAGTCCGGAGGCGGTATTGCCTATATGGGATTCAAATCCACAGGATCTTATCCGGGAGTAATCTCCAACAAGCACTATTGGAAGCTTGAGAACAAAAACGACAAATTATCTATGAACATAAAAGCAAAAGAAATCTATTTATCTGCAACAGATGGAGATTGTACTTATTCGGTACAAGCAGATCTTACTTCTATTTCTACTGAGAGCATGTTCGAGCTAACTGGCTCAGGAATAGATTCATAATGAGGTACATACAATGAGTTTTGGATGGGCATATATAAACTGTAGCGGAAGCGGTGGTGATCACGTTGGTGGACCTCAGAGTTCGATTCAATTTATTAAACAACCCTACCATTCTACGGGATCTGCGAATTTAGTTTTCTATACTAGTTCTTATGGAGGTTACGGGCCAAACACAATGAGGCTCAAAGGCACACTGCACGTCAGTGGCACTATTAGCGCTAGCCATTATCACATTGAAAACGTTACCGAGATCGACGCTAGTGGATCTACGTACTTTGGTAACACAAATGACGATGTTCATATTAGGACCGGGAGCCTAGAGGTTGTTAAGGCAGACGGTAGTTATATTCTCCAGTCTTTAACTGCCACTCGCCAAACCAAAATCAAGGCATTGCGACTAGGATTAGACATAGTGGATACAGCTATCTATACAGCCTCACAAGATACTTGTATTTTGGGTATTGCACAACCTAATGATGTGTATATTCAATTGCTAACAGCTTCGGTAGCCGGTTCTGGATCCGTAGTGGTAATTAAGGATCAGATTGCACCCAACCGCGGCCCTTATTCTATTTATTTGTCAGCTTCGAGTTCAGATAGGATTGATGGCTCTACTATCTATGAAATGACTGGTTCTATGCTAGCCATTAATTTATATTCAGATGGGCGGAACTGGTACGTATTCTAAGGGGAGCACACTTTAATGGCATTTAACCAATTATCCGGTACCATTATTGCTCCAGAATACTTTGGACCCTCCCCGGGGAGTGGTCTGAATAATGTTATTGTGGGAACTGTCTCTGGTACTCTCCAAGGCAATGCCGCAGATATTGAGGGGGTTCCTCGTATTGTGGCGAATGCCACTGAAAACAACCTTTTAACCGTTGGGGTAGATGCCGATTCGCTTGTGGGGGAACCAACCCTAACTTTCGATGGTGTTCGATTAAACATATCCGGGCAATTGACCGCAAGTTCTGCTATTTCCGCTTCGGTCTTTTATGGTTCCGCCGCGGGGTTAACGGACTTGCCAGCCGCAAATGGCGGCGGTCCTTCTGGCGCAATTCAATTTATGACTAATGCCGGATCCATTAGTGGATCTGGTGGGTTTTTGTTTCAGAATAACAATTTAAAGATAGATGGCGGTGTAATTGGCAGACGAAGAAACATAGCCTCCAATGTACAAGGTGCCACTGCATCAGTTAGCGATTACATTATTGGAGTGGACACCACAGCTACTTCTACGGGGATAAGACTTCAGCGCGCCATCACACTTGAGAATGGGCAAATGCTTGTCATTAAAGACGAGGGAGGATCCGCAAATATTAATAATATCACAATTAATGCATCAGGATCTGATAAAATTGATGGTCAAAGTTCGGTCATTTTGCAATCACCTTATGCATCAATCCAGTTATTTTGTAATGGGTCAGGATCCTACTTTATTTACTGACGAAAATTAAATTACTTTTCGTTGCACTGCTCTCTAATTAAAGACGATTGGGTGGAATATCCATCCATTCATCCATGAACGGTTGCGACTGTTCATTGGATAGCTTTAAAAACTATATTTATGGAGGGTTTTTTATATGGCTTATAAATTTCAATTAGGACCCGCTCTTTTAAGCGGTTCCGTAACACAAAAGGGTGTTGCCCCTGGTTTCATCCAGTTGGTGGACGAAAACTTTGCTACCAAAATCGAACTTGATGCAGGTCCCGGCGCGATTTCGGGCTCTGGAGCAGCTAAGTTTGGGCTAGATCTTACTGCTAGCGCTGTACACGCAAAATCAGAAATTCATGCAAATACAAATGTATCATGTAATGGTGCCATGGTCACCAATAGAATTTCGGACAAAGGTGGGCTTCTGGCTATGACCGGATCTAATCAACTGGCTTTTCGTGCCGGTGGCGGCGGTAATGCGTATATAAAGTTCTATAACTCAAGCACTGGCACCAGTGCTGATCACGAATTCTACTCTGGGTGGTTTCAAAACAGAACCGGTAAAACTTTACTCGGAGCCGATATGTCTCAAGATTCAATATGTACGTTCAAGGAAGGAAATTTTGATAGATTTACTATCGGAAACGACACTAGTAAAGACACATTTAGTATCGATTCGGGGAATTCCTTGAGTGATACTCCGTTGCTCTCTGTCGGACCTTTTGATAAAGGCGGCGTTAAAACAACAATGGGAATTACTGCTCAGTTGGGTCTAACCGGCGCTTTAAAGTACAGAATGGATCTTGCCCCGGGTGGCGGTCTTGTTAATTCCGGTACCGGAGTTGGTCCTTTCGACAACACTGGCAACTATAGCTTGGGTCTAAGTGCCTCTGTGTTGAATGCTGCGGCTCCATCTGTTGGTGGTGATTCGATGTTGTTTTATAATAACGCTGGTGTGGCTAAGCGGATGAGTATGATTGACTATGCTAACAATATTGCAGGTAATGGTATTACTGCTGTTAGTGGTGTGCTTAGTGTCGATACACAGGCGGGAGACCGTATCAGCGCCTGGTCTCATGGAGATGCAAATGCCAACATGAAGGCAGGTATTAACTATGCTAGTGCACAGTTAACTCAAAATCGTGTGTGGACGCTTCCTTCTGGATCGGCTAATGTCAAAGATGGCGAAGTCTTTCACGTGAAGCTTGCGACTCTTGCTGCGCAGAAGGCTCTAGTTGTTACATGTCAAGGCGCTGCTAGAATCGATGATAGTCATTTGACAGTTGTTCTCGGTGCAGAATATACTTCTGTTGCTTTTGTGTACGTTGGTGCAGATAAGTGGCGAATCGTCTAATCTTTACTGTTATTTATTAGAAAGCAATGCTTTCAGGCACCCCCTCGTGGGGTGCTTTTTTATAAGGAGATATATGAAGACGTTAGATTTACATGGAGAAAGGCATTCCGATATTGCTCGAAAGGTAGCAAATTTTATTCTTTTAAACAAACCCCCTTTAAAAATAGTGACTGGGAAATCGCAAAGGATGATAGCCATAGTTACACAAATTTTAGACAAATATGATTTTGATTACTATCCGGAATATTTTATCAATTATGGGGCTTATATTGTACAGGAAAAAAGAAGATAATCGCCCTATTTATAGTGAAGAGGGTTATTTATGGCTTATTATGGTAATCAAAAAACTGATTCAAATAAACACAACACCAAGAATAAAAAAACGGAAGTGTCCGACACTCATTATCTGGGCGCCGTTACCGCTAGCGCGTTTTATGATTCTTTCGAAAGAAAAACATTACGCCCCCCGGCCATAACCAATATAATCAACGATCATCGGAATCGGGTATTGGTGTCGCGCGGCGATGGTACCGCTGTTGCGTTCAAGGGGCTAAGTTTTAATGGAGACTCTTTGCTAGCATCTGCTTATTTTGGTTCTGGTGTAGGTTTGACGAATCTTCAAGCTAGTGCTTTGGTGGGAAATGTACCATTAAAGAATATTAATTACGGCGCTGGCTTGGTGGCTGCCAATAACCAACTTCAGGTAAACATAGCTGAGGGATTGGTGTTAACCAATAACCAGGTTGGTATTAAGACTACGGCGAAAGGAGGTCTTCGGTTGACTCCCGACGGGATTCGTGTAGATCCTAGCATGGCACCTGAAAAAAGAGCAGTAAGCATTAATGATAGATTTTTGATTTCAGATAGTGATAACCAAGATGCAGCTAAAGGAGTGGCTATACGATATCTATCTAATTATTTTCAGAACACACTTAATTTTTCGCAGCCTAGTGGCAGAGATGCCCACATTCAGTTTAACAATAATGGGAGATTTGGCTCTTCCCCTCATTTGACCTTCCGGGGAGAGACTTTGGCTACTATTAATGTATCCGCGCGCGGACATATACAAGTGGGGACCAATTTATTGAAGGCTGATCGTACGATGCTAGCATTGCCAAGTGTGCCTATCGATAATTCTACATTACCAAACAATGGTCTTTGCATGTATATAGATGAAGAGCAAAACAAGCTGATGTTAAAGGTGAAATATTCTACGGGAGTCGTTAGGAACATTGCTGTCGATCTTATAGAGAGGGCGATAGTGCAAGAAGAGGATGATGAATCAGAAAACCAAGGCTTCATAATGGATGATGAAAGTATGGATGAAAAAATAGGGATTAACAACCCGAATGACTTGGAAGAGTTGGACGATAAGTCGTTTCAGGATATCGAATCTCCCGAGATCGAAATGACATCTTCCTCGTCGGGGGGCATTTTGGGTTATTTTAAAAGTGCGTTTACTAAAAAATAACACTATTTAGATAATGGAAAAGTATTTTATTAGGAGAGTTCTCTATGTCAAGTTTACTTAAAGAAGCGATTGTCGATGCGGCCGCTCTTAAAGAGGCAGCGTTGAAAAACGCAGAAGCAGCAATTATCCAAAAGTATTCTGCTGAAGTAAAAGACACAATTGATAAATTGTTAGAACAAGATGATTTAACTGCCGAACTAGGCGGAGACCTAAGCGGTGAAGAAATGGGCGACCCCGGCATGGGTGAAGACCCTGCGGTGGCTGCGGATGCTCCACTGGAAGAGGTTGAAGAAGTTACTGAAGACGATATTCCTTTGGCTAGCACTAATGGGCTTTCTAAAGAGGTGGGCGTTGGTTTAAACGAAGCCCCTACCGAGGGAGAAAACGTCGAGTTTAATGTCAACTTAGAAGCTCTCCATGAAGCAATTCAAGAACTGCAAGCGGAATTAGATGAAGAGATTGAAATTACCGAGGAAGATTTAGAAGGATTGCTGGAAGACCCGGAACAACTTGCAGAAGCAGACCCAACAACTGCCTCTGCTGCGGCAGAGGATGCTGACGTTAACGCAATGGATAGCCTGGAAGACACACCTAATCCACAAAAAGACGAAGAAGGCGAAGCTGTTGATGCTTCTGTGATGGGCGAAAACGAAGTTGAAGAGATTTCGGAAGATCTCATCGATGCAGTAATGGAAAAACTTACAGTCGATATGGGAGCTACCCTATCCGGATGGGCGGGACGCTCATCTGAGTCTATGAAGTGGGAGATTGAAAAAGCTCTTGCACATAGAAGAAGCTCCGATTTCGATGAAGAATTTGAAGATTTGAAAAAAGCTCACAAAGAATTGGTTTTCGAAAATAACCAAATCAAAGAGCATAATGATAAATATAAGCAGACAGTTGCGCAACTTAAGGAGAATCTACAGGATATTAATCTCTCCAACGCGCGACTGCTTTACACGAACCGTGTTCTTAGGAATACCTCCTTGAATGAGCGACAGAAACAGAAAATTGTCGAAGCTATTTCAAACGCCGGTTCAGTTACGGAGGCAAAGACAATATACAAGACCCTTCAGAGCACAATGGAGACCAAGCAAACAAAGCCCGGTCCACAATCGTTGAGCGAAGCAATTGGTAGTCGGCCTTCTTTTGTTCGTGCTACTCGCAAAGAAAGTAAACCTGTTGATACTTTAAGCGATAGGATGAAGAAACTAGCTGGAATTAAATAAAAATTATGGAGGTATTTAAATATGTCTAGTATTATTGAAAGACTGACTGAAGGCGTTGTCAACCGCGACATGAAAGCCGAAGGTCATGCTCTACTTAAAAAATGGGAACGCACTGGTCTCCTTGAGGGATTAACCAATGAGCGTCAAAAAAATTCTATGGCTCGATTGCTTGAAAACCAAGCTAAAGAGCTTCTTCGCGAAGCAAGTACTATGGCGATGCCAAGTAGCGACGTGGAAGGTTTTGCATCTGTTGCATTTCCTATCGTCCGTCGTGTTTTCGCAGGTCTGATCGCAAACGATCTTGTTTCCGTTCAGCCAATGAGCCTTCCAAGTGGACTCATCTTCTTCCTTGACTTTACGTTCAACAGCACCCGTATGGATGGCACTGAGGACAAGTCAATTTATGGTGGCGATGAGGTTGGTTCAGAGATCACCGGCGGCGTAGACTTGGTGGGAGCCTTGAAGCAAGATTTTGCTGGTCCCCGTACAGTCGCGGCTCGTGGTTATGCTTACGCATCTCCAACCGGCTCTGGCGCACCAACTGAGGTTACAAAGATAAGTTGTTTTTCTCTGACTTCTTCAACAAATGCTCAACGACGAGATACTTTGATTTATGATCCTGATATTTTGTCTCTATCGGCTTCTGCTGGTAAATATACTGCTCTTTCTGTTGTGGTGGCCAAAGAAGCTATTACAGGTTCTCAAGCTGGCCAACCGGCTGATTATGACAATCTTGGTGCTTTCACTTTGTCAGGGATTACTGCTCTTACCAATGTTGCATCAACCGCAGTTCAAATTAAACGACTGACCCAGTTGACAACTCTTGCTGGTAAGCCAGATCCTGCCGGCGGTTATGTTCAATTTGTGTTGTTCGGTACCGATGACTCTAGCGGAATCAAAAACATTGCCGGCACTGCCGCTAATGCTGATGGTTCTTTACACCCCAGTATTACAATCACTTATCCTATTAAAGATAATATCGTGGATGCAAACGCTGTTGGCGCAGTTAAGGGTACTCAATTGTGGGGGCTCGAAAACAATACAGCCATCCCTGAGATCGACATCAAGGTCGATAGCATCGCTGTCACCGCGCAAACCAAGAAACTGAAAGCCAAGTGGACACCTGAATTGGGTCAAGACTTGAATGCTTATCATAACTTGGACGCAGAAGTTGAGTTGACTTCGATCCTTTCTGAGCAAATTGCTCTTGAAATCGATCGTGAGATCTTGGCTGACCTTGTGAACGGCGCGAAAGCTTCTACCTATTATTGGTCACGTTCTCCTGGTTTGTTTGTAGATCGTGTCACCGGCAACGAGGTGGGTGCTGCTTCTAAAGCTCCCGACTTTACGGGTACGGTTTCTGAATGGTATGAGACTCTTATTGAAACAATTAATGACGTCTCGGCTCAGATCCACCGCAAGACTCTTCGGGGTGGCGCTAACTTTATCGTCTGCGGACCTGAAGTGGCTAATATCCTTGAGTTCACTGCTGGCTTCCGTGCTTCTGTCACTAATGATGACGAAAGCGGCTCGGTTGGTGCTGTGAAAGTTGGTAGTCTTTCTAAGAAGTTTGACGTTATCGTCGATCCTTACTTCATTCGGAATGTTATTCTCGTTGGTCGTCGGGGTTCTAGCTTCCTTGAAAGCGGATATGTGTATGCACCGTATGTGCCACTACAAACTACTCCCACAATCTTCGGGCCTGAAGACTTCGTGCCAAGAAAGGGTGTCATGACCCGTTACGCGAAGCAGATGGTTCGTCCAGATATGTATGGATTGGTTATCGTTCGTGGTCTTCTTGGTGAGGACGGAGGCGCTTAATTAAGAGCATTCTGAAAATTATCACAACCCCCGCCATTTGGCGGGGGTTTTTGTTTGTGAAGATACTACTTAAAGATGTATGCCGATGGATATTCTCGGCGCTTTCATTTTAAGGAGAAATAAGAAAATGGCTGTATCACCGAACTTGGCGAGATTAAAGAAGTTGCTCAGTGACTTTACTGTGGGAAAAATTAATACGGACAAAAGCGTATCGTTGATGAATTCAACTATCCACCTTAAAGGCGGGGGTGCCGTCGTTCAAACCAACAATAAAAGCGAACCAGTGACTTTGAATCGGAATGCCGGCAAAATTACCATGCGCGGAGATGATGCTATGAATTCCGGGGATGTAAGGCACTTTACCCTCAATAATGTATACATTAGCGAAGATAGCGTGGTTCTCTTAAATCTTGTCGACAATACTCACGGAAACAAATATATTGCTTGGGTCACTCACTTGAACAACAACGGATCATGCAGAATAACAGTAGAGAAGATATCTGGCGGCTCAGAAACAGACGCGGTTGTGATCAATTTCGCTGTCTTTCATATCCAAACCTGATATTATATTCTTAGTATATTCTTAGTAAAATCCCTCCCGAATGGAGGGTTTTTTGTTAAAATGTCGATCTGTCAAATTTTACCGCCGGCAAATTTTTGAGATTTTTGCTTTTTTGTACTAATTACTATACAAAATAGGAGTTTTTTATGGGTAAGCCTTGGAAAAGAATGAAATTTAGACGCAAGCGACAGAAAGCAGCGCAAACCCGAACACAAGAAGTGTTAGTGTCGGATCCGCCGGCTGTTTCTCCACCCGTGGTAGAGAATTCTCCACCCGTGGTAGAGAAAGTAGAACAAACAACAGAAGAGAAGCCTGCAATCAAAAAGCCAACACGAAAGCGCACAACTCCTACGTCCAAACCCAAGGTCACAAAACGTGCCGCAAAGAAGACCACAAAAAAGGTCGCAAAATAAAACGCTATTACATTTTGAGTTTTAGCTCTATCACAACTATTTAGGATGTAGGAGTGTTTATGTATGCCGACCAATTTAAGCCCAAAATCTCAGACAAGTGCTGTAGTATTAACTAGCACAGGATCAGCCGCCGATGTAGCGGCTGCGTTGCCTTTTGGTATTTATGCTAGTTCTGATGCCTTTCTTAGCGGCGCCGCCTCTCAAGTAGCTTATATATATAAGAAGCTTGGTGGCGATGTTGTTGATATAGAATTAACGCCGGCAAATGTATATGCTGCCTATGAAGAAGCGGTCTTAGAGTATTCATACATTGTTAATTTACACCAAGGCAAGAATGTCCTCTCTAGTGTTTTGGGAGAACAGACAGGCACATTTGATCAGTATGGAAACCTAACTTCAGGACCGAGTGGAAGCAATTTGCGATATCCTCGCTTTTCGTTGGGTTATGCTCGGCGAGTGGGTGACGGCGCCGCGGCTGCCGGTGGTTTTGGTGGGACAATTCCCGAATATTCAGCTTCGTTTCAGCCAAAAGACAATCAACAAGATTACGATCTACAAGCGATCATACAGAGCGCCTCTGTCAATGGCGTTGATGATTCGGGTCGCCCTGTTGCATATGCTGGCAAGGTGGGAGATAAACGGGTTATAGTAACTCAAGTCTATTATCGATCTCCCCGCGCCATGTGGCGTTTTTACGGCTATTATGGTGGCGTTGGAGTGGTAGGTAATCTGACTACGTATGGGCAATATGCGGATGATGCGACATTTGAGATTATTCCAACTTGGCAAAACAAAATGCAAGCTATCATGTATGAGGACTCTATCTACACTCGCACATCTCACTATTCTTATGAGCTTATTAATAATAAATTACGACTATATCCTACTCCAAGTTATTGGGGATATGACGAATCTAATAGAATATGGGTGAGATTTTATGTTGATTTGGGAGCTTTCGAAACCGGATCGTATAACGTGGGCATAGAGGGAATCAACAATCTGAATACATTGCCGTTCGATAATGTACCTTATATTAATATTAATTCTATTGGCAAACAGTGGATCAGGAAATTTTCATTAGCAGTCTGTAAAGAAATGTTGGGCCAAATTCGAGGAAAGTTTGCAACTATCCCCATCCCAGGAGATTCAGTTACTTTAAATGCTTCAGATTTGTTAAGTCAAGCTAAAGACGAACAAGAACGCCTCAAAGATAAGCTGATGGAACTCCTGAAAGAAACTGAGTACACCGCATTAGCTAAGTCTGATCAAGAGTTGACGGATGCGGCTACCAATACTTTAAAAGTGAGTCCGTTGCCAATTTTTGTAGGATAATTAATGAATGTCGAATGAATGGAAAAGACCAAAACAACCACCTCCGCCGCTGTTTTTAGGAGAGAAAGAGCGCAATCTAGTTAAACAGGTTAATGACGAACTTATAGAGAAGGTCATAGGTCAACAAATTCTCTATTATCCTATTGATCTAGAAAGTACTCATTTTCACGATTTGTATGGCGAGGCTATCACTAAGAGCTATCTGCCTCCCGTAAGAGTATATGCCTTGGTGGAGTTTACCAAAGAAGGCACTGAGTACCTAGAGAATGCCGGAGTTGACAAAACGTGGGAAATTATGGTCAATTTTCATCGTCGACGACTAACAGAAGATCAGAACTTGTATGTTCGTGAAGGAGATTTTGTCTTATATGGGGATTATTATTATGAGATTGTATCTCTTTCGGAGCCACGTAAATTATTTGGCCAAGTAGATTATTCGTTTGAAATTGCTGCTACTTGTAAGAGATCTAGAAAAGGATTATTCGATGCTACCTGATAACTTTAACTTCGCACAGATGCCAACGGGCTCCGGACCCTTTTCTTTGAAAGAGGTGGGAATGCTTTCGTCCACTATCGAGGACATTGACCAAGCTATGACCGCATGGGTTAAGGATGACTTACGTTTGACGACGCGCACCAACGAAGGATTGATTACGGTTCCTGTTTTGTGGCAGGCGCCCGAAAGAGCTTATCAAATCAAGCACAAGAAGGATTTACGAGATGATGCCGGCGCCCTTAAGCTTCCCTTGGTATCCGTTGAGCGCACCAATATCACCAAAGATCCATCAAGAAAAGGATCTTTCCAGGCGCACCTGTTTTCAGCTAATCGTAATGGCAGGTCGGGAAGATTCGTGATCGCCAAGCGTATAGTGCCGAACAAGACGCGCAACTTTGCTGTAGCAGCCGGCACTCGAGTTGAAGATGTAGCTGACGGCGAGCGACAAAGATATTTTCCAAGAGTTAATAAAAAAGTAGTTATTCAGACTGTTTCTATCCCGATCCCTGTGTATGTAAGCGTGGATTACAAAATTACTCTTAAATCTGAGTACCAACAACAAATGAATGATTTGGTGGCTCCCTTTGTTGCGCGCACCGGACAGATTAATGCCTTTACACTATACAGAAAGAACCATTCTTATGAGGCTTTTATCCAACAAACCTTTGCTCACAATAATAATGTTTCTAATTTAGCGGAAGATATGCGGATGTTTGGAACGGAGATAACAATCAGTGTTTTGGGGTATCTAATCGGGGAAGGGGAAAGCGACGATCGTCCCATTGTTCGCATTGACGAAAACACAGTAGAGTTTCAGTTTCCTAGTGAGTCGGTGGTACCACCGGGTAATCCAAATTTATTTAGTTCAAAGTAGATCAGGAAGTGAAAACAATCTTTTATTGGTGTGGGTCCGCCTTTTGAGAATAAAAATACTATTTATTTAATGATTGAAGTGGCAAATAACAGACCATTTTTTAGACATCTTAAAAGGAACCATAATCATGTCAGTGAAAAGTTTTAAATTTGTATCTCCTGGAGTGTTTATTCACGAAATAGATAATTCCTTTGTGCCGAAATCGGCGGAAGCCATTGGTCCCGTTGTTATCGGGAGGGCTGCCAGAGGGATATCAATGCAGCCGGTAAAGGTGGAGTCGTATTCTGAGTATGTTGAAATGTTCGGCGATACGGTACCTGGATTTGCCGGTGGTGACATTTCCCGAGATGGAAATTTCCAATCTCCGATGTATGGAACTTATGCTTCGAAGGCTTTTTTGCGGGCTAATGTGGCTCCATTAAATTATATTCGTCTTTTGGGACAACAAAGCACAAACGCTAGTGCCGAGGGCTACGCTGGGTGGCAAACTGAAAACAATGTTAATCCCCAACTAGACTCAAATGGTGGCGCCTATGGGATGTTCTTGTTTAAAAGCAGTAGTGCCACCCAAGGGAAACTCCTGGGTCAGGTAAATTTGGGAGAAGGACGCCTAGGGGCTATCTTTTATGTTAACAATTCGGCATCGTTACAGTTGTCGGGCAACTTTATTTCGGGTACCCGAGGCGACTGGGACGCGAACAACGCCGGCCAAGGAATCGGAACAGTTATCTATAATCACGATGAGGGTGACCGCCTTTTTACGGTTGTTCTTACTTCATCGAATGGAACGTATAATGAGAAAGTCCAATTTAACTTTGATGACACTTCGGATTTTTACATCAGGAAGAGAATCAACACCAATCCTCAATTGACTAGTGCTCCTGGTTCCTTTTATCCCACCAGTTCTCACAAGCCGTATTGGTTAGGGGCGACATATGATCAATTTTTACGCGAAGGTGGTTATATCCCGGGCAAAAATTTGTCCGCAGTTATATTGCCCTTGGCAAATACCGCAAGTACATCCATCGGACCTCATAACTTGCGCGAAGCATCTAGAGAGGCTGCGACTGGCTGGTTCGTTGGTCAAGATACTGGTCCTCACGGCACATCCTTCGTAATTCAACATTTAAAGAACAACAAACTATTTCGCCTTAAAGGTCGCGGTCACGGAGAATGGCTTCATAGGAATCTGAAAGTTTCTATTGAGAAAATACGAGTTTCTAATTCCTCTCTTACCGACTACGGTACATTTTCGGTAGTTTTGCGCAGCCTGCTGGACACAGATAACAATGTGCAGGTAGTTGAGAGATTCGATAACTGCACATTAGATCCATCTTCTCCTAATTTTGTTGCACGAAAGATCGGCGATATGTATCTTAAGTGGGATGACAACAAGAAAACACTTCAACAGGTAGGGGAGTATCCTAATAATTCTCGCTTTGTGTATGTTGAATGTAATCCGGATGTGGAAGCCGGCGCAACAAACCCGGCGCTTTTGCCAGTAGGGTTTTTGGGAATTCCTAAATTTACCAACGTGACAGACCTCTTCGCCGGAGCAGTTGTGGGAGCAGGCGTCGGCAATAATTCTCTAGCGAACAAGTATATTTATTGGACCACCACCGCCGACGGGTTCATTGGACTAGGCATGCCGGGTACCCTCCCCAGGACACATCTCAACAGATCAATATTGAGCGGCGGCGCCGGGACAACCAACGTCGTAGCTGGCTCCGGACACCATTCGGCGTCTTTGATGGCATTTCCCTCTAGTTCTTATAGACAGAACGCCTCCGATGGTGGACTGTCAGATCCCACAAATGCTTATTGGGGATTTAGTACTACACGGACTGTCGACTCGAGTCGAAGTGATCATAGTGTTATGGATTTGGGGAACCTGCTTAAAAGCGACTTTAAGGATGATTGGTCGACCTATGATGCCGCGACTGACGGAATCGACCCATGGGACTTGATTTTCACCTTACAAGATCTTTCGGCTTCGGGAGGTGTTTCGGGAACAGGGACATATCATTGGGTTAGCGGCTCTCGACGAAATGAGCTAGCTGTCCCCTTGAACAAGACTTTGGAAAACGGATATGGACAATTTACTGCTCCCTTCTTCGGAGGGTTTGATGGATTTAATAATCGAGTACCCGATCCTCTTTATAATATGGGGATGAAAAATGCTACCGAAACCAACAACTCTGCTTATTACACATGGAAGCGCGCAATTGACACCATAGCGGATCCTGAATATATTAATATGAACTTGTTGGCCGCGCCAGGATTAACTAAAAATAGACTAACGAGACATATGATTAATGTATGTGAAGATCGCGCCGATGCCATGGCATTGGTTGATTTGGGAGATGTTTACAAGCCTCCACACGAAGAGTACTTCTCAAACAAGTCACAGCGTGTAGGTGCTGGACCCACACAAGTGGCCAAGAGCCTCAAAAATCGCGCGATTGATTCCAGTTATGGATGTACGTTCTATCCATGGGTTCAGACTAGAGATGAGTCTTCCGGACAGTTAGTGTGGATCCCGCCCTCTGTGGCGATGATGGGGGTTCTTGCAAGCTCTCAAGCTAAATCGGACGTTTGGTTTGCCCCTGCTGGGTTTAATCGCGGCGGATTAACTGATGGTGCGGCTGGAATTCCAATTATCAATGTGACTGAAAGGGTGGTATCTAAAGATCGAGACACACTATATGAAGCACGGATTAATCCAATTGCTTCTTTCCCCTCTACAGGGCTTGTAGTTTTCGGTCAAAAAACACTCCAGGAACGACAATCTGCGCTTGACAGAATTAATGTTCGACGACTTGTTATTTATCTTAAGAAGCAGATTTCTATCTTAGCATCACAAGTATTGTTTGAGCAGAATGTTCAAGCTACATGGAATCGTTTCCGTGCTTTGGTTGAGCCTTTCTTGGCGAATGTAAAAGTTCAGTTTGGTATTACGGACTACAAGTTGATTCTTGATGAATCAACCACTACTCCTGACCTTATTGACCAAAACATTATGTATGCCAAGATTATGGTTAAGCCTGCGCGCGCAATCGAGTATATTGCAATCGACTTCGTAGTTACCTCTACTGGTGCTTCGTTTGACGATTGATAAGGAAAGGGGGCGAAAAACCCCCTATCACACTATTTAAAAATAGAACTTAAAAGGAGTTACAAGACAATGGCATTCTGGTCAGAAAATTTCGGTCAAAATAGTACTTTGAAGGATCCGAAAAGAAAATTTAGATTTACTGTTGAATTTCAAGGAATTCAATCGGCACAAGGGGGTGCTACTTTGTGGTATGCCAAAACAGTCACAAAGCCCGGATTTACTATCAATACGGCAGAGCACAAATTTTTGAATCATACGTTCTTTTACCCAGGATCTGTTTCTTGGCAAGAGATTAGTTTAACGTTGGTGGACCCAGTTCAGCCTGATATGACCGCAACTCTATCCGATATCGTGGTAGCTAGTGGTTATACGCCGCCCACTGATTCTACAACAGCTTCTTTGACTAGTATTTCTAAAGCCAAAGCAGCCACATCGTTGGGGACCGTGTATATTCAGCAGATAGATTCTAATGGTAATCCCATTGAAACATGGACTCTGTGGAACTCCTTTATTCAAGATCTTAAATTTGGAGACTTGGCATACGGAGACGACGAATTGAATGAACTTTCTCTGGTCCTTAAGTATGACTGGGCTCGAGTCGAAACAACCAATCCTTCAGTCGCCGTCAATGGTACACAGGGCACTGAATTTTTCAACGTATAAAATATAGACAAAAGAGAGGTGTTATTTGTCACGTAATAAAGATAGGCTTGGTGGTGGGTTTTCCCATCCACACAATGCCCCAACTCCGCCCCAGCAGGTGAACTCTCCTGGCACAAGTGGTGGTTTTTCATTTGTGGTGCCTACAGAATTTGTAGAACTTCCTTCAAAGGGGAAGTTTTATTCCCCTGATCACCCCCTGTACAACCAGGAGACCGTCGAGGTTAAGCAAATGACAGCAAAGGAAGAGGATATGCTAACGTCTCGTTCTCTGTTAAAAAAGGGTGTTGCATTAGATCGAGTTCTCCAAAGTGTGATAGTGGATAAAAACATTAACCCCGACACGCTGCTAATTGGAGATCGGAATGCGCTCATTGTGGCGATGCGAGTTTCTGGATATGGAAGCGACTACAATACGAGCGTAACTTGTCCCGCTTGTTCGGATGCCCAAAAATATGATTTTAACTTAAACGACATTACCATCTTTCACGGGGAAGATGAAATTGAAACTGGCGTGGTGCCGCTAGAAAATGGAATGTTTGGCACAGTATTGCCACAAAGCGAGCTTCATGTGGTTTTTCGATTGTTGAATGGTCATGACGAAAAGCGGATGAGTAAGCGTGTGGAAAATGCTCGCAAACGCAACCAACAAGAAAAGCTTGTAACATCTCAATTGCGTAATATTTTAGTTTCTGTAAATGGAGATGCATCTTCTGAGGCGCTCCAATATGTTATCGAAAACATGCCAAGTGGAGATGCGCGGCATTTGCGCCTAATGTATAAGCTTAGCGCACCAAACCTAGATATGACTCAGCACTTCAATTGCTCATCTTGTGGACACGAACAGGAATTGGAGGTTCCGCTGACTGCGGACTTTTTTTGGCCTGACCGATGAGTATACAGAAAATGTATACGAGCAATTTTTCTTCTTAAAATATTCAGGTGGCTGGTCGTTTTCGGAAGCCTATAATTTACCTATTGGGCTCCGCAAATGGTTTGTAGATAGGCTAATTAAGCAACTAGAATCTGAACAAGAGATGGTTAAATCTGCCTCACGCGGCGGAAGTGGTCGGCGCCAAACTTTATCAGCGGTGAATCAACCTCCCACTCCACCTCAATACAAGTAACAGATGGGCGGTTTTACCGCCTTTTTTGCTATTTAACTATTTATTTGCAAGGAGGGCAATTCACCCATGGCAGACGATCCCGCAGCGCTCGGTAAAGCAGCCCAGGCATACCGCGCCCAAGCAGAAGCATTAAAGAGCCTAAATGATGCTTTAAAGGAAAACCAACAGGCACTGCAAGATCTTCTTGACCAGAAAAAGCTTAGCGCTGGATCTGTTACTGATGCCGAGGAAATTAATGCGCGAAAACTGGTTGAGTCGAAAAGAGAACAAATAAGACTACAGAAAGAGTTGTTAGACTCTCAGGAACTAAAAGCTTCCAGAGACGCGAATCAATTAATATTGGAACAGGACAAGATTGACAAACTTAATTCTCAAGCTGAAGCTGCTAACAACATGTACACCAAGAGAGCTATTCAGCAGGCAGCAGATCGCGCCGCAGACGAGAGAAAAGAAAAAAGCATTCAATGGCAGATAGATAATGAACAAGAACTCACTGAAGAGGAAAAAAAGAAATTAGACATAGCTTTAAAGAATCAACAGATAGACCAAAAGAGGCCACAATATCTTCGTGAAGCTAAAGAACTTAGCAGTGGTATTGCACAAGTTTTTCAGTCATATGCTTCTCATCCGTTTTTTAATGTAGACAATATGCTTAAAATTACTGGCGCACTGCGGCAGCCTGGGCAACTCTTTAAGAGTCTTGGGACCGGCATAATTACTGGACTCCTTAATTCAGTAATCGGCTTGGTATTCGAGATAAATAAGTCTGAGGCTGCTTTTTTCAAAGCAACACGCGCTTCTAAGAGTTTTCAAGTATCTATGACAGAGGTATACAAGGTGGCGCGCCAAAACGTTGTCTCTCTTAAGGATTTCTATAAAGCAACTACAGATTTGGTATCCACTTTTACTGATTTTACTCAAATTTCAACGCGAGCAGCACAATCTCTAGCTCTCACTACCTCCACTATGGTTCAATTGGGGCACAGTTCTCAAACCTTGGCGAAAGATCTGCAAATTCTGTCTGTGGGATTTGGTATGATACCACAGGAAGCCGAAAAAACTTTGCGCGAGTTAGATGCTTTTGCAACAGACATAGGGGTTCCGCCCAGCCAACTTACTGAGCAATTTGCTACTATGGGAGACGGCTTGACGAAGTTGGGTAAAGATGGGGTGAGTGCTTTTAAGGAATTGGCGCGAGTATCGAAGATCACTGGTTTCGAAATGGGAAAAATCCTCCGTATGACTGATCGCTTTGACACTTTCGAAGGTGCCGCAACCGCGGCTGGTAAACTGAATGCTGCTTTGGGTAGCAATTTTGTTAATGCCATGGACCTAATGGTTGAAACTGATCCTGTAAAAAGATTTGAAATGATGAGAGGATCATTGCTTGATGCAGGGCTCGAGTTTGACAATATGTCCTATTATCAACGAAAGTTTATCGCTGAATCACTAGGTTTAGAAAGCGTGAGTGATTTAGCTGCCATGATGCGGGGCGATTTAGAGTCTCTAGATGCAGAAATCGGCAAAACATCTGCTGATTATGCCGAGATGGCAAAAAACGCACGTCTCTCTGCTAATTTCCAGGAAAGGCTAAACGCCATTATGCAAGGAATGATACCAATCTTGCGACCTCTTATCGAGGGCATTGAAATGCTTTTGTATAATTTTGAAGAGGGAACGAAATCACAAAGTGATTTCTCAGACGAAGCCCGGGCTCTTCAGCCGACTCTTAATAGTTTAGCCGGCGCCTTTAAGTTTTTTATTCAAGTTGCCAAAATTGCTATTGATTATTGGCCATGGATAGTGGGCACTATGATCGCCATGAAAGCTGCCTCGCTTGGCGCCGCCTTTGGGCTGTGGTCCGTGAGTCCGGCTGTGGGAGGTATTACCGTTTCAATTGGTAAATTGGGAGCAGCCTTAACTACTTTGGGCGGCGCGGTTCTTGCTTCGGGAGGCACATTGCTGATCGGTCTCGGCGTTGTTGTTACTCTGTTGGGATCATTGGGGTATTTAGCTTCTTCTGTGGGAGAGGCGTTTCAGGGAATGGCGGCTCTTTTTAGTTCTTTTGATGGCGCCGGGTTGAGAGATCTTTCGTCAGCCGTGGGAGATGTTTCCAGTTTGGATTATACAACGGCTGCCGGGAATCTAACATTACTATCGGGCGCCATGGAAGATGTGTCGGCAGCCATGATTGACTTAGGGGTGGGTGCTGGTGTCGGAGATATCTCCACATTGATATCGGACGCGTCTAATATGGACACCTCGCGATTTACTATTTTTGTAAATGAAATGGTGCGCCTAAAAGACACTCTTAATGAATTGCCTGGCTTCGTGCACGATGACCCGACGGGCCTAGCCGCTAGCGCAGCCATTACAGCCCCTATTGCTGCTAGAGCTTCGGCAACCTTGTCTACAACACCGTTGCCGCACGGAACAGAGGCTCGAACAGATATTCAAAGAGCACTACAGACTCCCGCAGTGGCGGCGACGGTAGTATCTCTTTTGCATGCTCAGACTAAAATTCCAACTTCTGGAACTGACAAACCTCAAGAGATTGTTGTTAATGCTCACCTCCCCGTTCTCTTGGACGGTCAACAAATTGGCGCCGCGGCTCATACCTTTAGGCAGACCGTGCAACAACAAAGCAACACAGCGTTCGCGCTCGGCGGCGCCCCGCCGCCAGTGATGGTGATGCCAAAAGGAAAAAATAACTAATGTCGACTCCAAAATTTAATTCATCTCGGTACTCTCCACAGCGCGCAACAACAGTGGCTAAATCTCGCAAGAGCAAGAGAGTAGTCGCCGATTATGATGGAAGGTTAAAAGATGTAGACAAGGGGCTGCCATTTTATGCAGATGGTTCTGATGCGTACGCCAATAGCGAATTTACGGTTGACATAGAACATGTTCCCAGCAATAGAAAGGTGTCGTTTAAAGCATTTATTAATGGCTTTAATGAAAACTATAATTGCGAATGGGCTAGCGAGACGGTTTTCGGGCGCCCCGATGCTATTCACATGTATAAGACCACCCAAAGATCTATTAACATGTCATTGTTGATCCCGGCGTCCACAGAAGGAGAGGCATTTGAGAACCTAGGAAGAGTTCAACAATTGGTTCAGTTTCTATATCCAGTATATACGGAGGCAAATCATGCCCAGACGATCTCTCAATCTCCCTTGTTGCGTCTTCATATTATGAACCTAATTGCAGATCGTTCTATGGTAGGAGATGTGCGAAGAGTGGAGATGTGGCAAGGTGGTGGAGATTATAATCGCAGCACAGCACTTGGAACACTGCCGAATATGCGTTCGGAAGGAGCGACAAAATTTTATACTGGCACCTTGGGGGTTATTCAAAATTTAAACATTAATCAAAATTTGGATAATCCGGATGCCGGAGTATTTGAAATTAATCGAGGTATTATTTTACCCAAATTAATAGAAATAAACTTTGAATTTGCTGTGATTCACGAGCACCCATTGGGTTGGACCCCTGATCAGGAATTTTCTGAATCTTTTTTCCCATATGGTGTTGATGCTGTGAATAGCTATAAATATACCAAAGAAAACCGCATGAAACGTGGTGCTGGTACCGCAGCAATTCCAGGTACTCAAGCCTACAAAGATCGAGTAGAGGCGACAGCTTCGCCTCCCTCTGAAGCCTCTCAAGATGCATCTAAGGCACGTCTTCTTAAGAGAATGGTAAATTCCTTTTCGTCACATCGAGATGCCGCCCGGGCGGAGCGCAGTGGTCGCCAAGCTAAACGTGAAGCCCGTCGACTCAGCAAAGATTATGCGGAGGTTAACGAAACAGGTCACCAAGCCGCCGATGATAGTCATTCCTCTGTTCATACGAATTTGTTGGCGCAGATAGATGCCTCGGGCGAATATGACACATAGGGAATATAGATAATGCCAAGATATAAATACACAACCAAGTTTAATAACAATATAGAATTTTATGAGTTCTTAAGAAAAAAACGCAGAAATGTAAAGAATATTGTGCAGTATGAAACTCCCATTATGCACAATCCCTCACTATTACAACGAATGAATTTGACTACCGATACGCATATTTGGGCATATGGCGATCGCTTTTATAATTTGGCGAATGTATATTATGGGAATGTAAAATATTGGTGGGTGATAGCATGGTATAATGGATATCCCACTGAAGCTAGTGTATACCCCGGAGACGTAATTGAAATTCCGATAGAGTTGGAAGAGGCGCTGGACGCACTGGAGGCATATTAATGACCACTCTCGGGGCTTTATTGGCGGCAATGGGCATTGCTGAGCATACGCAGAATACTGCGGCTAGCAAGATTAAGGCGGCATGCGAAAAAGATTTGGCGGCAAGCAAAGCCGATTGTCTGAAAAAATGCCAGACTGATCATACAGGAGATTTTCGCGAGAGATGCAAAGAGATCTGCGCGGACACCTACAGCCAACAGTTGACTAAGTGTATTACGGAGGCTGGCGATCAGGCGTCGGGAATTTCTGCGGCTCGAGAATCTTTGGTGCCGCACTTAGAAGAGGCTTACAAAACCACTCAAGAGTGTGCCTCTTCATTGTCTGCAAACCAAACACAACTACAAAACACCCTGACACAAGTTTATGCTAGCAATAAAGAGATGTTTGGAGCTAGCTTACAAGCCAGCGCAGAGTCGTTTGGCGGGGGAACCTCTGTGGACCCTCAATTGGTGACAAAGGGAGCCACCATTTCTAATTTTCAAAGCTCGATGGGTACATGGCCAGCAACGGCTACTGTTCTTCAAGATGCTGCGTGTGCTTCTATTCTACATCGTATAATTGCGTCAGAAAGAGGAAGTCTCGTGCTTCCGGATTTTCCCGCCCTTACTGATGATGAGCAAAATTTTCAATTATCTCAAGAATTTGGAGGGGGCGGAGCATCTTTAACCACCTTTGGGGATACGATGACGAACATGTACCCTGTGGGATGGGCATCCTTGTTTGCTGTTATTTTGGCTCAATGTGAGCTTATCGTGAGCGAGAAGCTTTTTATACCGCCCGGCGCCGGCGGTGCTTTGACGAGCGAAGAGGAAAACTCTGGCGCTGTTTTTGCAGCTATTAACTCCGCTAATCACGCCGCTACAGAAGGGTCCGAAGGTTCCGCAACAATTCAGGATGTGTTTAATACCGGTGGATCGACTTTTTTTGCGGGAAACAATAAGGATTTGTCCCCTCTTGTGTTGTTGCGGCATTTAACTGCGGCGGGAAAAATATTAAAATCTATTAATGAGACTTCTACAGTATATTTAGATGATGTCGAGCCGCGACAGCATACGGTTGGCAATTATTTATTGAGTTCTCCTGTTACCGATTTGTTGAACATCTTAGGTAAAATTAAAAAAGATTCAGATTGCATTAAAAATGCTCATGATAAATTTGTGAAGGCAGCAGAAAAAGAACAACAAACAATTAAGGATAATTATAAAGGCACTACATGGAATCCTTTAAATAGTCCGCCTCCTAATGTTTTGGATGCACTCGATCAAATGGAGCAAGATCCCGAAGAGTTTCTTGCTGAAGGTGGACAAGAGCTTTTTTTAAGAAAGGCAATCTTCAAGGAGCAGTGTTGGTTGTTGGCATACGTTGATTTGCTAGCACAATTTAAACAGAAACATTTAGATCCTGGCAAATCTTTGGGTACTGGTCCTCAAGATGGCGTGAAAGAAGGCACCGCCAACAAGCATTTGCCTTATTCGTCTTTTACTATTAATAAGCGGAAAGATAGAAATGCTAACGCCACCTTGCTTGTAGACGGAGAACCCTATGCTTTTATGAACCGCCTTGTTTGCAATCCACTTTATTCTAGTTACTATCACGATATTCCCACCTCCGAACTTTCCAATATTCAGCCTAAGATTAGATTATTTAAAGTTACTTATGATGCTGATAATTCGACGTTAGCTGAAACTGAAATTAATTTTGATTCTCATTTTTCCCCAGCGGCCGCTAGCGCTTTAAGCAACAGCATCAAAGAGCGTAAACGCCGCGGTGTCGGCGTGGGAATAAAAAGCTTCACTTTTTCTTATGATGGGGGGAACCCTTTTGCGATTAAGAAAAGTATTGCAGCCAATCTTAAAATTTTTGCTAATAATATAGAGGAACTCTTTGAATCACGCGGCTCAAAGAGTGAGCCATGGCGGTATGTCGATCTGGCTTTGAAGACGGGAGGATCCACTCTGACACAGGCTATAGATAATCTTGATCCCGCAGAGGGAGCCGCTCTTGATCAGGAGTGTTTTGATCATGTGAAAGAAAATAGCGATCGTTACGCTTTAAATTTTCGCCTTAAGGCGCAAGTGGGACTAACGGCACCCAAAACAGGACCGAGCGGATTGGGGACATACGTAGATGCCTTGCAAGAATCTTATGTTACTCTGAATTTGACCCCTACGGTTCACTCTTTCGAGTTAGATGATATGGGAAGGGTGGTGCTGAATATAAACTTTCTGGCTTATATTGATGACATGTTCGATCAGCCCATATTTAATGTCTTTGCGAATGCCAAATACCAAACCGCCGAAAATCAACAAAAATCGGTGTCTCTGGCGCGCATTGAAAGAGAGATGGAAATTGAGTCGTTTAAATTAAAGTGTGCCGCCGGCACTCATGAAATAAATGAAAAGCGCAAAGAATATACTCATCAAGTTGGACACGAAACTGCTGCTAGCCTGTCGTCTTTGATAGGGCATTTGATGGTGCGGGATTTGGTATATTACGTTACTCTAGGCGCAGACGAAATGAATCTGTTTACTCAAGACGGACCAACAGAGGCTTTCAAAACGTTGCGGTCAGAATTGTCGGCGCAGATAAATGGGAAACCTACACCCGAAAAAGATATTTGTGCGGAAGGGGGAGACAAAGATTCTGCACCCGAATTACTAGGAATTGTTAGTAACGGGAGCCAGCGGTTTTCTAATATGGATGGTCGGGTCGGAGCCGCAATGCAAGAATATGCACAAGCCTACGGTGAAGGAGAAACCAGTGGCGCAATTCTACAGGCACTTATTTCTGGAGGGGATCCCAATCAACACACTCTTTCGTTCTTTTTTGTAAGCGACTTAATAGATGTGATTTTAGAAAACATTGAAGCAGAACTAGCTTCTTTGCCGGGCGCCCTGGAAACGTTGAAGTCGTCGTCGCACGTTAAGGCTTCTCAGGTTAGCTCCCGCCAACGAGAGATGAGGCAATATTTAATTAGTTTTAAAAAAATACGCGTTTTGTTGGGACCGGCTGAATTGTATACAGTTTCGTCGAACGGAGAACAGGTGCGCACAATTGCGAATTTAGGCGACATGCCTATTTCCACCAAATATTTTTTAGAATGGATGATGGAAAAAATGCTTAAAAAACAAGAAGTGTTCTATCCTTTGACTAAATTTATAAATGATTTCTTTAATGATTTATTAAATAATTTCCTTAATAATGATTCTTGCTTTGGATTTTCCATTAAGCAACAAACACGCATTAATCAGGCTGCTGTCACTGCTTTCAGTCGTAATAATGGCATTGATTCTCTTTCGGCTAAATTGTTTCAGAACAAAAAGCCCTCCCAACAAAAGGTGCGAATCGATTTGAGTGATGGTGCATTGTGGACCCAAGGTTCCCCATTGTTGGAGCTTTCAGGTCCTGCTGGGAGTGCTAAAACTAAAATTTCTAACCAGCACGAGATGAATTATATGATCTTTTTCGCTGGTAGAGTTCAGCCGACAGAACTTATGCAAGGCAAACGATTGAGTTGGAAGGACAAGAGGGGTACACTCCACTTAGGTGATCAGGTGCGTGGAATCAATCATTATCTTTTAGGAAAAGACCGCGGGATTATTAAAAATATTAAACTTTCCAAAACTCAAGTGCCCGGGCTTGCAGAGGTTAGGTTCGAGCAAGATGGGTACGATGGGCTCTCTCAATTAAGGGTTATATATAATGTAGAAATTACTACTTATGCTGATGTACACGCGTGGCCTGGCACTTATATTTATGTTGATCCCAGAGGCTTTAGTCCTGGTGGGTTGGCGATACCTGACTCTTCACTAGATTTTACAGATTTGGGAATCGGAGGTTATTATATGATTATTCGTTCTGAGCACGGCTTTGGCGAAGGATTCGCCCAAACCACAATACACGCTCAATGGGTCAATGCTATAGAGAACGACGCCAAAAACAACCAATGTGTAATTCTTAAAGAGGCTTCGGGGGGAGATGGTATGCGTAGGAAGAAAGGGGGGTGTTCTTAATAATTATGTCGACGTATTTTAAAGAAAGCAATAATGAAACTACGATAAAGTTATATAATAAAAGTATTATTTATAAAGACCGCGCGATCCGGTCGGAGGATAATAATATAGTTGATTTTAATCGGGGAGAAAAAACGTTTTTTGGGCGCATTCGAAGAGATTCAACTCCGGTAATTGTAACGTCTCAGAGGTCTCTCAAAAAGATAAAAAACAGCCCTCCTGGCGAACCCCCCCAACGAGCTATGAATTTCGTGGTAGATGTATTCCACGAGATGACAACGCAATTTAAAAAATGCGCTGAATTGGGGAAGATCGATGGAGACGAGCCTTTCTTGGGAAATTTGGTTGCCCACCAATCCTACCAGGACCCACGCCGCCTTTATATAGAATATAAAAATTCTCTTTTTGGTCACATAGCGAGTTATTTCCGGGTTAATAATGTTTATGTGGAAGATTTTCCTTCTTTTGTGCATAAATTTTTGTCGATGGCTCGCGGAATAACTCAGACCACGCGTATTACTTTTCCTGGCTTCGTTAAAAGCCGAGATTGTCCTATTTTAGTGAGTGGGTTGGCGATTGAAATCGCCGCAGACCAAGATTGCGCTAATGATGACGAAAAAGTAAAACAATTTATTAATAGTAAAAATTGGGATTTTTATGTTAATACTTGCGATACGTATGGTTTTATGATAGACTATAATATACCTTGGAGAATTGTGGCAGATATTGATTCTGAAATAATGCGAGAATATGCCGGGCTTTATGGATATGTTTCCCCGCAAGATCTATTAGAGAGAGCCTACACAAGCGTGGCAGCTAACTACTCTCACAACACGCTGGTTGATGATTTGTTTGTTTTGTATAACCATGTAAGGGTCCCCTATTGGTCTCAAACTATAACATGCCGAGATGGAAGCACGAAACAGATAAGTAAATTTTCTAAAACATATACCCGAGAGCAACTATTAACGACAATGACTGAATCCGACTTTTTCCAAATATTCTTACAATTGCGTCTTTATGAAGAGCGCCCCGATCTTAATGACTCTGAGATCCAACAGTTGGTGAAAGATGTTGGCGGCATGGTAAGTAGCGGCAAGAAAGCATATGGATTGAAAATATTTGAAAGAATTATTAATAAAGAATTTGACAAAATTGGTTCTTTCAGTTATATTAGATATTCAGATAAAAAGAAATTGGAGCAGTCTTTCTCTGAGGGAGAGGTGGACGCTATAAAGGTAGATGCAGATGATATTTCAAGCTATTGATGACAAATCCGAATGTGTTGGAGTTTATGTAGATGGCAAATTATATTTTGAAGACTTTCCGTCAGATCTTTCGAAGACGTGGAGCTATACTGGTTCACTAAAGGATCACGTTGAATATGCATGGATCCATACTCAAGGTTTGACCTTGATGGAGGCAGCCCCTCAAGAATTGCAAGTAGATTTATCTGCGGCGTTAAAGAAAATGGAAGCTTATAGGCGTTCGTTTCAGATTGCTAAGGTCAATTTGAATGATCATTGTATTTTTGATTTGGTTCCGCATGGTTTTCTTTCTGAATTTTGTGAACTAAAAAATAAGATTACAGCACACGTTTTTGATACGTTTCCTCCCCCTCCTAACTATGATCATTTGGTGGGGGTCCATCGGCTGCTTCATAAAATTAGCTATCAAGAATTAAATTTGAATGTAGATGGTTGTCGTCATTTGCTTTACAGCAGTACCGGACGATTAAAAATTAATGAACTCATTAAAAATTATCGCCATATTTATTATAATTTATTTGGCACCGTAACAGGCAGGCTAACAACCAATCAACACTCTTTTCCTATTTTGACTTTGCGTAAGGATCTGAGAGCGATTTTAAAACCGCACAATGATCTGTTTGTAAGCATGGATTATAACGGTGCGGAAATTAGAACCTTTCTCGATTTATGCGGCAGCGAACAGCCGACGGTGGATATTCATACCTGGAATATAGAAAATATTTTTGAGAACAAAGATATGACGCGAGATGAGGCTAAAACACTGTTTTTCGCATGGTTGTATAATCCTGAATCTGATCAGATCGATGACGAAATATATAATCGTAAAAAACTTCTTGACACCTGTTATCAAAACGGTTATATTACTACTAAATACGGAAGGCATATAAAAGTGGAAGAGCGAAAAGCATTGAATTATCTCATACAAAGTACCACCGCAGATAGAGTGTTGGCTAAGGCAGTAATGATGGACAAGTTGTTGGAAGGTCGCAGTTCTTTTGTCTCTCATATTATTCATGATGAGGTGGTAATAGACTATGATGATAGCGATAGGGACATAATGGAAAATTTAAAAAATCTTTTCGAAGATGGATATTTGGCCAACATTAATGCCGGCAAGGATTATTACAATTTAAACAAGTTGGATATATGATTTCAGTTATAGGGCTAGGCAATGCGGCTTCTCGAGTTGCTGAACAGTTTAGTACAACCGCCAATTACAACGTGTATTTATTAAATTCCAAAATATCTCGTAATTCCAAGCGGAAATTCAAACTGAAAGCGTTTGAAAATCCTGAATCATATGAAGAGAACATTCCAGACGTTGGGACGTTTTTTAAGGACCTTGACGATCATGTTCAACTATTTATAGTGGGCTCTTCTTATAGTTCTAATTATGCTCTAGGGATTTTAGAACAGATCAAACAAAAGAAGGTTGAACTGTTTTATGTTCAGCCAGATACAGAACTGTTGACCGGGATCCCGAAAATGTTGGATAAACTAGTATTCAGTATTCTTCAAGAATATGCGCGCAGTGGCTTGTTGCATTCGTTTACGGCGCTTTCCCATCTCAATGTGGAAAGAGCTATTGGGGATATACCAATTAAAAAATATTATGATACTATAAACTCAGCCATTTTTTCGGCGGTTCATTACTGTAATTATTTCAATCATGCCGAACCAGAGATAGGATCCGTTTCAAAACCTTTAGACATTAATCGCATTCGTAGTATTGCTATGCTTAATCCAAAAAATCTTCAAGAAAAATGGCTTTTTGATCTTGACAACGAGCGAGATATATGTTATTATATATGTATCAATCAAGATAAACTTGAAACCGATGGGAGTTTGCATCGAAGAATAGTAGAGAAATTAAAAAACAAACCAAGAAATGCATTTAGAAAAATTTCTTATGCAATTTATGAAACACCACATGATGACTTTGGGTTCTGCGTTGCCCATACTAACGCAATACAAAATTACACTTGACAAGCTACGTTGAGTGTGTTATATTAAAGATACTGAGGGAAGCTTAGTATACTATATTCTTAAACAGGAGAAACAAAATGGGAATTAATATGGAACTTATGCGCAAGAAACTTGCTGCCTTGCGTGGAAACGGCGGAGACGCCAAATCTTCAATCTGGTTTAAGCCAGATGAGGGTGACACAGATATTCGGATCGTTCCAATGAAAGATGGCGATCCGCTTAAAGAAATGCATTTTCACTATAATGTAGGAAACCATAACGGAGCAGTGCCATGCCCAAAGCGGAATTATGGCGAAGCATGTCCTATTTGTGAGTTTGCTTCACAATTGTGGAAAGAGGGCGTGAACAACAACGACGAAGAAAGCAAAAAATTAGCAAAGTCTCTTTTTGTTCGTCAGCGTTATTTTTCGCCCGTTGTGGTTCGGAATCGAGAAGACGAAGGCATTAAGGTATACGGGTATGGTAAGAAAGCCTACGAACTTTTGCTTGGTTACATTCTTGATCCTGAATATGGAGATATCACAGATGTTAATGAGGGTACTGATATCACCCTTACTTACACCAAACCAAACAAACCGGGGGCATACCCCCAGACGAGCCTAAAAATGCGTCGAAACACTTCATCTTTGTTGGCGGATACAGAAGCTATCCCCTCCCTCCTTGATGGTCTTCCGGAATTTGACTCCCTATTTGAAAGGTTGAGTACCGCCCAAGTGGAGGCGATTTTAGACGAGCAACTCGCCGGCGATTCTACTGCCGAGAGCCGCTCTTCCCAGACAACGCGATACAAAAAAGAAGAAGGATCCAGCAGTGTGGACCGCGCCTTCAATGAGTTAATGTCAGGGTAATTTTTAGGCTACCACCGATCGCAGACCGGGATAGTAAATAGTCTGCCTTTTTTCTTGAAAGGAGATTTTAATGTTAAATATGTTGAGCCTGTGTTTAGTGTTGGGGTGCGCCGACACCCCTATTGATTCTAACGCAGATCTGATTAATGAGAGGCCGGATAATTATGACTCTAACCCCGAGTCATTACCTCACGACGATTCGGCAGGGTATAAGCCGGACATGGTTCTATTTCATAATGTATCGGTTCTTACGGAAGGAAATAAGATTTCATGTTTCGATGATGGAGACGATACCCCTTACTGTGGGGTTCAAAAGATTATTTTGACAGTATGGGAAGATTACAATGGATTGAGTGATGAAAACAATTGTCAAGTGATTCATAGGTTGTCGCCAGAATATCTGGTGGAAATAGAAAGCGAAAGTGCCGATTTGTTTGTACAATACGGAGCCAAACAAGCCTGGGAGTTTGATGCTGTCCAATCATTCGTTTTGACGACACCATTGTGTGATATGATTCCCGAAGAAAGCGATCTGTCGCTCGTTCTCGATCATTTTAAAACTGAGAATGTGGCATTTGGATATAAACCACTTTCAGAGGCTATGCTAGCCGAGTATAAAGAAAGCTTTGGATCAAATTATACAGAAGAAGAGTGGACACAAAATGTAGAGCCTTACTTGTTGGGTATGACTAATCGTGTTGCTGGGCAATATCGCACACCCAATGTGGGAGCTATCTATAAGATTGAAGAGGAAACAAACGAATTAGTCGTTGACGATGACGGCAACAACACATTGGTCCCTTTTGTGGGTTCCGAGGTTCTGCCCGATGGTTATTACAGAGCGCCGCCTTATTATGTCTATGATATAACAAAATTTGTGCCGGATTCTGAAACGAGCGACTAATATTTTACACCGTGCACAACGGTGACCGCAGGGAGGCATGGGTTTATAGATGTCTCGTTTACTTTCATGCAACATCTTTGCTAATAGACTTGTGAAGACTATGCACATTTAAAACAGGAGAAAACAAATGGAAAAAAGAAAGATAACATGTGACCCGCAAAATATAGCCGTGCGGGACGTCGTAAGAGATTATGACGCAAAACGAATGGCAATCGTTAAAGACTTTCAACGTCGACTAGTATGGAAAAAGAAGACTATCGATCAATATATTGAATCAGTTAGCGAAGGTACGGCTGTGTCTGGCATTATTGTTGCTGATATTGAAAGCGGCACTGCTGCCTCTAAAACAATTGGAGATTTGCGTGGAATAAAGCGTTATGAAAAATTTTATAATGAAGGAAAGAGAACTATTAATGAAGACGGTCAAAATCGTTTGCGAAAAGGCTTGATTCAGTTTGTGAACAACGATATTACCTTTACTGGTACTTTGTACGATCTCGAATATAAGCCTCGTGAGTTTGTCAATATAAAGTTTGAAAAACTTCCAAAAGAATTCCAACATGCTTTTTTGTCTAGTACTGTTTTGGTAGTTACTATCAAAAACGCACCATTCCGAAAGCTGCCGGCAATTTTCCGGAAGTTGAATGCTGGAAACGCTCTCAATAGAACCGAAATACGACAGTCTTTTCAGACGGAAATTGCAAATTGGATGCGGAAACATTGTGAAGGACAATTTGTAGAGATGTGGCCACGTTTTACGGGATGCTCGCGGGATAAGATTTTGCGCATGAGAGATATTGAATGGATGACTCAGGCATTTTTGACCTGCAATTCTTATACCAAGAATAGAAATTTTGGTAATGATGATATGGATTGGTTTTTTAAAATTGGAGAAGAAAAGCCGATGTCTAAGGTGCAAGAGTATGATATCGCAGAGCGTCAGCGTTTTATAACTATCCTTGAGACAGTACATAGCACTGTTCAACAACAACAAGCGGTGCCAGCATCGAAGACGATCCCCCAACGTACGTTTTGGGCATTGTTGATGGTGGCTGAATATTTTTATGATAGTAATGGGAAATACAAAATTCATAGCTATGATCAGTTCTATAGAGATGTGTATGGTATTGATTCCCGCTTGGTAACTGACTCTAAGATTTTGCAATCACAAGATATTAAGAGCGCGCGCGCCAATCATCCGCACTTGAGTGACGACGAGATAACCAAAGAGTTGGCACCCGATAATAACTATTATTGGAGACAGACTAATCGGACTCAGAGTGGACATTTTCGTGCGCTTCGTCGAGATACTTTAATTGCAGAAGTAAACCAGAGCATTAAAGCGGGTATCTTTACTTCTATTTCTGCTCCCGAAGAGGCGGCTGCGTAAGAAATGAAAACTCCACTACGTTATCCCGGCGGTAAATCCCGTGCCGTGAAGACACTAATGGAATTCATACCCGATGACTGTGGGGAGCTTTGCTCCCCCTTTCTTGGGGGTGGTTCTTTTGAGTTGGCGTTAGCAGAAAAAGGAATTAAAGTTTATGGCTCGGACATTTTCTTGCCATTGGTGTGGTTTTGGCAAGCACTATTAGCAGATCCCCACAAGCTGGCAGATGAATGCGCCAAGTTTTATACGGGCCCGCATCAATATGAGTATAAAAAGGTGGAGAAGCTCGTCGATTCAGAAACAGGCGAACCACTAACCGACCCGAAAACCGGGAAGCAGAGAACACGAACCTATCGCGAAAAATTGGAAGCCAAGGGGCTCCTTAAGAATGATTTTCATATTCTACGTCAGGAATTAAGAGCAGCAGTAGACAATGGCGATCGCCTTTCTTTTGAAAATGCTGCGCGCTTTTATGCTATAAATCGTAGTAGTTTTTCAGGAGCTACCTTCAGCGGGGGTTGGTCAATGCGCGCCTCTCATGCGCGTTTTACGCAATCTTCTATTGATAGAGTGAGGAACTTTCGTGAGCCGAACATATCAGTAGCATGCATGGATTTTTCCAAATCTATCCCTCTGCATTCACATGCGTTTTTATATTTGGATCCTCCTTATATGCTGGGAGACTTAAAAGATAAATTATATGGAGACAAGGGCTCCACACATAAAGGATTCGATCATATAGGTTTATATAATTTGTTGACACAACGAGACAGGTGGGTTATGTCTTATAATGACTCTCCGGTCATCCGAGAGCTTTATAAAGACTATAAAATAGTAAAAGCTGCGTGGACATATGGAATGAACAAAACCAAAAAATCTTCAGAAATTATAATTGTAGGAGATAAAAAATGAAACATAATGGCATAAAGTTTGAAAAACAAATAGTAAACTGTTATCGTATGCGGGATTTTAATAATCCCCATTACATGCCGGGTGTCATAGCAGCCACGCGTCATTTGATTAAAGCGTTCCCTCAAGGAAAAATTGTCCATCGCAGTGAGATCTCTTTGCGAGGAAGAGGACTTGGAGAGATCAAGGCAGACCTCTGGATAGAGGGCTTTGGCGTATCGGTTAAAATGAAAGACGCTGTACAGCTTTCTTCGGCTGAAGGGAAAGGTACTGCTAAAATTTTAGAGAAAGTTTATCAAGTTATCGAACCTTCTCTCGACGTAGGTCAAAAAGGACAGATTCAGGATATGATTCGCGACATTCGCACAATGCCTACGGTGATGGTAAGTGTCAAAAACCGCTCCAAAGCCAAGCAAAGAAAACCAAAAAAGTTTGCAGTGGCATCGGATTACGACACTTGGATGAAGCACGTGCGCCCGGCGCTCAATGAGAGCTTGAGGAATTGTTGGGATATCTCAGAGTTTCACATAGCTACTATAGAGGAAATGTTAACTGGTCGCTTGTTGTTTTCAGATGGCGAGGGGGTTGCTGATTATATTTTGACCCCAAAATATTTTAAGTATATTGACAGGGCATATACGCGCATGATCGCGGATGCTAGCAGCGTCGATGTAAGGGGTAAATCTCGAGGCGGAATCTCGTCCGGGGTGGTTAGGTTTGATACAAAAATTTAAAGGAGGCAAAGGTGCCACGAAAAAAGAAGACGGAACCCAAAGCGGGACGCGTGTCTATTCAGGATCTGATATCGGTAGTAAACAAGAAAGCCGGCCGTGTAGTCGCACATGACTTGACCGGCGACAATCCCACACAAGTGAAAGAGTGGATCCCCACCGGATCCCGATGGTTAGATTCGATTATTTGCAAGGGAAAACTTAGCGGCATCCCGGTAGGTAAAGTCACAGAAATCGCCGGACTTCAGTCTACGGGCAAGTCTTATATGGCTGCTCAGATTGCGTCCAATGCTCAGAAGATGGGGAAGGTGATTGTTTACTTCGATTCGGAGTCGGCTATTGATCCGGAGTTCCTACTCCGGTCCGGATGTAATTTAAAGAAACTAATGTATATTCAAGCATTGTCAGTTGAATTTGTTCTCGAGACTATTGAAGATTTACTAGACAAAGGTGGAGATGAGGGCTTAGTTTTCATTTGGGATTCCCTGGCGTTTACGCCTTGTGTTTCAGATGTAGAAGGAGACTTTAACCCTCAATCATCGATGGCAATGAAGGCGCGCATTTTGGCTAAAGGGATGTCTAAGTTGACCATTCCTATTGCTGATAAGCGAGCCACCTTTATCGTTCTTAATCAATTGAAGACTAACATTCCTCAAGGACCGAACGCCCGTATTCAAGCGATGACAACTCCATATACCACTCCTGGCGGGAAAGCGATGCACTACGCTTATTCTCTTCGCATTTGGCTCACCGGTCGCAAAGCCAAGAGTTCTTTTGTAGAAGATGACAAGGGGTTTAGAATAGGATCGGAAGTTAAAGTTAAACTAGAGAAATCTCGTTTTGGAACACAAGGTCGATCGTGTAATTTTCGGATCTTGTGGGGAACTGAAGATGTAGGAATTCAGTGTGATGAGAGCTTATTTGAGGCTGTTAAAAGTTCCGACAGTCTAACTAGTGCGGGGGCATGGTATACCCTTCGCATGGAGGATGGATCGACCGTTAAGTTTCAGCCTTCCAAATGGAAAACCAAGATGCAAGATGAGACTTTCCGCAAGAGAATATATCAACTTATGGATGAAGAAGTGGTGATGAAATTTGATCAAAGAACCGGAAACGCTGAAGATTTTTATGAACCTGATGCTTGACAAACACCCGTGAGTGTGTTATAATATAGAGACGATGCAAATGTATCGTCTTTTTATCTGGAGGGATAAATGAAGAGAGTATTAATTATCGATGCCTTAAATGCTTATTTAAGGGCGTACATCGTAGACCCCAGCTTGTCTCGACATGGGCAGCCGATCGGGGGACTGAAGGGGTTTGTGAAGATCCTTCAAAAATTAGTGAGGATCACCAAGCCCGATGAGGTGGTGGTGGTGTGGGATGGACCGAACGGCTCCAAAAAGCGCAAAACAATGGACAAAAACTATAAAGCTGGACGCAAGCCGATCCGTCTTAATAGATCAGTGCACAATCTTACGGATGACGAAGAGATCCAAAACAAAGTATGGCAACAAGCTAGGATCATGGAGTATCTCAATAACATGCCTATCATTCAGACTATGTTGCCGGAGATTGAAGCAGACGATGTGATCGCCTACCTCACACAGATGGAATCTTATGAGGGCTGGCAGAAGATTATTGTATCTAACGACAAAGACTTTATGCAATTGTGCGACCAAGAAACTGTTCTATGGCGCCCCACTAAGGATGAGTTTTTGAATACGAAACGCATCGTAGAACAGATCGGGGTTCATCCCGCCAATATGGCCTTGGCTCGAGCGATTATCGGAGATCCATCCGACAACCTTCCAGGCATCAAGGGTGCGGGATTCGCGACGGTTGCCAAACGGTTAGGTTTCTTAGCCTCAGAAGAGTCATATACCATCGATAAGGTGGTTGACTTTTGTAGTAAGTCTAAGAGCACCCTTAAGTTTTTCACTAACGTTGTGGAGCAACGTGAGACGATTGAGCATAACTATAAAATGATGCAATTATACATGCCGCAAATGTCGATCCAAGCCAAAGATTTTGTAAAGAATGCGGTGGTGAATTTTGAATGTGAGTTTAACCAGACTGCGATCTTGGGAATGATGAGAGATGATGGCTTCGGTGAATTAAATTGGGAAGAACTAAAAGCCCACTTGAATCGTATTTCTCGCGAATGTTTTAAAGAATCTCGACAAGAAAATGCGTAATGAATTTGACATTTGGGATGAGTGTGTTATACTTAAAAGAGCTACGCGAGGGTTTATATGTTAGCTGAAAAAGCAAGTTTTGGAAGGTATGGGAAGACCTTTCAAGAGGGACTAGTACAATTAATTTTTGAGGATCGTCCTTTTGCCGATCAAATTACGGAAGTTCTAGATGGCAACTTCCTAGAGTTAGAATATCTAAGAGTGTTTTTGCGAAAGATTTTAGAGTATCGCGCCAAATACAATCGACACCCTTCAGTGGAGGCGATGACTAGCATTCTTCGTACGGAATTGGAAAGCGAAAACGAGACTAGCCGAACTCAGGTTCGTGAATATTTTGTTAAAATACATTCGAGAGAGCTTACGGATCCAGAATATATTAAGGAAACTTCTTTGGATTTTTGTCGTAAACAAAATCTGAAAGAAGCGATGCTAAAATCAATTCCACTTTTGCAAAAAAATTCTTTTGATGAAATTTCGACGGTTATTAATGAGGCGTTAAAATTAGGATCGGAAAATAATTTTGGATACGATTATATTGCCGATTTTGAGAAACGGTTCGAGCCAAAATACAGACGTCCCGTATCTACGGGCTGGGCGGATATGGACAGCATTACTGGCGGCGGATTAGGTAAGAGCGAATTGGGAGTAGTTATTGCTCCCACAGGCGCCGGCAAATCTATGATATTGGTTCATCTAGGATCCGAGGGGATTAAGGAGGGAAAAACAGTTATTCACTATACGTTGGAGTTGCAAGATACTGTTATTGCCACGCGTTATGATAGTTGTATAACTGGGTATCCCCTTTCAGATATAATTAACTTCAAAGATGAAGTGTATGATGAGATCAAAAACATTGAAGGCTCTCTTATTGTCAAAGAATATCCCACCAAATCTGCCAACACCAACACTATTCGTGCCCACCTATCTAGACTTATAAAACGAGGGATTAAACCGGGTATGATTATTGTTGATTATGCGGATCTTTTAAAGCCTGTTACGGTTCGAAAAGAGAAAAGAAATGAATTGGAATCTATTTATGAAGAGCTACGAGCAATTTCCACGGAGTTTCAATGTCCTATCTGGACGGCATCACAAACGAATCGTTCAGGATTGAGTGCTGAGGTGATCACCATGGAACAAATCTCGGAAGCTTTTAATAAGTGTTTTGTTGCTGATTTTATTTTTTCAGTTTCTAGAACAATTGAGGACAAACAAAACAATCAGGGGAAAATTTTTATTGCCAAGAACCGCAATGGCCCTGATGGGATGGTTTATAATATTTTTATGGACACCAGCAATGTGAAGATTAAGATTTTGCCGAAAGCCGTTACGTCTCCGTTGGCAGCATCCGGACAAACCGCCCCCGTAGTGACGTCTCCAGTGTCTTTGAGTCCTAAGATGCAGCAAGACTTGTTACGAAATAAATATGCTAAATTAAAGAGGAAATAAAATATGAGAAATACGCGAGCAATTCGTCGGTTTCGACTTTCGGAACCTTTTGTCGAGCCCTATAAAACAGCCGACGTTCCATGGGGGCCGTTAGGATATGTTACCTTTAAGCGCACTTACGCGCGACGTCTCAGCGAGTTTGACGACGGCGCCGGTGGTACCGAAGAGTGGTGGCAGACATGCCGCCGCGTGGTTGAGGGCATGTTTAATATGCAGAAACAGCACGTGGTCACACTCGGATTAGAGTGGAATGACGCCAAGGCACAAAAAACAGCCAAGGAGGCATTTGATCGCCTCTTCCATCTGAAGTGGACTCCCCCCGGTCGCGGTTTGTGGATGATGGGAACCAAGTTTGTAGAAGAGCGAACAGCCGCCGGCCTTTTTAATTGTGCCTTTAGATCTACCAGAGATATAGCGCACAAGGGAGGCTATCTCTTTGCGTGGATGATGGACGCTCTAATGGTGGGCATTGGCGTAGGTTTTGATACCGAAGGTGAGGGAACTATCACGATCAAAGAACCCCAGTACAATAACGATACTTATGTGATTGATGATTCTCGCGAAGGGTGGGTTAACAGCGTTCACATTCTATTGGACGGCTTTTTCTTTGGAGACAAGGTACCTAAATTTGACTATTCTGCTATTCGCCCCCAAGGTGCACCAATTAAAGGGTTCGGAGGCACCTCTAGTGGCGCTGGGCCTCTAAAAGAGTTGCATGAGAATCTAGTCGACTTGTTTTCTCCCAAGGTGGGAGAACCTATTTCGTCCGTAGACATTGTGGACACCGAAAACCTCATTGGTCGCTGTGTGGTCGCCGGCAATGTTCGCCGATCGGCTGCCTTGGCTATGGGAAAATATAACGACCGTCGCTATCTCGAGATGAAAAATGATCAAGAGAAACTATACCATCACCGCTGGGGATCCAACAATTCCTTCAATGCGTTGGTGGGTATGGACTATACGTGGCATGCGGCTCAATCTCAAAAGAACGGAGAGCCCGGATACATCTGGCTTAATAATGCGAGAACTCGTGGTCGCTTTAAAGATCCAGAGCGCTATGACGACATTAATGTCGCAGGGTTTAACCCCTGTGTGGAACAACAATTAGAAGACGCAGAGCTTTGTTGTTTGGTAGAAACGTTTCCCGCCAAACATGACACATATGAAGACTATCTGCGCACCCTTAAGATAGCCTATTTGTATGGAAAGACTGTAACCCTCTCCAATACACACTGGCCCGAGACTAATGCTAAAATGCTAAAGAATCGTCGTATTGGCTTATCTCAATCTGGAGTGGTCCAGGCGTTTAATCGTCACGGGCGCCGCGAGATGCTTAACTGGTGCGACAACGCCTACCAGCACGTGTTAGAGTTGGATGAAGAATATTCTAACTGGCTTTGTATTCCTAAGTCAGTGCGCATGACCTCGATTAAGCCATCGGGAACCGTTTCGCTTCTTAATGGATCCACACCCGGGATTCACCATCCTGAAGACGAATACTATATTCGGCGTATACGCTTCTCAAAAGACTCAGAGCTTCTTGCGAAGCTAGAGCAAGCTGGGTATGTAATTGAGGAAGATAGCTATTCTCCCAATACGATGGTGGTGGAATTTCCTGTGCACGAGCCTTATTTCAGCAAGGGCAAGAGAGACGTCAGTATGTGGGAACAGTTAGAGATTGCCGCCCAATACCAACATTATTGGGCAGACAATAGTGTTTCCATCACGGTCACATTTCAAGAGCACGAAGCAAGCCAGCTAAAGTCAGCGTTAGAAATGTATGAAACGCGGCTGAAGGCGGTTTCTTTTATTAAATACGCCCAAACAGGATACAAGCAGGCTCCTTACGAGCCTATCACGCAAGAGCAATACGAAACCATGTCATCGCGAATTACGCCCGTCACCAATTTTCAAACAGAACAACAAGGAAACGGCACCAAATTCTGTGATGGCGACTCATGTATCATATAGGAGAGAGTAATGTTTAAACCCCTTAATCGTTATTTATTAATAGAAAAGCCATCTCAAAAGCCAAACGAAACCCAATCAGGTATCGTGCTGCCAGATGATTATAAGCCGATAGAAGCACCTCACGTGGTTGTTAAATTAGTAGACTATGCAGAAGATGTGAGATTCAAGCAAGATCTGCGCGGCTTAGAGAGTCAGGTTGCCGTTAATGAATTGTACGTAATGGTGGACAGATCTATGATCGAGGAAATTGTTCATAATGGAACTAATTACTGCATGATCCTTGACAATTATGTGAAAGGAGTTTTTACGAAATAGGGGTATTCGTTTAATGGCGATAGACAAGAATTTTTACAATCAAGCATCGGCAGCCAAGCTTGGGTGGACGCCGAATTGGTTTGGAGAAAAACACTTTGATGAGCGCTTAGTGCGCGCAGTTAAGAAGTGGCAGAAAGCGCATGGACTGAGTGGCGATGGACTGGTCGGACCCATGACTTATGCGCGGGTTTGGACAGAGCGACAGGGTGAGATTGATGAACACAAGCCGGACGCTAGCTCTATAAAATACTCTAATTATATTGTATACAATAGCGAGTTTTATCCTATTAACTGGGACAAGGTGGTGTTGTGGTCAGAGGACGCAGGCATGAAGGCGGCGCCAGGAAATTATTATGATTACACCGGGCGATCCAAGCGCGGTATTCGTCTCTTCGTTAATCACTGGGATGTATGTTTGAATTCTAAATCCTGTCAGCGTGTTCTTAACAATAGAGGAATTTCGGTTCATTTTTTGATTGACAACGATGGCACCATCTATCAAACTTTAGATATGCAGCACGGCGCTTTCCACGCTGGTCACCAACGAACTAATCGAGCGTCGGTGGGAGTTGAAATTTCTAATGCATTCTATCCCAAATACCAAAATTGGTACAAGAGAAATGGGTACGGAAAAAGACCACTAGTAAAGGGAGCGAGCGTCCACGGAAGACCTATAGAAACTTTCACGGATTTCTACCCCATTCAAATTGAGGCTGCCAAAGCTCTGTGGGAAGCGGTCGAAGGATGTACAGATGTGGAATTTGAAACACCTTTGGAGTCTGGAAAGACATCCATGAAATATGAGCAACATGTAGTGTATGGAAATTATAAAGGGATCGTCAGCCACTATCATTGTAGTAAGAAAAAAATGGACTGTGCGAACCTAGACATAAGAAAGTTACTAAATGACCTTGCCGAAGAGTAGAAAGTGTGTTATAATATAATGTACAAAAGAGGTGAAATTTGGAAAGTAATTATACAAAGACCATCCCACTCTATGGTGATGGCATTGGCAAAGTGGAATATGTGGACCACATGGGAACAGATCTTACAGTTGTCAATAGCGCTCGCGTTAGTTTTGGAAAGCACAAGAAGGATTTAGATGGTCGAGACACAAAACTCATCAAATACCTGATTAACCACCGCCACACGTCAACACTGGAACATTGTAGTGTGACGTTTAGATTTAAAGTGCCGATGTTTGTGCGGAGCCAACACCATCGCCATCGCACGTGGTCTTATAATGAGATATCGAGACGCTATACGGATTTTAATATTGAGTTTTATGAGCCCAAACAATTTAGAACCCAACACACATCCAATCGACAAGCCAGCAATCCGGACGATGTTGTTAATCCCCTCCTGGAACGCTATGATCCCGCATGTAGCCATCCCATGCGTATTTTAGCATCGCGGATCATCCAAGAACACAATAACGAATCGCTTAAGTTATTTGATGATCTCATGAGCGCCGGCGTTTGCCGAGAGCAGGCTCGCGGTGTCCTTCCTCAGAGCATGTATACTGAATATTATGGCACCGTCAATCTTAATAATCTCCTAAAGTTTGTTGACCTTCGAATACATGCCGGCGCACAATGGGAGATTCAAGAAGCTGCCAAAGCATGCTTAGAGATAGCGACAGATCTTTGGCCAGTTACGGTAAACGCTTACCGAGATCTTCGGATCGATCGAGCCAAATGATAGCGCACGATAAGGTTGTGGTAGGTAGCTCCTTGTCGGCGGCGATGTTTGCGTTTAATAACCAATATCCGTTATTGTTTTCTCGTCCGGAATATTCTTTTCGCTTTGATTACTTCCCACCAGGTATGGATTTGTCTTTTATTGGGATTGAACCCATGGACAAAGAACTTAAGACGTTTGGGGAACCCAAGCTAGTGGGAACACCCCGTCGCGTTTTGTGGGAGACTATCATTTTTGCTTTGTCGGTGGACGGGCTCTGTCCTCTTAGTGATTTATGTTATTCGATGCGGAACGTAGATGGTCGTATTACTTGTTCTAGCGAATATTTTAGAATAGGAGAGTTTCAAGTTAGCGAATGCGTATATTTTGGCGACGACAATGCTCAGGGCTTTGTAACCGAACGAGAGCCCGCCATCAAAAAGTATATCTGTTATGACTGGATAGCCATCAACAAAGGTGGCAAGATATCTCAGGATTATTTTAAGACCTCAGACGACTTCGTTAACGAAGTGTGGCTATATTCATCCGATCGTATCGATGGTGATACTGGCGTTAAAGATGCGTGTGTGATTTCATACCTAACACAGCAACAGCTAAAAGATTTCGACTATTCAGAAACGATGGCGCGCTTTAAAATGTTAGATGAAATGGAGAAACGAGGACTTAAAGGACCGCAGAACGGTCTTACCACCGCCGGCAACCCTAAGCACTATAAGATCCGCGCCACGCATATGCGGAGAGAAAAGAAGAAGAATTACGAGAGAGATTGGACTCCCCATGTGTGTGTGGTGATTCCCGACGTTAATGAAGAAGATTTGCTCCTGGAATTTAAAGAGAAGAGTCAATCTAATGATACATTTTTGAGGTTTTATAGTGCATTTAGCGGGAATAATACCGGTCGCTAATTTAAAGACCGATTTGCAGACAGTTTTCCCCGAGGTCCTATTGCCTCTGGCGCCAGATTTTACTGCTATTCAGAAGTCAGTATATGAATGTGCTTTGGTCGGCTGCCAAACGATCTGGGTTGTAGCCAATAATGATCTGGCTCCAATCGTGCGCAAGAGCGTCGGTGAGTGGGTTTATGATCCGGTGTATTATAATCGCACAATGACGCAGTTTTATAGGGAAGTAAGGAAAGAGATACCTATTTACTATGTCCCTATCCACCCCAAGGATCGGGATAGGCGAGATTGTTATGCATGGTCCATTCTTTATGGCGCTTATAGCGCGTGGTCGGTAGCCTATAAAATTTCTAAATGGGTGAGACCTGAAAAATATTATGTTTCTTTTCCGTTATCTGCTTATAAGCTTGACTTCTTGCGAAGAGAAAGACTATCTATAGCTAATAAAGAAAAGAACTTTTTTCTTTCTTATGAAGATAAGACCATTAAAGACAATTTGCCTTTAGCATTTACATTTACAGGAGATGATTTTATAAAATGCCGCCGAGATCTAAACAAAAAGACAACAAGGGAATTTTTACCCCCTTCACCCGACCAACGGTACCCGTCACAAAAGAGGCCTCTAGCCGACAGGTGGAGCGCGAGAACGTTCGACCTCTCCACGGTTTTTGAGCAGCTAACACTTTCCGACAGCAATATTGTTCCTATAGAAAAGTTCTACGATCTTTCTGAGTGGGGACAGTATTGTGCTTTTTTATGTCAAGAAAGTGACAAATTAATAAAAAAACCATATAAAGACTTGATCAAACCAAGATTTCATGTTAAATTACCATATACATCATCAGGAGGGAAAGATGAAGAAATCGAAGATTAAATTTGTGGGGCTCCACGCACATTCAGTGGCAGGGTCGATTTTTGACGCCATCGGGTATCCACAGCAACATATGGATTTTGCATATCAGAACGGATGCGAAGCGCTAGCTTTGACAGATCATGGAAACATGAATGGCTTAGCTTATCAAGTGCTTCATGCCAAAAAGATGCAAGAGGCTGGACAAAACTTTAAACCAATATTTGGATGTGAAGCATATTTTATCCCGTCTCTTGAGGAATGGCGAGAGGAATACGCAAAAGCCAAAGAAGATAAGAAGCGCGCCCGGTCCTTATCTAAAGACAAGGCGTCCGGCGCCACCATGGAAGACGAAGGCGCCAGCAAAGCAACGCAAGACATTCTCCGTCGTCGTCGCCATTTGGTGTTATTGGTTCAGAACCAAAAGGGGTTGACCAATTTATTCAAGCTAGTGTCCGAGAGCTACAAACCAGAGAATTACTATCGCTATCCACGAATGGACTATGCGCTCTTGGAAAAGTATAACGAGGGACTCATCGCAGCTAGCGCATGCTTGGGTGGAGTGTATGCGGGGAACTATTGGGAGAACCGAGAGAACGCAGCCGATGTGCTAGCAGCTATGGATGAAACATCTCAGAAGATGAAAAGTATCTTTGGGGATCGTTGGTATGCAGAAATCCAATGGAACAACGTACCGGAACAGCACGAACTAAATCAATATGTGATTGAGACTGCAAAACGCAATGACATCAAGCTCATCTCAACAGCCGATAGCCACTATCCTAACCCGGACGCATGGAAAGACCGAGAGCTTTACAAGAGACTTGGTTGGCTCGGCAAAGGAAAGCCATCGTGGGCAGACGAAGAGAGCGAATTGCCCGATGGTGTTGATGAGATTGGCTATGAACTGTATCCGAAGAACGGCGACCAGATGTGGGATTCGTATCTTAAATACTCAGAAGAGTCAGACCACGAGTATGATGATGACGTGGTGCTGGAGAGCATTGAAGAAACCTATCGAATTGCTTTCGATCGTATCGAGAGTTTTCTTCCAGATAACACAGTCAGGCTTCCAAACTTTGTGGTACCAGCCGGCTACACCGCAACGCAGGCGTTGGTTCAATTCGCCCTGGAAGGACTTAAAGATAGAAACCTACAGAAGAACCAGGAGTACATAGATCGATTACGACATGAGCTAAACGTTATCGATGACCGAGGGTTCTCCAAGTATTTCCTCACCATGAAGGCGATCGCTGACGTGGCTACCGATAAGATGTTGGCTGGTCCAGGTCGCGGGTCTGCGGCAGGGTCGTTGGTGGCTTATGTCCTAGGAATTACACAGGTTGATCCCATCAAGCATGGTCTGTTGTTTTCTCGCTTCTTACGATCAGATGCCACGGACTACCCGGACATCGACTATGATGTTTCTGACTCCATGGATCTTAAAGAATCATTGGTGGAAATGTGGGGCAAGGATTGTGTCGCGCCCATATCTAATTGGAACACGCTTCAATTGAAATCTCTGATTAAGGACATTTCAAAGCTGTACGGCGTTCCTTTCACAGAGGCCAACACGGTCACTAACATTATGATCCGCGAAGCGCTTCCAGAAGCCAAACGCCGCCATGGCATCAAGGCTGGTGTGTATACTCCGACGTGGGAAGAGGTGATGGAATTCTCGCCCACACTTCAAAAGTATCTCGACAAACATCCCCACATCAAGACGCACGTTGAGGGGCTGGTTGGTCAGGTTCGATCGTGCTCTCGGCATGCCGGCGGCGTTGTCATCGCAGAGAACCTTGATGAGAGCATGCCTCTTATTAACTCCGGCGGGGTGCGACAAGCTCCATGGTCAGAGGGACAGAACGTCCGCCACCTAGAGCCCATGGGCTTCATCAAGTTTGACTTGTTGGGTCTTTCCACATTAAAGATGATGGAGGGCTGCATCGAACATGTCTTGCGTCGTCATCACGGAATCGAGAATCCAACGTTTGCCGAAGTTCGGAAGTATTACGACGAAAACCTTCATCCCGACATCATGAACATGAACGATCAAGAGGTGTATGAGAACATATTCCACAGCGGCAAATGGGCTGGCGTCTTCCAATTCACAGAGGACGGAGCACAGAAGTTTTGCACGAGAGTAAAACCTAAGAACATCATCGACCTTTCAGCCATCACATCAATTTATCGCCCGGGACCGTTGGCGGCAGATGTACATGAAGAATATGTAGAAGCCAAAGAGCATCCACATAGAGTCTCTTATCTGTCTGATGAAGTGTGCGAACTCACACAAGAGACGTTCGGCTTTCTGATCTTCCAAGAGCAGATTGCTCTGCTGGCTCACCGGCTCGGAGGCTTAACTTTGGATGAGGGAAACCTGTTACGCAAAGTACTCACCAAGAAAGGAACAGGCAAAGACAACATCAAAGAGAAGCTTCGGCAGAAGTTTATCAAAGGTTGTGCTAGCAAGAAGATCACCAAAACAGACGCACAGAATTTGTGGGATAAGTTTGAATACTTCTCTGGCTATGGGTTTAACAAATCCCATGCTGTTTCGTATTCTATCATCTCGTTCCAATGTGCGTGGTTATGGAACTACTACCCAGTAGAATGGATGGCAGCGTTCTTGGACAAGGAGCCCGAGAGCAGAAAAGAGAAAGCCATTAACATCGCCAAAAAGTATGGCTTCAAAATCGCACCGCTAGACATTAACAAGTCAGGTGTTGTTTGGGAAATTAGCGATGATGGCAAGACTTTGATCCAACCTCTTACTTCCATTAAAGGGTTCGGTCATGCAGCTATCGAGCAAGTCTTGAATCATCGCCCCTTTATGAACGCGGAAGATCTTTTGTTTCGCGAAGAAGTGGTATACGGAAAGTTAAATAAGAAATGTTTAGATGCGTTGTGTCGTGCTGGTGCCTTGGACCTTCTTATGGACGATCGATTTACTGGCCGTAAGCATTTTTGGTCTGCATGTGTGGTTGAGCGTCCTAAAAATTTAAAGAAACTTACGGAAAATATAGAACTATACCGACCGGAAGGAGATTTTACCGAAGAAGAGATTATCCAATTTAAAACTGACTTAACGGGGGTTTTTCCAATAAACTTGGTTATCAGCCCGGAGACAGTTCAGCGTCTTCAAGAAAAGTATATCCCTCCTATTTCTGAGTTCGATCCAGATTTACAGGTATGCTGGTTTATTCCGCGCAAGATTGTTCCAAGAAAAACAAAAAATGGAAAGCTTTATTGGATTGTTGAGACTATTGACACCAACAATGAACTAACTAAGATTAGGTGCTGGGGCGTTAAGCCGGAGAAGGATAAGATCTTTTTGAACCGACCTTATATGGCTCGTTTGAAGTATGATCAAAATTGGGGATTTTCTACATATGCAATTGGCAAGACATTTAAATTGCTGGGGTGATGGTGTGTGAGTGTTTCTAATAAATTGAAATGGATGCGCTTATTAGATGAATATCGACATGTTCACACCCAGCTACACTATACTAAGGAAATGTGTAAAGAGGCGGCTCCCCTCTTCCAGAGTCATTATGAAGAGTTTTGCCGTCGCCACGGAATTGATCTTAATAAACTTAACGAACAAAACCGTCGACGAATTCAGGAAGTTTATGGACTTAAGACAGGCGAAAGCGAACCAACTCCGACAGTCAAAAAAATCGATTTCGTCCTTCCTCCGTCTCCGGGCGCTTTAGTAGTTTTTAGTGGTGACCGAACTCAAGACTCGCCGGCGTCTTCTGCGGAGTTTTCGAAAGAAGAAAAGCACATTCATGATATTTTCTCGCGACTCTTTAAAAAGATCGCGTCTCACATTCACCCCGATAAGTTCCCGTCCGATATGGCAAAAAATGAACAAAAACGCTTGATAAATTTATTTCATCAAGTTAAATTAGCATTAGAAGAAAGGAGGTATTTTGTGTTAATAGATGCCGCAGAGGAAATGAAGATCTCTCTTCCTAAAAACTATGCTCAGCAAAACAAGTGGTTAAAAGAGCAAATTAGGATTACACGCACCGAACAACAAGAGGAACAAAGAACGTATAATTATTTATTTTCGGAAGCAGAGACAGACAAAGAAAAAGACAACATTATAAGATCATTCATGTATCAACTGTTTAATTTGGTTATACCATAGGAGGTAATTGTGATTACGGATATCGTTATAGGTCTTCAACATGGAGACGAAGGAAAAGGAAAAGTAACTCATCATCTTTTAAAAAAGGGAGAATATACTCATTGTATTAGGTTCAATGGAAGCTGTAATGCAGGTCACACGATCTACCATGAAGGTAAAAGATTTGTCACTCATCATATTCCCGCGGGGGTTTTCTTTGGAGTAAAGTCTATTGTTGGTCCTGGTTGTGTTTTGAATATAGATAAGTTTTTTGAAGAGCTTCAGTATTTAAAATCTGAAGGCATCGATACAGAAAATCTAGTGAAGGTAGCCAGCAATACTCACATAATTAGACAGTCGCATATTGACGAGGATAGTCGGGAATATAAAATAGGCACCACTAAGTCGGGCAACGGACCTGCTTATCGCGATAAATATGGGCGCCATGGCTTGCGCGCAGAAAGTGTTGAGGCTCTAAGTCCGTTTATAATTGATATAATAGAAGAGTTGTATTCGCATGACGATCCTGTGATACTGATGGAGGGCGCCCAAGGCTTTTCTTTGGATATTGATTGGGGCGATTATCCATTTGTTACTTCAAGCCACACGGGAACAGCGGGTGCCATTCTTAATGGAATCGATCCGAGATCAATAAGGGACGTTTGGGGGGTAGCCAAGGTATATGAAACCTATGTAGGCAACAGAGTGTTTCAGCCTGATAGTCCCTTGTTCAATGATATTCAACGCGTGGGTAAAGAAGTTGGCGCCACCACCGGGCGCCCGAGACAATGCAACTGGCTGGACTGTGGGCAATTGCAGACTGCCATTAAAATAAATGGCGTCAATAACTTAGTTATTAATAAAATGGACATATTGCGTGAGATAGGCGTGTGGGGAGTTAGAAACCCTTATTTAGTCTTAGGATCGGAAGAAGAAATGATGAAAATGATTCATAGTTGTTGTCCTCCGAGCGTCACGAGTATTTTTTATTCAGATTCTCCAGAATTTATTTGACAACCTTAGATTTTTATGTTATATTATATATGAACCAACAGGAGGGTTTAATGGCCAAGAGCTACCAAGAAAAAAAGAAATTTGTGAAAGAATATATTCGTTCACTGAACGCCATCGAAGAAGCGATGGAACCATTTAAAGAACAAAAACGAGACTTACGTGCGGAATTCCGAGAGAACGGCTGGCTGAGCACAGATGAACTTCGCTCAGCAGTCAAAGCGTATCGTCTCTATAAGGGCAAACATGATATTGATGAAATCGTAGACAGTTTCAATATTTTGTTTGGAGGAAAAGAAAATGAATGATAATTGTAATTACTGCGGCGCGGATCTCCCGAAATCCAAAGCCGATATAGAAAGAGAAGCCGTTCGTCGGATGGGCGTCAAAGGTCCATCTACGATGTATTGGGAAGATGAATGTGTATGGAACGGGGATCATGCCGAACCCAATAAACAACAGGCACGGAAACGCTGTAATATAACCGCCGATTTCTTTCGCGACATTGATGCGGGGAAAGAAGTGTGGTTTCGCAACAACTTGAACGGGCGTGTAGCTCGAGCAGTTAAGGTTGGGCGCTCTGCATCACATGCTGATTGGAAAGCTTACCGTAACGGAACCACAAAGAATCTTGAATCTACGGGAGAACCTCATGGTATTCATGATGATAGCGGCATAGCAGGGTATATAAGCCACCACGATTTTCAATATTTGGAAGTTATTCAAATGGGAGATCATATTACTAGCGCCGCTATGCGGGGCTTTGGGCTCGGGTGTGGTCCGGTTGCTATTTCTGGCCATGCGTTGCAGCAAATGGTCAAGAGAGGGATCACTCAATCCGATGTGGTACGCGCATGTATTCACGGAGAGGTTATTCAAGAAGAAGGCACTGACCACCGATTGATGAAAGAGCATACCTTTAGCTACCAACGCAACCATGATTGGAACAAGGCGGCAGCTAAGTATCACAGAGAACTACATGCGACTGAATACAAGCTTCGCGTGGTAATCAAAAAGAACTACAAGGCTCATTGCTGCGAAGTTATCACTGCATACTGGAGAGGTATAAACCCTTCAGATCCCTTCCCATTTTTAATAGGAGACAAAAAATGAAAATGGTTTATTTAGACAATATTAGAGGCACCAGAGTCTGGTTTAATGCCGATCAAATAAGGAAAATGAATAGCGAGCGTTGTTCAGAGACAGGAAAGATTGAAACTAGTATTGAGTTTGGACATGGGCTAAGCAATATCATAGTTTACGGTAACATTCCATCTGTTATCCGCGAAATCGAGGAACAAATTGAGTTCCCCAAGCGCGCTGATTCGTATGGTCTAAGCGGACCTATGTATGCCTCAGTTGAGTTTGAACAGTACGAGGTATAGGAGAGAATGATCTTGGAATATGCTAAAGTACGAGAGGATGTGATTACGCCCGTAAGGGCGAATCCATCCGACGCAGGGCTGGACGTGTTCTTTTGTCCAGACCCTGAGACATGGGATGATGATCGGGGAGTCTGGCTAAAGTCAGGCGAGACAGCCATTTTCCCGACAGGTCTTAAGTTTGCCGTCCCGCATGGGTACATGCTTGAAGTTAAGAACAGGTCAGGCAATGCTTCGAAGAAATCGCTGATGGTCGGAGCATGTGTTATTGACTCCGGCTATGAGGGAGAGGTGTTTGTTAACTTGCACAATGTAGGTAATACTCCCCAGCACATTAACCCTGGCATGAAAATTGCACAGCTAGTTTTAATACCGGTTGTGCATTTTCGTCCTATGTTGACGGGCGAGGAAAAGCTTTATGAACACCCCACAACTATTAGCCAGCGCGGCGCGGGTTCGTTAGGGTCGACAGACAAGACAGTGAACAAAATTGATTACAAGAAATTTATAAAATATGAGGTGAAAGGTGGATAGTATAATTGAATTTGCAAAAGAAACATATGTGTTATCAGTCGCATGCGGCGCAATTGCGTTAGCGATTACTGTGATCGGCGGGGTTGTCTTGCTTAAAGGTTTGCAGGCAATGTTAACTGAAGATGGAGAGGCAACCGATGACGATGGATAAAGAGCAACTACAGGCGATGTTTAGTTCGAAGAGTGGCGAATGGGCAACTCCCCAAGAATTTTTTAACAAACTAAATTGGAGGTTTGGCCCTTTTGATCTGGATCCGTGTGCCACTCCTTCTACTGCCAAGTGCGCCAATTTCTATACTGAAATGGAAAATGGACTCAACAAAGAATGGAAAGATCATTGTTCTTTTGTTAACCCTCCTTATGGTAGAGAGATTGCCAAGTGGGTGAAAAAGGGATTCGATGAGAGTCGAACAAAAAACACAAAAGTTGTGATGTTGATTCCCGCCAGAACTGACACAAAATATTGGCATGACTATGTAATGAAGGCGCAAGAAATATATTTTGTTCGCGGACGGTTGAAATTTGGAGATAGCGAGAATAGCGCACCTTTCCCTTCAGCCGTGATAGTGTTCGAGAGTGACCAAGCCCGTCCTCAAATTGTGGGAGTTATAAATCGATGAATCGCAAACAAAGGCGAGCATTGGACAAAAACAATCGAAGCACTTGCGCCGAAAATTTCTCCGATAAAATTTCTCAGTTTAACAAGCTACCCGAACAATGCTCAACATGCGAAAAAGAGTTTGACCGCAAAAATCGAGAAATGCTACAATCCTGGAACGTAGTAGTGAGACAAGAAGTGGTGCGGCTATTTTGTCCTCAGTGCATGGACAAAGCAAAACAAATACTAAAAAAACACGGAGGTAAAGATGGAAGTAGAGCGTCTATCATTCAACGCACTGAAAAAGATACTCAAGGGGCAACTTAGAGAAAAGGCAACTTGCGTTATAAAATTTTATTCGCGTGATTGTCATTACTGCCATGCCCTGAAAGAATATTATGACGAGATAGCGGAAAAATATGAAAATATCCACTTCTTTGCTTTTAACACACAAGATGATTCCGATTTAGATAATTATATAAAGATTAATGGAGTGCCCACGCTAGCGTTAGTATATTATAACGGACTCCACCCGCCACGCGTACACGTGATAGAGGACCCTTCCCACCCAAACGAACATACGTGGTATCGTTCTAAGGACATTATTAATTTTATTGAGAGGTATAAAAATGGATAGAAATATAAAATTGCTAGAGGCGGCAATGCTTCAACTTAAAGGCAAGTCGGTGGAACATTTGGCGGCTGTCGAAATGTTGGTGGACAAAGGTCGACCAAGTGTAGATTCCGCTAATTATGTGGAAGAGATTTTAGCTCACATGCGCGAAGTGATGATTTGTGAAAATACTCTGGCAGCCGTACAAATGTACTTTCCCCCCAATACGCCACAGGCAACCCCTCCGGTTATGGATGCGGAAAAACCGCCGGCTGCTCCCCATGGATTTGAAAAGTTGGAAGAAGCTATGGAAGAAATAGCCAAAGAAAAAAAGTCCCCAAAGACCTCGAGGTCCCGCACTAGAAAAAAGCCTTAGACCATGACTATCTAAAGGTAGCTAGTCATACCTACAAACAATCTTTAAAGGCGGCAGAAATTCGGCGACAACTCAAAAGCAAAAACCCCCCAAAGAGTGACGAATGACAGACAACGATCCCTCTTACGGAAAAATGACCAAACGAGTGGTCTTTACTGTTAACGACCATGTGCATGCGAAATTTTTAGTGAAGTTGAAATACGCAGGCTTTAAACAATCTCAGTTTTTTCGTTTGATTATGGATGCATACATTGACGAGGATGATAACTTCTTAGCATTTATCGACAAGATAAAACCACAATCTCAGAAGCACAAAAACAAGTCCAAAAAGCTACGATTGGCAGGGACAAAGATAGCGAATGATATGGGGTTAAACGAGGGGGAAATCGAGAATATCTTTGATATATTGGAACAAGAATTCCCCGATCTTTAAAAAACAGCCGAAGTTTAAGCGTTAACAAAAAAAATATACTATTTATAAACAGTTTGTAAAATTTTACATTTTCAAGGAGAACACATAATGTCCAAACGCAAGCCACTTTTAACCGAATCTGAACTTCGTAGATTCATGAAACTTGCTACTATAGCACCAGTTACCCCCGAGAGGTTAACCGAAATGGATTATCCAGGAGCGCGCGACGAAGAGGAAGAATTGGATTCTGAACTTCACGCTACCGAAGATGAACTCGGAGCAGAAGACCACGAAGCCGATATGGAAGCTGATGAATTAGCCGCTGATGATGCTGCTTTGGATGATGGGCCCATGGAAGGAGGCGAAGAAGATCTTGTAGTGAGTCTACTTCAAGCAATTCAAGGATGGGCTGAAGAACACGGTGTAGATATGGACCTCGAAGGAGGTGAGGAAGAGGTAGCCATTGATGACCTGGGTGGTGACGAACTTGAAATTGATGCTGAGCTTCCTATGGATGGAGGCGAAGAAGAGCTTGAAATGGACGCAGAAGTAGAAGAGCCTATGATGGAAACTGGCGCCAAAGATACCGGCGCATCTAAGGACGATGAGGGAAAAGACCCCGAAGACCCCGAAGATAGAGATTACACAGATGGCGGCATGCGCAAAGGCGATAAATCGAAAACGCACCCTGGAAGAACGGATTTTAATGAAGCAAAAGTGGTCGAAACTGTAGCCAAGCGTGTTGTCGCAAGACTTAAAGCTGAAAACAATAAAGAAAAGATGGTTGATCAGCTAGCCGAACGCATTATGAAGCGCCTTACAAAATAATACTTGACAAGTTCAAATAAATATGTTATATTAGTAACCACAGGCATCTGTGTCTAGTGGTTATTTTTTTGGAGAAGTATGGACGGGTGGTCATTATTAATTGTAGTGCTGGCATTTATTAGCGGCTTTATATTTTGTAAGATTCTCGATTTTTTTGCGGCATCGTCATTGGCTGTAAAGATTGTCAAGACAGCTAACCTAACTGCTTTGTATCTGTTTGTCAAGAGTTTTGAGAAAATTATCTATTATAATAATTTGACTTTGAATGACTATATAAAGAGAGAGGACAACGAAAGAAACATTGAAGTGTTTAAGAGAAATCTGGATCAAGAAGTGGAACTCTTTAAGAAAAGATGTATCTCTACCTTAGTGGAAGCGCGACCAAGCATCTTTCGTAATGTCACACCCTATCACGATTGGCCCAGTGCCATGATGTATCTTAATACGAATAGGGATTTTGTATTAGAACTCTTCAAAGGAAATCAAAATGATTAGAAAAATTATTAAGAAATGGTTAATTGGCGAAGAGGATCCGTCAGCCTCTCACAACAAAAGCCGCGTGGTGGTAATAGATCCGAATTCTATGGAACCCCCCACGCCAGAGCCTGAACTAAAGACAATCGGACTTTTTTGTGACATTCAAGAAGAGAAGATAGCGGAAATTATTCATGCGTTGTTGTATCTTAATGAAGCCAACAGGCTTCAAAAGGATCCAGAGAAAAGACAACCCATCGAATTCTATCTCTCCACCTACGGCGGGAGTGCCGATGACATGTTTGCTTTGTACGACATGATGAAGACTGTTGAAGATGAGACGGAGATTCATACGTATGGTTTGGGTAAAGTAATGTCAGCCGGTGTGCTTATTCTTGCTGCTGGCACGAAAGGAAAACGAAAGATTGGAAAAAACTGTCGAGTGATGCTCCACTCTGTGATAGCTGGTACCGGTGGACCTCTCCATAATCTAGTTAATGAGATAGAAGCGATTCAAGATCTCCAAAAAACATACATTAAGTGTTTAGCAGAAGAAACAAAAATGTCCAAAAAAGAGATCAAAAACATGCTAGAACAAAAGGTAAATGTCTATTTATCAGCAGAAGAAGCAGTTGAATTAGGAATTGCAGACATTATTGTTTGAGGTGTTTATATGTCAGATTTAAAAGAAGCTTTAGATAAAGCTTATAAGAAACAAAATGCAAAAATCACAGTCGATGCTCTCACTGGGATGATCAATGAAGCATTGGACGCGGTGTATGATGAGGTGGTGGCCAAACCCGCTGTCAAAGAGGCGCGCCTGAAGAAAGAACAGGCAAAGACTTTTATGTTATCTTTGCCGAAGTTTACGCCCTCTGAAGCATGGGGTGATCCAAACTCTATGGAAAGACAACAGATACAACAGATTTTTAATGTTATCGGGGGAGAGCGCACGATTAAAGCAAAGTTGGGGTTTCTTCAAAGAATCGCCAGTCCTGATAATCGAATTCGATCGCCGCGTCGTATCATTTCTTCTCTTATTATTCTGGAGTCTCTAAGTGCTGTCATTAATAGCTTTAATTCTTCTAGCGCTGGCTTTGTGTTTGAGGGATTTCTGGCAGCACTCTTTCAAGGGGCGCAAGAGGCGGGAGTAGATACAACCGCCGGTAGTCTTCCTATTGAAGACCTTATTGCGTTTAGTGATACCGACAAAGCGGTCCCTATTAGTTTGAAGCTTCTTAACCAAACGACCCAAGTGGAGGGAAGCTATACCAACCTCATAGACGGTTTAAGTAAGTTTGGCCACATGGTTTATCTTGTAGCCAGAAAAGATTCCGACGGCTCGGGGATCAATATAGAACAATTTACATTAGATAAAGACAATTTTGTCAAAGCCCTGAGCCAGTCTGCTAGGGGTGGCTCGAAGAAAGGCGCTTCCGTTTTTCAGATCGTCGACCACCCCGATTTAGGAACGCTAAACGTTGCCCAATCTCTTCAGCTTTTAAACTCGATAGTGTCAAAGGACAATCCCCAAGAATGGGAGAAGAAGTATGATATTCTTCAACACACCAAAGGATATTCGGGCAAAGTTAGAGACAAGAGGAAGAGGGAAAAAGAAGCCGCGGCGCTCAAAGCAGCCCAAAGTGAGGGTGGGTTGGACATGGATAGCCAAACCTCCCTGCAAGAGTCCAAAGGCGGCACACAATGGTCGATCAGCCCCGCTCAGCTTGTCTCTTTTGACTTTGTTGAATACGATCATTTGGGAGAGCTTAAATATTCTGAGGAAGAATTAAAAAAGACAGCCGAAATGCATATGGCGAAATTAGACGAGGAATTGTTGGTCCTTTTTGAAGCCACACAGGGTCTTTCTGAGCATGTCAATGAATATTTTACATATGAAAAAAGATCCAAAGCCATCTCGTCCGGAGAAAAAGCAATTCAAGACACTGTTACCATCCAGAAATCTTTAACAGCACAAATTTCAGCAGACAAATAACTTGACAACTCAACCATTAACGGTTATAATATAAATATATGTATATTTTTGTGAGGTGCAAATGAGTAGAGAATACGGCAACAACCGAGATCTCCAACAGCGAATCTTGAACGGAGCCAATGTTTTAGCAGACAACGTAGCTTCCACACTTGGACCACGTGGTCGCAATGTTTTGTTGCGAGAGATAGGAAAACAACCCTTTATTACTAAAGATGGGGTTACGGTCGCACATTTTGTGGAACTGAGCGATCCCATTGAAGATGCAGGCGCGCAAATTATAAAACAAGCTGCTATCGAAACCAACAACAAAGCCGGCGACGGCACTACAACCTCTACTGTGTTAGCACGTGCTATTTTGCGTGAATCGCAGCCACATTTGGCATCGGGCGTTTCTCCGATTGAATTACAGCGCGGTATTGATTTGGCAACTCGGGCCATATCTTCTCTTTTGAGTGAAAGCTCGACACCCGTTACTACGGCTGAAGATATTGAGCATATTGCCACTATTTCTGCTAACAACGATCAAACTATTGGCAAACTTATTTCTTTGGCTGTTGATCGCGTAGGTCAAGATGGCTCTATCACCATTGAAGAGTCTCGTTCTATGGACACGACGCTGGATGTGACAGAGGGGTTTCGATTAGCTGCGGGGTTTTGTGCTGGCGCATTTGTTACCGATGAACGCCGCAACATGATGGTTCACCAAGATCCTCTTTTTCTTATTACTGATTATAAGATTAGCACAGTTGAGCAAATCTTACCTGTGTTAGAGATGGTTGCTCGCGAGGCGCGACCATTAATTATTGTAGCGGAGGATATCGATGGACAAGCATTGGCAGCGTTAATTATGAATTCAATGCGGGGAAGTCTCAAGGTGGCTGCTATCAAGGCTCCTGAGTATGGAGAGGATAGACGCAACACTCTCAACGATCTTTCTATTTCTACGGGAGCAGTCTTTGTAACACGAGAAAGCGGTAAAAAACTTACAGATGTAAAGATGGCAGATTTAGGCACGGCGAAATATATCGAAAGCACCAAAAGAGCTTCGACTATTGTAGGTGGGAATTGCGATTTTAAGGCTGTTGAGGCGCGTATAGAGACCCTTAAGAACATTATTGGTACCTTGGACAACCTTCATGAATGCGCGCGCATACAAGAGCGTATCGTGCGTCTTTCTTCGGGCGTGGCTGTTGTGCGTGTTGGGGGTGCGACTGAGGTAGAAATGACCGAAAAGAAGCATCGAATCGAAGATGCACTAGAGGCTGTTCGTTCTGCTCAAGAAGAGGGAGTAGTCACCGGTGGGGGAGTGGCGCTTTTGAGGGCGGCAGCCAAGCTAATAATAGAAACTTCCAACCGAGAACAAGCTATTGGCGTGGAGATAGTCAAGGTGGCGTGTAGAGAGCCGTTACGTCAGATGGCAATGAACGCCGGTGAATCCCCGGATTTAGTAGCAGCACAAGTGATGGCTTCTGAGAGGAATATTGGGTGGGATTTTCGAGAGCGCAAACTAACTGATCTTATGGAAAGGGGGATCATTGATCCCGTTAAAGTTACACGCACCGCTTTGGAAAACGCTGCTAGCTGTGCAGGTACTCTTATTACTACTAACTATGGAATTATACAGACAGGATAAAATCATGAACAATGCACATCTCGAGAAAGGCGATCTAATACATATTCCTCAAGGGGTCTTCTTGTTATGCGAAGGGGGGTCGAGTCACCATAGAACCGATCGTCCTCGTACCGCTTTGTTTCTTGGAGAAACACCTGTAGCAAAGTGGGCTCTGGAATGTCATGCGCGTGTTCTTCTAGATGGAAAAGAGTTTAATGTAAGATCGGATCACATCTATTTACTTAAAGAAAAGGAGAAGAAATCACATGTTAGTTAAACTTACAGAAATATGCTCTAATGGCGCAGTTACCGTTGGGCACAAGTACAAATTGAGGGAAGTGTTTGTTAATCCAGAACATGTAGTCCTTATTCGGGAAGAGACTCGCGTACGCGAACTCAATGAAAATGGGATGTTAAACTTGCCCGGCACCGACACGCTCAACAAGAGCCATCGTTTTTCTAAATTAACTATCAATCGAGGGCATTCAGGCTCTGAGATTGTGGTGGTGGGCGCCCCAGATCAGGTAGAGAGCAGTCTCAAATTAAATAATCGGACTGTTTTAAGAGGATAAAATGTCGCAGCGAATTAATATAACTTATTCAATTAAATTAGAAGATCTGGACAACGAAGTACGCCGGCTTCTCCATGGGGCTTTTCAGCGTTTATCGGAGGCGCGCGATAAACATGAATCCTTAAGAAGTGAAGACGAGAGGGTTTTAACTAGAGAGTGTTTTGATGAAATAGATGGACTGCGGCGCACCTTATCGGATGTTGATGTAACTTTGGGAGACATTAATACATTGATTGCCTCTTATTTAAGTTATGAAGCCCAACAAGTTCAGCCACCTCCGTCGCGACCTGATATTTCTAGTTCTGATGTAATTCATGAAGACTCCGATTAAAGATGCGACCAGGACCAATCTTTGTTTGCGTAGCCTTAAGGACATTATACCCGTAGGTGCGGTGGTAGATTCGTATTTGTTTTACGGAGGGGCAATAGAGTTTGCGTTGGCCAAAACGCATCGGGTGATTAATGCATATACCGCTAGCCCTTACGTGTATGAGTTTTGGGATATGGTAAGGCGTGACAAGACTTTAATTGCTAAAATTAGTAGCTCTTCTCCTTCCAAGTTGGAGGGGGAGATGTTTCCCCTTCTTCAAGATACGTGGCACACATATAAGCGTGATTTTATTCGTGCGTCGATGTTTTTCATTCTTAATAGATGTTCGTCGCGAGGGTTAATTTCGAGCGGCGAAATGTGTTTGGAAAACTTTAATCCTGTTGCTCTTAGTTATTTAAATAATTTTCATTTTCCAGAAGCCTTTTCTCTAGAGTGTGTCCCTTCGCGCCAACTAGTTGATATGGTTCAAATTGAAACAAAGGCAGATTATATTTTTATTCCTTGCGGAACTTTTAGCTATAATTTGTTTGAAGAAGGAAAGAGTTTGGGACCCGAAGAGACTGGCATCAATCATATCGAATTGCGTGATTTGCTACGCAGCATTACAACGCCTTGGATATTAAGCTATCAGCAGCATCCAGCCCTGGACCGCGTTTTTGATCGAGAAAGCATGCGCTTTATAGATGCTTATGGTAATCGTGTAACAGATCGGTCCGAAGCTACAGAGCTTTTAATATCCAACAGTTTGCTCACCTGATGCTATCGTATAACATAATCATCGTTTGGTCCACATCTCGATCGGAAAGAATGGGTTGAATCTTGATAACAACTGGTTCTTTTTCGTTAGCCTGAAAGCCGGTACCTACGACTCCGCCGATGGATTTAACTTCTTTTTCCTTGTTAACGATTTTGGTTTTGGTATGCTTGACATAGGAAGATTGTCCTTGGACCTTGCCGCTGTCATCAATTAACAGCAGACTTAGGCTAGCCTGATTGTCATTTATAACCACCGTACTACGAAGGAGCCACACACTGTTTTCTTGCATACACTTATAAGTAGCTTTTTGGAAGTCACACTCAGGATACCGCAAACCTACGGTATCTCGATTATAGATGGCATGGATGGTTCCGTTCTTGAACCAAGGCTTGTGGTGGCGATTGGCTGCCACAAACAATGTTGAAGCGTCGTTTTTATAATTACAGGAGTCGCACACCACCTTGGGATCTTCCATATAGATCTCCACATAGCGACTGTCTTTAACAGTGATGCTTAAATCAGGCTGCCATGGTGAAGCCGTATCTTCTTCTGCATAAACTAAACTGAGTAAAAACATTAACATAACACACCTCTTTCTTAAATAGTGTGTTAAAACTTAAATAATACTTGACATTAATGCACAAATGTGTTAAGATAATAGTAATTACCTGGAGATATAACAATGAAGAGAATTGACAAACCATGGGGCCATGAAATTATTTGGGCTGTCACGCCTGATTATGTGGGTAAGATTTTGCACATCAATGCAGGTCACCGACTCTCTAAGCAATATCATGAGATTAAAGAAGAAACTGTCTATGTTTTGGAGGGCACTCTTTATAATTATGAAGAAGATGGGTGTATCACCAAAGTGTTGCCGGGAAACGCCTTTCACGTGAACGTAGGTCAGGTCCACCGCTTTGGTGCGAACGAGAGCCATGTGAGGTTGGTAGAGGTGAGCACCCCTCATTTGGAGGATGTCGTTAGGTTAGAAGATGATTACGACAGATAATACAAAATTACTAACTATTTATAGTATTATCGAGGTTTTTTAATATGGACAAAGCAACTAACCATTGGTTCAAGCGACTCAACGAGGATCGCTATGACGTTTTAAATGAAGCCCAGTTGGAAGATTTCGGCTTACCCGACATCATTGTGAAGCGCATCAGGGCATCCATGCATGATGCCGGCAACAAAGCACAGATTTGGTTAGGTAACCAATGGAAAGAGCAAGTGGCTCACGACTCGATACGAGAAAAGGCAGTCTTTGAGGTGATTGATCATTGGGTGGATGACTTTATTAGTGAACTTCCCGTAGAAAAACGCTCCGAAGGCAACCCTGACTTTAAGAAAGCCAAGTTTATAATTCAGAATATCAAAGGCGCTATGACAAGCACTCAGCCGGGCAGCAACGGTCGCATCGGTAAGGCTCTCCGCAAAGCAGACAAAGCTATACGCAAGAATCCCTTATTTAAAGAAGTGTTCGGAGATGAGCTTGACACCAAAGCCGACGACTTCATGGACACTGTGAGACTGAAGGCACTAAAACACAATTGGAATCAGTTTTTTGCCCTTAACAATGATTTGATTAACTTTCTGAAGCAAGATCCCACTAACTATGAATACTTTAAAGACAAAGACATAGGTGATGAAGTCACCATCGAGGTTTATGATCGTGAAACTCGCAGCGAAGAAGAGGTAAATTTCTTAGATGCCAACTCCTATGCTGAGTATTTGTTGAGTAATGTTGAATTTCCCGACCGCATCATAAAACATTTCGACGATGGCTTTTATTGGTACGATCTCAAGACCAACAAGTGTTCGGTTGAAGGAGAGCGCATGGGTCATTGTGGTGCCGACGATCGCGGAACACTCTACTCGCTGAGATACAAAAAGAAAGGCAAGAAGTGGTCATCGTCGATGGTCACCGTTTCAGCCGACGACGACACGATCTATCAAATTAAGGGTCGCGACAACAATGCTCCCGACGAAGACACATGGAAACACATCGCTTGGTTTATCGACAACATGGACATTGAGTACGTTAAAGAAAGCGGGGAACACTCTGACGATCATGCGGGCATCAGTGAAATGATCGAGTATTTAAGAGGTGATACTGAAGCTACATTTGAAGGCTCACTGGAAGACCGTGCTGACGCACTACAAGAAGAATTGGAAGAGATAACTCGTTCCTACAACAATGCTTTCGAGAACGATGTGTGGATCCAAGCTAGCGAAGTTACAGTAGAGGATGATTATATGTACTACTATGCCGACGGGGGTGTGGAGTTTAACATTCCGTTAGGCTGGAAAGATGTAGCGCATGCCGGCAACACTTGGTTTCCCAACAACGAGGAAGAGCGAGATAAGTATTATCAAATTCCGGAGCATTGGCCACGAACCGAAGAGTCTCGCGCTTTTGAAACGGGCTTAGACGAGGCGTTCGGATTTACTCCCGAAGAAACCGAATGGGAAGTGAGCGACGACGCCATTCTTACGGTTAAGTTTCGCTTTTCATGTGATGATTGCGGGAGTGATGATTCGGACCCTTACGACAGTTGGGCATATTGGGTGCAGACCGATGTTGACGAGAAATATGAAGAAATCAAAAAGAAGATGCATCGCTGGCTAGCGGACGAAGAATACACCGCCCCACGCGAATGGCCAAAGACCATCAAGAAGTTAGCTCAGTTTGCGCAAACCCTTGAGAATTTCTATGCCGATCTCGATCCCGAAAACGAAGAAGACGATCTGGATGAGTCCGATCATATACGCTTTTGGTTATCCGAAGGTGGAACACGCCAAGACACAACCATCGAAACAGACATAGTGATTCCGCCTGATTACTTTTCCAAGTTAGGCATACAAAACGGTTCAATCGCACAATCCCGGGCGACAGCTAAGATATTTGGAGGCAGACCCGATGCGGGCTCTATTCCGCCATCGCCCAAATTTCAACAAGATATACAGGCGGCAACCCAAAAGCTTGAACAAGCAGCACAGAAGGCAGCAGACCGCCAGCTAGTGCTTCCGGGCATGCCTTCGCACTTTTATCGGCGAGAATATAAATCAACTCAATTTGCAGAATCATCCATGGTTCGTATTACCGCAGACTTGATTAGGAGAGAAACAGAGCCCAGCGCCGGCTTTTATCCCATGCGTTTAGGATACAGATATACAATAGACTTTGAAGAAGCCACAACACCCGAACAAATCAAGGGAGCCATGGCATTCATGGAGTATATGGATCGCGATAACAACGTTGAGCATCTTAAGAAAGCCATCGAAGAAACTATGAGAGATTGGGTTCAAGATGCCATTGGCGTAGCGGACATGGATTACAAATCATCAATTTCGTCCCGCAGTGCCAAAGAACTAATTTCCAGAATCATTGATACATACACTGCGCGGCTTCCCAATGACCGCACCACCCGCTCCCAAGAGCGCATAAACTTAGCTCGATGGGCAGACGAAAACTTTGAGAAGATGAATGATGTGGAGAAGCGCGTACTGATTACGCAGTACTTAACTCCGGTTGCCGTGACGGGGGCGGGGGTTAACTTCGAACCCGAAGAGGGAGATGAGTTCCCGGCTAACTGGGTGCCACGCGTCCGAAGCGAGTTGGAGCGTCTTGGACACCCATCACCGCGTGACTACAAAGCCGACATGTATCAAGAGTCAGTCGAAGAGCAGATCGAGAGGTTGGACAGATTGCTGAATGAAGAAGACCCCAACTATGACTTGCGTATGTATAAGATCCGCGTCACATGCTCGGTTGATAAAGATATAGGCGGTACCGATTTAGAAACTGAACATGAGATTCGTGGCGTCTGGGGAGTAACGACGGTAGAACCTGACGCTAAAACTAAGCGCAAAATAACACCGTCAGCAATTGCGCTCGTCTACAGTATTAAATTTAAGTTACACGGACAAGAGAATCGACAGTCGTATGTTAATAAAGTTTTAATTCCTGGAATGCGCAAAATTAAAGGATTGCGGGTCTTGCGAATAGCACAACAAGCACAACGGCTGGGCGCCCCCTCCTTAAGGGAGTCTTCTGTTCTTCAAGAATTTACAGATGGCAGCGCAAGTGGATTCGGGGGAGTAGCTAGTAATTTGGCCGCACAACGTGATGTTCCTTTGAATGTGATGCCTACTCCGCGCCCGTCTTTAAAAGACATCATTGATGACTGGGTAGACGGCGGAGTACAAATGTATGATGCCCCTGTGGACAGCACGGATATGCGATATAGCGTAATGATGCCGGTTGAGGAATTGATGCCTTTGGTTGGTGCAAGCTACAGAGGAACCCCAACAGATTTTAAAGGGCGTTATCAACATTTTATTGCCAACGGACCCGATGCGCCTGTGTATGTGGCGATAGGAAAAAATGGGAGAGCAAAGATTAGCGGCAATGAAGACATTGTACTATTTGCGAAAGAGGCGGGACTAGAAGAGGTGCCAATTTTTTTAAGTTATCAGCGACAAGTGTAGGGAAATGAGGAATTTTTGGAAGGTATTATTGCGCATGACGGGGCTAATTTTGGTTGGTTGTGTTGTGGCGATCGCGACCATCCACTCTGTCACCAAAAGTTATGAAATACCACGGAGAGAAGAAATCCGCAATATCGACAATATAAATAGATCTTTGTCAACATCTCACCAGCGCGCTATAAATAGATCGCGAAAGAGTTCGGTAAGGGTGATGTCGGTATCTCCGAGTCTCGGTGGTGTTTCCACGTCTTCAGGTACTTATATTTCTTTCCGCGGCGAGTATTATATTTTAACAGTAGCTCATGGTTTAATTGGCGGATGCGAAGGAACTGCGGTAGTAACTCCTAAAGGCACCTATCACTGCAAGTACATTGTCGAAAGAAATAATTTAATTGATTATAGCATTTTGGCTGTAGATCCTATTCCCGAACTTAAAGCTATTCCTGTTCCACAGTTTCTACCCAGAGGCGACCAATGGAAAAAAGATTTTTCCATCATGACCCCCACTTACTATACAGGATTTCCTAACGGAATGGGACCATTCACTATTGATGGCAAGGTGGTGGGATATAATGAAAATGACTTTCTTTATATAAAGTCCTACGGCTGGGCGGGATGTTCGGGCGCTGGAGTGTTTAGTGAAAGTGGACACTTGGTGGCGTATATTTTGGCATTGACTGTAGGGCAGACCGAATATGGCTATAATGTCGCAGAGGATATCGTAATTGGAGTACCACTTTTTAAGGTAAATTGGCTTTCAATTATAGAAAACAAAAAACAGGAGACAAGAAAAGATGAAGAAAAAGAACAATCCACTGAATCCGGACTACCGGACAGTTCTAGCACAGATTCAGGCGTTGGATCTACAGATTGATAATCTTTCAACTCAGATTCAACAAATCAAGAAAGGGTTTGAGACCTCTTCCCCCAATGAAGAGGTGACAGAAGAGGTCTGCCTGGACGAGATTGAAGCCAACAAAGCCGCACTAGAGGCTATGAGGACCTTTTGTTTGGAGGCTATGTTGGATGTTGACCCCCAAGGAGAGGCATGATGTCTGAAGACACAAAAGAAAATGAACCATTACTTACTGAGCCGGAAGATCTTAAGCCTAAAAAGCCGAGCAACCGCGCACCAGAAGGTATAAGAAGTTTCACAGTGTGCCGTCAGCATGATGAGTCGGGCATTTCCGGAGAAGGGGTAGTTATAGAAGGTGTGATGTTCGCCACTGGACATACCGTTATCCATTGGTTAACGCCGGCACCACGTGGGAGCATAGCGTTTTTTGATGCTTTTGATGACTTTATGAAGATTCATGTCACATCCCATCCTTCTAATAACACAATTTTAACCTTTGATGATGGCGAGCAGACTATATATGAAGGAGGGGGCAAGATATGAAGAAAGATACGACACCGCTGCGTTCATGGTGGGAGTTTTTAACGGAGGCACCTAAACCTACTCGCAAGAGTGGCAGAGGATTAGAAAGATCTCTGCATTGGTTTTTGGATACAGGCCCCCAAAAAAAGGGAGGTTATCAAAACCGACGCGCGCGTTTTGGTAAAAAGAAATCCAAGAACATTTCTCCACCCGCGGGCGCCCCCGGGGGCTTGGAAGAAGAAGTAGATCCGGAATCTTTTAAGATACAAGATGGCTTAGAACCCAATATTTGGGCTGACGATCAAAACGTCCACCCTCACGTACGCGACCGTCTTTTAACTATAGCGTCGGATTTTTTAGATTCTTTGGATGTCCCAGTCGAAATGGTAGATATCACTTTCACTGGTTCATTGGCAAACTATAATTGGTCAGACTATTCGGACATAGATCTTCATATTGTGGTAGATTTTGATAGGATGGATTCGAATTCTAAACTGGTTAAAAAGTTTTTTGATGCATCGCGCTTAAGGTGGAACGATAAGCATGCTATTAACCTATACGGTTACGAGGTGGAAATTTATGTGGAGAATGTAAACGAAGAACACCATTCGACGGGAGTATATTCGCTGCTGCGCGAAGAGTGGCTTAAAGAGCCTGATCCCACCCAGCTTACAAATGCGTGGACCGCGCTAGCTCGTAAAAAAAGTGATGATATGTTAAGCCAAATTAATCTTATTCAGCACATTGTGAAGAAAAAACCAAAAGCAGCAATTCGCAGTATTGAGCGCTTAAAATCAAAAATTAGCGTTATGCGCCAGAAAGGACTGAAGAGCCACGAAGGGGAGTCCTCGGTAGGAAATGTGGTTTTTAAGATCCTCCGACGAGAGGGAGCACTGGATCAGTTGAGCAACCTCAAAACCCAGGCTTACGATAGCGCATTTAGTTTATGAGGGAAAGGGATGGAATTCTACGACATTAACAAAGATGCTAAAGTGTACCCTGGAGAATATTTGTTGTACACTCCAAAGAATACAATTGTGGTGTGCGGCGCTTATCTTAGTGACGCTCAAAAAATCAAGGCTCTTTCTGATGGGCGATTAATTGAGGACAGTGTTCAGAATTTTCGGAAAATTCGCTTGAATAAAGAGGACCGTAGAAAATCTCGACAAACGCGGTGCAAGGGGTGTTCGCAACAATGAACCGTATCGAATCGGTTTGTTTCATGTGCACATTGCAACTTAAACAGTTGGAAGAAAGAGAAAAAAGATTATTATTAGAGATTGAGGACGGAAGAGTTCAAATGGCTTATATACGATTGCTTATGGATGAGATAAGGAAAATCAATGTATTAAACTATTTGGATGTAGATAAAACGTTTTATGATGTAACAGGAAAGAAATATGAAAAAGGCAAAGATAAAGCTGAGTAGTTATGATGTAGATGGACCGTTCTTGGAAGCCCGTGAGCGCATATGGGACTTTAAAGAGGGAATAATATTTACAGGAATGATTCAAGATACAGTGGCGGCCCTCCGGCAGTCCGAAGAAGAATATGAATTGGCAATTCTCATGGACGATCCCGAATTAGCCTTAGAGAAAAGAAGAGAAATAGAGGCACTTTCCAAGTCTTTGGTGTTCGCGGCAAAACTATTAGAAGAAGAAAATGGAATAGATGCATGACCAAAATTTATATCTATTGCTTGTTTGATACGTTTGATAGATTTTTGGGAGTGTATTCATCTCTCAAGGCAGTACATCGGGATGCACTGCGCTATTGCAATACAGGAAACTCGCGAGTTTTTATGATTCAAAATAACACTGCCAACATCCCTTCGTTGGTTTTATTACGTAATACTTTCAAGGGCACATGCGACGTTGAAGTGGAATATCGCACCGACACCGCTTCGGTTCGTATTTTCAAAACAAAAATACGAGAATGAGTTGCGCCTGATAGATGTGCTCTATTTACTATTATGGTATGGTATGGAGTGGAATGCGGCGATCTTGTTAGGTGGATATCAGATTGGCACATATATGCAGTCGATAGCTTGGGGGATGTGCATGGCGAACGCCCCATGTATTCATATGGAGTGGTATTAGAGAATTACGACAAGGTGGGGCTGATTTTGGTTTATTGTCACAGCACCAAGCGCCGCACTATATTGAATTTAGATATGTTGGATTGCGAAGTGATCAGTCGTGTTCAAAAAAAGATTGACATATGAAGAAATAGGTGTTATAATATAATATACAGGAGAATAAATGTCAAAAGTTAAAGTCGGCGACTTGGTATGTTTGTATAGGCGTAAAAAAGAAGGATTAGGATTAGTACTCAAGAAGGAGGCAGACTTAGCCTCTATGGGGGGGTTTGAACCCGAGTTGTTGTATCGACCGCCCCCCGCCTCTAAGCATATTAATTGGTGGTATGCTATTGAAGAGGCTATTCGAGATGCAATTGATCCAAAAGCCGCGCAAGCCTATGTGAGTTATAATCATTACGGCAAGAAGAAGAATCTGAAAAAGAAATTTGTGTACGTTAAGTGGATCAAGAAGCCTTCTGATTATCACGCAGAGAAAATGCATGAAGATGAGCAATGGATCCCTGTCGATTGGGTTAAATCGGTATAGTTGATACTTTATTTCAGCGAGTGAGATAGTTATGGTAATATGGTATTCTATAATGGACAAGCTACTTACCCAGATTGAAGAAACGTTACGCCGCTCCGTTTGTACGGGGTGGGATAGATCCTTTTTGGAATCCATTCATCATCAATTAGAAAAAGGCAAGGTTCTAACTGCCAAACAAAAGAGTGTGCTTGGAAGAGTGTTGTCTCAAAACACAGAAGTGGACGAAAAACACATGGAAGGGTGGAAGGAAGAGTATTATTCCAAACACGCATCCGAAGCCATGATTGCTGCCTATTACCACCTTCAACATCCCTATTATCAATGTCAAGCTGAAGATATATTGAATGGGCGCGTACCCCGCCGCAAGCATTTCATTAAGATGATGAACAACAAACACACTCAAAAGGTTTTAAGAGAATCCAAAAAACACCCTCGTTTCAAGGCGGGAACCTATGTGCGCGCCAAGACTAATTTTGATCGCACACACATGTCATTTTCCACATGGAAGGATCCCCAGGAGAAGTTTTTAGATTGGGATGTAAAACGCCGCGCTTTTTTAGACTTTGGAAAAAAAGGTGGGCTAATTATAGGGATCGACCAAGAGATTCATTCGGCAGCCAAGGGGGCAAAGCGATATAAAATCTTGGCTATTGGCTGTGCATTGCCGTTTTATGTGGAAGAACGGTTCTTAAAGTATGGGTAGTGCTATAGTTACCATGTGGAAGGCGCACATGATACGAAATTTAAGGTAGGTGATTTAGTTCGAGGTTTTTATGATTTCGAGATTACATATTGTTTTGACGAGAGTGACCCGATGCGTCTTTTTTATGGAGTAATTATGGCTCACGGTGAGTCTAATATATTTTTTCCTTATGGAAATTATTTTTATCAGGTTTTATGTACGGATGGAACAATTAGATTTTTTACTGAATGGGAACTCAAAAAAGTTTAAGAAAGTAGTTGACATTCATCAGCATATAGGTTATATTATATAGGAAGGGGAGTGTGGTGGAATTCGGCAGACACATCGGACTTAAAATCCGTGGCTTTTTTAAGCGTGAGGGTTCAAATCCCTCCATTCCCATTAATTCATCTTCATCAACAACCAAGGAGCAAGAAGATATGAGCACAATCAAACAAGTTAACAACGAGGTGAAGGAGCTACGGAAGACCGTTAGCACCATGAGTAGCCGCATCAATCAATTGGTCGACGAGATTCACATTTTGCGAAGTGAAGTAAACCGTTTCAAATCCGATGTGGCCGGCGACATCACCAGTCTTGAGAACATGCACAAAGGGCGTTAGTGATGGACGTTGCCCGAACCTTGCAGCATTTAGAGCTTGCAGAAGATACGATGGTGTCCCTGAGTTGTGAAGATCATGGAGAGGTTTTTCACTACATGGACGATTATCGGGAGGACGTGTTAGCCAACACAGACATTGTGAGACAAGTAGCCGAATTGCTGGCTAATTTTGGAGAGCAGGTTTATTCGTATGGATCCAGCCTTTTGGGTCAATTACGAGAGGGTGGATACTTGGAAGAGTACGAGCGCGATGAGACATTCGCTGACTATTTAGAAGAGATCCTAAATGAACATTATCACGAAATTGAGTGCTTTGAGTTTACAACTACCAAGTATGATCACAAACGCGGGAGATGCACTATAGAAGCATCGGTGGAGTTGCCCATTCACAGCTTGTTAGCCCAACCAAGAGCTTTTGACGGGTGGAAAGCTTCTGTCCGAACGCCACATGGAGTTTTGATGATCGGATAGGGCATTGCGGGTGTAGCTCAGTTGGTAGAGCATCACGTTGCCAACGTGAATGTCGTGGGTTCGAGTCCCATCACCCGCTCCATCATTATTCAATAGTACATTGGACAACCTGGCTTTTCTTTTTCTGTTTGCGATCGCCTAATAAGAAATTGATTGGTTGGGTTGATTCGTTTTGGAGTCCCTTATCGTGGCTTCCAATCTTGTCCGTATAATTGTGCATCATATGACCGGGGCATTTAATATGTTTATAGCCCAACGCATGACCTATTTCGTGTTCTAATATGTGAGGCTGAAGAAGATGATCTTTACGAACGGTAACCACCGATCCAATCACGCTGTCGCCCATCGTCTTGGTCATCGTTTCCCCAAAGGTTCGCGGATCATAAAAGGACTCTTCCTTGATCACGATGGAGAATATCATTTCATTCCCGAGGCACCACGGAGTAGTGTCTCCATACTTTACAACGCCAAATTCGTGTCCTAAGCCACGCCAGAAGTTTAGCGCTATCTCTACCCTCCGCCAATCTTTGACGCTCTTGGAGCAGATCCTCACGATTGGTGGAGCCTTCCAACTGGCTGTCTGCTTCGGTCGTGGGCACAACGCATCGGTCGGACCCGACTTTGGACAAGATAGCAATGAGAGTACGCATAATAAAAACCACATTCTATAACTAAGTATAAACTTTTTCAGAAAAATACTTGACAGGTAGATTGGGATGTGATATATTATATACAGGAGGTAAGTTATGGAAAAATATACAGCAGACGATAACAGATTAATGCAACTCAACACTGAGGACACCGCCGAACTTAATATATGTGCGGATATTTATAGTTATATGTGCGGTATTCAAGATGTGGATGTGGAATTAAATGAATTGGTGAGAATGGCCAGCCTGGGCGAACACCGGACACTGTTTAATGATTTGCACAAATGGTGTGATCAACATTCGACTTACACTAATCATACTATTTCAAGAATTGCTGAGTATATCCAAGGATGCTTCACCGAGAACGCTCCTGTAGATGGTGCCATCCTGGCAGCTTATAAAAACACCATTGAAAGAGATAGTGTGTTAGACGAGTTAGATGCCATAATTGTTCGGCTGCGCGAGGAAGTGAGGGTTTAATGACACAGAAAAAGAAAGACAACAAAGAAGGTGCGGGCGTTGGACTTAAAGATCGAGAAAAGAACAAGATCCAACGCCCCCGAAAGTTCAAGGTCGTGTTTATGAACGACGACTATACGCCCATGGACTTTGTGGCGGCGTTGTTGATGGAAGTCTTTCATAAGTCTGTGGATGATGCGAAGACCATCACCATGAACGTCCACGAACAGGGGAAGGGTATCGCTGGCGTGTACTCCCGCGAGATAGCGGAGACAAAGGCGATCAAAAGTGTAAAAATAGCCCGTAACCACGGGCATCCATTACTAATACAAGCAGAACCAGAATAGGAGTCGCCAGTGTCTCAACGAGATTTTCGTCTGTCGTTAGAAGAAATGTGCGAACAATTTCATCACCTGTCGCACACCCACACAGATGCTACACATAGAGTTTATTATCAGTTATATTATGAAATTGTTTGTGGGTACTTAGTAACCGATCGAGATTTGCGACCTTTGATTGCCAACATGGTAAAACAAATAGACGTGCGTGTACCATGGGCTCACGGCGCAGAACATGAAGTCCTTCATCATGTTAGAGAAGTGTTGTTATTAGTTATGGAAAAAGATCCCTTAACTAAGCAAATAGCTGTAAATTCGCCTATTTATTAGTAAATAAGGAAGTATTTTATGCCATTTTCACCAAACATTGATTGGCTCAAGGCGATGTTGAGTAGGTTTTTCCAAATTAACCAGTCTGGCAGTCCCACTACTCCCGCTCCTTGGACCCCATTAAAGTGGCGGTGGCGTAGCATAACTGGAGTGGTGTCGAGTGGACCAAAAAAGGGACAAACTGTCGCCTTAGTATCCGGTTCGGAAGTACCGGGATATGGCGGCCCCTATAACGAACTTACCGTGCGAAATAGCGTATTGAAGTGGGTGCCTCCCACTGACTATTCCTATAAATTTGGCGGTGGAAACCCATGGGACCCAGATAACACCGCTTATAAGATTACATCTAAGTATCAGCACTCCAATTTAACCATTGATCGTTACGGTCGCATCTATATGGGTACAAACCAAGCGCTAAGTGGCGGCTATCCCGCCGGGACTTCATGGCAGTGGGACCGCTTGTGGACTAACGCCCAACGTCATGCTCATGGGGATTATTTATCTCAATGGGTAAATATTGAAGGTGGTGATGTTTCGGTTACAGAAGACGAAAACGGCAGAGGGGGCATCATCCAGTGCGCTCGAAACCAGCAGTATATTTTCAAAGATTCGACAACGGGTGGACTCATACAGTTCAAAAAGGGTCGCGGTAATCATTTCGATAATCTTTCACACACCACGTTGCAGACCGGGGATTATGTAGGCTCTATCACATATGATGCCGCTTACACGCCGCAAGGTCGAAAGATGACACATACTAATAATAGTTGGACGGGATCTTACCGGCAGACTGATCGGGAGGTGGGGCGGTTCGATCTTCATATGCCTAATAAGTTCGGGGGAACAGTGGACTATTCCCATCTTTCCATGACGGAATACGAAAACTGGCAAGCTCCCAGCGAGTTTCTTTTTACGATTGCGAGTGCCTCAAATGTGGGATGGAATGGGGCGACGTATCCAGATGCGGGATGGGATGATGGGACATGGGATGAGAGAATGGCAGATGTGCCGGTTCTGTGGCTTAATCAAGATGGGGTTCAAATGTATACCCCCACACACCCTCCATCGGGAAGTACGCCGGGTGATCGTGTGATGGCTCAGACATCGAGCACTTTTTTCTTGGATGAAGTAGCCAACGAACTTAAAGTTGCAGTAAGAAAAAGCAACGGAGATTATTTAACCGGAACCGTGGCCTCATTGAGTCCATGGACATAAGCTGGGGGATTTTAATGCCAAAAAAAACACAAACAAATCGTCTTGTTAAGATTACCGGCAATATGTTGGGGTTTTATAATGGAACCAGTGGCGAAGCCAAACGTATTGAGGCAGAGAGTTTAATCTGCATTGACATATCTACAAACGACAATTACCCAAACGCACCCAGCTTGGTGATACACCCTAAGCATGGCAAGTGTTGGTATATTGATAGCGACTTTTGTCATTATGAATACCTGGATGATGATCATCAGCATGTTGGCGACAGTACAGATCGCACCAAGGAGTGCAATCATTCCGGTCGTTAGGGGTGGTAATATTCGAGTAGGCGACTTAGTAGTATTGTTGTCTCCATGGAAGGAAGAGATGGGGATCGCTAAAGTTGTAACGCATGTTTATGAGAATTTGGATATAAATGGAATGCGCCGGATTTACGTAGGCTTGGATGGCGAAAACAGATCGTGGGATGCCGAATATGTGCGTGTAATAAGTTCGGTTAAAAAAAATCAATAAATTTGTTGACATTTTTCATAGACATGTTATATTTATAGGTTCTATTCATACAAAAAGGAGCTAAAAATGGATAATATTATTAAAATTGTGGTTTTTTTAACCGCACTAAGTGGAGCATACTTTGCGGGCAACAAATCATCGCGACCCTTTGCTGTGGTTATTCCATTGGTCGATGACGTTGAAATTGAATCCGCAGAAAAATAAATTATTTTCTTGACAAAACTATACAAACGAGATACATTATATACAAACGCTATAGTTAGGGGAAGATATGGCATACAAACAAAATTGGAATCCCGAAGGGAAGGGAACTAAAAAAGAAGTAATGGCATCTTTATACAAGGATGCAGTAGAGTGGACGGATAATAATTTTATTGTAACTTTTGAAAGTGACGATGGTGGGGCGCATTTTGTTTTACATATTGAAAGAAATGCTGATGACTCGACCGGTCTGAAGGGTCGCCCTCCGTTTAATAAATACATGGGGTGGAGGGTTTTATTTTTGAATGTACCCGAAGGATATTTGGGAGCTTTTTATAATGAAGATGGTACCAAAAGAAAAATAAAGACACGCGACGAGTGGGATAGCGAAGGAGAACATGGAAAATGAGTAAACAAAAGAAATTAGTTTCTTTATTGGGTCCGAAGGATCATGATACGCCGCTGGAGCGGGTATTGAAACGTCCTCAAAGATTATTTATTTCATTGGTAGCGCATAAAGAAATAAACGACCCAAAAAAAAGAACAGTTCCGGTGGAAGAGACGCTGGAATACATAGCAGAAAACTTTGAACCTGGAGAATCATAAAATAATTTTATTCATTTATTGCTTGGAGTCTGTGGGGAAACGAACTGCTAACCTTAGTGCTCACCCCACAAATAACGAGGTTTCAACGCCACAGACGAAACCGGGACACGAAGTCCGAATTAAAGGGGTGGCTGGCGAGAGGTGACGCGGCAAGGACGGCGACCAGACTTTAAGTTAATGAATGTTTTTATGATTAAAAATAAATGAAAATTGGTGATTTAGTAAAATTAAATATAACTCAAGACAAAGTACCCGGCGCGTTGACGGCGGTTAAGTATGTTATGGCACTGGAAAAACAGTTTGGTGGCAATGTTGGGTTGGTTGTGGAAACACCGGGGGATTATGTTGTCGTGCGTTTTCCTACGGGCTTAAAGATGATAGAAAAAAAGTTTTTGGAGCAAATCAATGAATGTGGGTGACTTAATAAGAACCAAAGCATATAGCAATAATACAAAAAAATATAGTTATGGTGTTATTGTTTCAGTTCTTGCTCCCGCCTTCATATGTGTATTGATGTATGGAGGCATATATAAAGGAAGACATTTATATTTGCGCGGGCATGATTTGGTTGATACGGAGGTATTAGGATGAAGATAGGCGATCTGGTAATGCTGTCGGCTCACGGTCGCACCCTAACGATGATGCAGCATCGAAAAAATAAAGCCGGTATCATTGTTAGCAAAAAGGAGTGCGTTAAGGGTTATTCATATGCAGTTCGATGGTTTTCTGCTGAAAAACCTGATGATGGGTTTATATACCATAGACGGGACTTAAAATATGCCCGCAAAGGAGGGAGAAATGAAACGCGGCGATCTGGTTAAAGTGAGAGCGGAAAAAATTCCTTCTCGGTGTACTCGATTGGGTGTGGTGGTAAAGATGCGTATGCGTTCCCCGCGAAATCAAAATATCACTTTTCATGCGCTTGTTAAGTGGATGAATGGTAATATGTCTTATATGCCTCAATTAAAATTAGAGGTGATAAGTGGGTGAAGGTGGGCGATTTGGTTCGAGACTGCGACGGGATCTTAGGGATCGTCACAGATTTGGAAATGTATTTTGAGCTAATAGAGGACGACGATCAGGTGATTACTGTTCATCTTGTTACCGTTTACACTTTCGCGGAAAGAGAAGAATTGATTTTTTTTCATAATGAATTAGAGGTTCTACACCACGTTTGACATTCTCTTGACAGCCGATTCCTTGACACTCCCCTTTCGATGTGATACATTGTATATAGCGGGAGTTTTTTATGACATTACATGCTCGATTCGGTGAGATAAATATAGGGGGTTTGGTGTGGTACTGGTGCTTTCGAGATTCCAAACGCAAACCCGGCATCGTCTTAAACTATGAAGTGGGCGATCAGTCGGCTTACACATTTGTTTTGGTTCAGACTCATCCCCCCAATTATAGCCAATGGTTTAAGGCTCGTTCGTTGCTGCTTACTAAGGATCAGATTGATAAAGAGGCTGAAAGTGATGGTGCAAAGAACAATCGCCGCCGCATTGTGAGAGAGGGGGTTGTATGAGCCGTCACACGTTTAAGCCCGGCGATCTTATTCAATGGACCGATCACGCCGATGACCGCAAGTTCGTCGGTATCTATTTGCGTCCTAACCCGCAATCTCGCTACACTACATGGGCTGACATTATAGTCCTCTGCAATGGCGGTGAGGTTGAATGGGTTTCGTGGCAGTGCGAGCTTGTCAATGGTTCTTGACATTTTGTTGACAGTCTTTTTGTTGACAGTCTTGTACTGGCATGATACATTATATACATACCTCAGAGATAGGAGTTTTTTCATGGGTTATCGTTCAGAAGTTCTTTTAATCGTTGGCAAGGAAGCTATGCCGCTGTTTCTTACTACACTGGCGAGAGTACCAAAAGCCAGGGAATTGTGCTTCGTGCATCGTGATCATTTTGAAAAAGATTACGAAGAAGTGGGATCGATGCTGTTCAACTGGTCATGGTTAAAGTGGTACGATAGCTATGAGGATATTCGAGCTATCGAGGATTTTATGAGTCAGTGCGATGATGAAGACTTGGACGGACATTATCGCTTCGTTCGCATGGGGGAAGAAGCCCAGGACGTTGAAGAACGGGGTGATTTCGCATGGGGCGCAGCAGGTGTTCGCCGCGCCCTGGAGTGGTAGACATTTTAACTATAACAATAAAGAAGGCAGTTATGCACACACAAATTGAAGATATAAATAAGCAAATAAAAGAAATCAATACGATCATAGGCGATAGTCCTAAGCTCACAAAAGACGAATGGCACAAACTTCGCCTGCGGCATGGATGTGTTCGCGATCCTCATCCGTTAGAGGCGAAGTTGGATTTGTTGACAGAAAGGCGAAGAGAGTTAGGTATAAAAGTTGAAAATCAACGAATAATTGATGAAGAAGCGGCAAGAATAGAAGATGAAAACAGAACCAGAAGACAAGAGCATACTCAAAAAATGATCCATCGCCAGCGTATGAACGAGATTGAGGATCGAATTCCAACTTATATTGATGGAATTTACTGGCAAGAACACCCTGATCACATAGATGATTGGTATGATTTCGATGAGTATGATTGACATTTTCTTGACAATTTTTTCCTTGCTAAAATTTTTTTCTTATGCTATAATGTATATACAAATTAGGAGTACAAACAATGAATATATGGGTAGTATCATCATACTATGAGAGCGAATTATACGCTTCCACACACTTAACGAAAAAAGGCGCATACCTTCAAGCTGTTACAGAGTTATACGAATGTATGAACATAGACAACTTTGAGACAATGGAAGAGTTTTGGGAAGAATATGGCTTTGGAGAAGATGACGATAAGCCCGAGTGGTGTCCTTATGATCTTGAAATGCTGCGGGCATTGAGTAGCGAACAATTATGTGACCAATATGGAGAAATGTGTGAAATTTATTGGGAGATTTACGATTGGGGTGATCGAGTAGAGTTAGAAGTAATCCACACAAGGGTAGCAGCATGAAAATTTATGTAGTAGCAACATGTTATGAGAGCGACATTTGTGCCAGCACACACTTAACGCGAAAAGGTGCATACCTTAGAGCCGTTGAGTCCTTGTGGGAATTCATGGGCGCAGACGCATGTGAAGACATGGAAGACTTCTGGCGTAATCGAATGGGTTATGATGGTGAGGATGATGAGATTCCCAAGTGGGAATGGGACTACAAAATCCTCCGCACCCTAAGCGCAGACGCACTATCGGAACAATACGCTGAAATGTGTGAGTTCTATTGGGATGCCTACGCATACGAAAGCAGGGTAGACATAGAAGTATGTCATACAACGGTAGCAGCATGAAAGTCGGTAGCTTAGTACAATGGTCAGGTCATGGCACCTTTTCGCGCCTGGGAATCATTATTAAGATACAAGATCCAGACCATAATAATGGTGCGCACGTTCTTGTAGATTTCAATCCTCAGTGGGACGTTAGGCGATGGTTTTGCCCAAGAGAGTTGAGGATATTATGAAAGTAGGTGATCTAATAACCAGTAACACGCGGTATAAAGGTGAGGTGATGCTTGTGACAGATGTTCGCACTCTGAGCGATTTGTTCGGTGCTTTTCAACAAATTCGTGCCGTTAGCTTGCATACCGGCGTTAAAACTCGCTGGTGTAACTCAAAAACATGGAAGGTGGTCAGTGAAGGTCGGTGACTTGGTTAGGTCTTTGATAACAGACGAGGTTCATGGGATTATTGTGGAGGCTTATGACACTCCCAAGGGACAATGGAAGGTCTACTGGTGGGGGTTTGATGATGGGACTGCTGTGCAGTTGTGCCATGAGTCACACATGGAGGTGATAGGTGAAAGTGGGCGATCTGGTAAGAGTTAAAGATGGTGTACCTCACAAGGGAAACTATAAATTAGGGATCATCATGTCGATCTATGGAGAGGGGGCAAGTCATTGCTGGGTGCGTTGGAAAAGCTGGCCAGAAAACGATAAGTGGATGTGTATCCGTGATTTGGAGGTGATAAGTGAAGGTGGGTGATTTGGTAAAGATCCATGACATAGAAACCAGTGCCATCGGCATTGTAATAATGCCGTTGCCGATTTATTGGGAATCTTCTGTCCACGATCCATGGTGGCTTGTGGAGTTCTATACGTTGGGTTATGATCACGAATGTAAAGAGAGCGAATTGGTGGTGATAAGTGCAAGCAAGTGATTTGAAAGTAGGTGATTTAATCAAGTGTAAGAATCCTAACGAACGCTTTCATTCGGTTGGTATTGTTGTCAAAATAACGCGACCCACCAAAATACCCGCCGAAACCGCTACGTGGGCATGGATACAATGGCACGATGGACACCGAACATGGGAAGAAATGGAGTGCTCATTAGAGTATAACTTTGAGGTGATAAGATGAAAATAGGTGATTTAGTTACAGTCACAGGGGGCCTATCGGGAACCGTTCATAAAGAATCAATTGGTATGATTATGCGATGGGGGCAAGGGGCTAACAGTCATGGCGTGTGGGTCAAATGGATGAAGTTAGGCGACCTATCCACCGATCATGAACGATGGCACCCTACCGTATTCTTAGAAAAAGTTTGTTGACATTTTCTTGACACAAAAAAGTTGACAAACCCCACAGGATCGGATAAATTATATATAGAACCCAGGAGTAATAAGTGAATCGTTATATGTACCGACTTGGAGCCATCGTTAAATATGATACCGGCGAGTATGCCATGGTGATCGACGTTGATCATGAAATGGGACTCTACGCTATCCGCTTCCTTTCGGATGAAGAGGAAATGTGGGGCGTGGTCCATGGCGAGTTAGAGGTAGTAGCATGAAAGTCGGTGACTTGGTACGACATAGACATTTTGGATATATTGGAATTCTTTTGAAACGGATGAA